CAACATGGAATGGATCTGATGCTTATTATGTCGGATTCAAAAAAGAGTTGACGGAAGACGAATGATGTTATAATATGCCCCTGTAGACAACAAACTATAGGGGCTAAATCATGAAAATCAAAAATACTGCTACTGAAAATCTTTGCAACGAAATCGCGGTGACTTACTGGAAAGAAGGTCACGTAAAAGCAATGAAGGATTTTCAACAGTGGTGTGATACCCAGAAGTTAGCCAACTGGGAATACGCCGTAATCGTGGAAAGGATCAAAGAACTGATCCTTGAGAAGAAAGGCACTATAAAATGATTCAAATGAAATTAGATACCCAAGCGCTGAACAATCTGTTCCCAGGGGAGAAAGGCTGATGAACTTTGACCGCATCTATAACATGGATGTGGTTAACGGTAAAGGAATCCGTGTAGTGTTGTTTGTGACTGGATGCAATCATAAATGCGAAGGTTGCTACAACAAAATCACTTGGAATCCCCGCAACGGTACACCATACACCGAAGAGACTGAAAACGAGTTGATTAAACTTCTTTCAAATCCTCATGTGGACGGGTTGACGCTTACAGGCGGTGATCCGTTTTACCGTACCAATCATCCAGTATTGTTAAAACTGCTTGAGCGCGTCCGTGCGACGTTTCCTGATAAAGATGTGTGGGTTTGGACGGGTTACGCCCTCGAAGCCTTACAGAGCGATACAGAACGTTCTAAGCTGTTACCATTCATTGATGTTCTGATCGATGGACGATACGAAAAGGATCGACCGACTAAGAAACCGTTTCGCGGTTCGGATAATCAGCGAATGATTGAGTTCAAAAAGAATTCCATCGAAATTAAAAATATCGCTTGACCTGGTTGGTAGTTCTGTTAAGATATCCACGTAGCATAAATTTAACCCAATTGAGAGATAATATCATGATCCTGAATTTCAAAACCCGTAATGAAGCCCGTGCATATTGCTGGAAGTGGTCAATTCCGCTGAAAAATATCAACAAACAATCCGCTGGTTCACATCCGTGGACGGTGAGAACAAAAGAAACCCGCTTCGTAAGCGGTAAAGATTATAAACTGATTGATGTCGAAGGTTTCACCGATAACGACAAAAACGTTGCTAACCGCATCCAGGCACAACAGATCAACAAATTCATGAACGGTGTTGTAAGCATCACAATGCGTGATGGTGATCGTTACACCTTCAATGCTCCAGCAGGTGTCGCTATGAACACCCTTCGTGCATGGGAAGCGAAATACTTCACAGAAGTTGCTCCGGCTAAAGCCCCAGCGCCAAAACGCGCTAAAAAGCCAAAACCAGTAGGCAAACCGTCTGTTGCACCTGCACCAGCGAAACCGGATCTGGATTCTGAACTGGATGGTGGTGTTAACCTCGCTCCGGCAGTAACCGAACCGTCTGTTGCTAAACCTGCTGCACCACAGCCAGCGCTCGTAGAAGCGATGCCTGGTTGTTTTGTTGCCGACCGTCCGTATGTTCTGGTAGATGAACCAGGTTTCCTGCGCTCTCACACTGCGAACAAACGCATTGTGCAACACATCAAAAACAACAACGGTGTTCTGGTGTTTTCGAATGTTGACGGCGACGGCGACGGTGACGCGACAATCACGCAAGAACGTAGCCTCCCGTTTGTGATGCACCGTGAGCGTAAATTCTTCCGTGAACTGGGTACTGGTAATCCGGTAAACACTCCAGCAGTTCAGGCGGTTGATATTTCCAAACAGCAACACGATCAACTGGTCATCGCTGCTGCACAGGCAGTAGAAGACGCACTGGCAGAACACCAGAAAGCGATCGAAGTTGTAGCGCAGAAAGCTCGCGCAGTTCGCGAAGCCGCTGCAAAACTTGCACTACTGGCACGTAAGTAATATAATTCGGGGGTGCTTACGGGCATCCCCTTTTTTATTTGAGGTAATCATGGAATTATTCGCTGGAAAAACTTACGGTTTAACCGTATCCCCTGAAATCTTTGCAGAGAAAACCTGGAAAACAGGTATCGCAAACATCATTCGTGAAAAAGGTTACGTGACGATTGATCGCACCTCGATCGGTGAGTTCGAAGACCGCGCGTTTATCATGGACGGTGGTTACGAATATGAACTCCCTGCATCACTATGGAAATGGTTCAAGGAAGTAACGCAGGAAGATGGTGAATTCACCTCAGAAGAACCAGAAGAAGTTAATCTGGGTAAAGGTGTAGAGGCTGAAAACGTTATGCGTATTGCAACGCCCGAAGAGGTTTCCGCTGGTGTCACTGGTTCGGATCTGTGCCTGATGGATATCCCTAAATTCACGTATCGCCCTGTACAGGAAAATCCTTTGCGTGATCTCCGCATCGATCCATCATTCGGGGCTAACCTGGAAACGTTGAGCATCGCACCGATGCCGGTACGTAAATCTGATGCAATGCTTCGTTTCGCCTTGCAACATGTTTTCAGTGGTGGTAGCATCTATCAAATCAACATGGAATCTGAACTGAAAATGCAGGAAGACCAGATTGCAAACCTGTTCGATCTGCACACTCAGTTAACCGCTGTTGAGAATATCGAAAAACTGTTAGGCAAAGAGAAAAAGCGTATTTTGCAGGATCTCAAACCATACGGAAAGAAGAATGAAAGTCGAAATCTACGGCATTCCAGAAAGTCTTCATAACTGCTACGGGTGCATACAAGCACAAAAGCTGTTGACAGAAAAAGGGATAGAATATACATTTTATCCCGTTCTGAAAGAAGCAAAAAACGATCTGGGCTTTGAATACGATCGCCCACGTATCGAAGAGTTAGCAAAACGGGTAAGGCAACGTAGTTTAGCGTTTCAATACCCGCGTATTTTTGTCGATAACAAACTTATCGGCGGTTATCTGCAATTGAAACAACTTATTGGTGATTAAATGAGCCGTGAAATTTTACTCCCTGCTGCAAATGCTGTTCATGCTGAAACAATGGAATACATGGAGAAATTCGTTGAACGCGATAACACCGCGATCATCACTCCTACTCACCTGGACGCGCTCGAAGATCGTCTTCATAAGCAGATTAAAGATCAATTCCCTGAAAAGGTTAGCCGCAACTTCATTCGTCAGGAAATCGTTGCAATGATACTGAAACATTACGGCGTTGAAATCTTCGGTGTCGAACCACTGAAACCGAAGAAAGCACGTCAAATGCCTAAACAGATCACCGACGAAGCAATCAAGAAATACCAGAAGAAATACGCTAAGAATAAATGATCTTTAATACGATTGAATGCGTTCCGTCAAGTGGTAAAACAAAGGCGATTCTGAACCATATCAATCAAACGGGCGAAAAAGCAATCATCGCATCGATTTCCATGATGTTATCAAAACAGTCTTATGACTACTACATCAATCAGGTAAAAGGGAAACGAGCGGTGATTGTGGACACGGATCACCGAACCAAAAGAACCAACAATGACTCGCTGCGTGAGGTTGTCAAAGATTATGATGTGATCTTTATCACTCATGCAGCACTCAAAAACATTGATGACTTTGATTTGTATAAGGATTTTTCCCTGTACATTGACGAAGTTCCTGATTTGGTTGCGTTCGAAAGTCTGCGATTTAATAGCAATATCAAGCACATACGCGAGATTTGCTTGCCGTTTAGTTGCAATGCCGATGATATCGTTGATTTAAAACTTGACGAAGAAAAACGAGAACTGGTTACACGATTAGCCTATGATGGTCTTCGTAAACGTGATGATATCGCAATGAAGATGTTCCCGCTTTACCGTGCTCTGTTAGGGGCTATTCCGGTGAAGATGCAATGTAGCGATTCGGGATATGTCTGTTACTTCGTAGAGGATCATGACGTAAGCCAGTGGAAGTTCAAAAATGTAACCATTGCTTCATCCAACATCAAAGACACAATTACAGGGAAGATCCTGCAAACGTTTCATGATGTGGAGTTCAAAGATTCACCGCTTCAAAAGCTGGTTGACTTTAAGCAATACAAAAACACTGGGCGCATACATATACATGTGCTCGCAGAGGGGGATTATTCGCGTTATACGGGCGATCTCTCTCAATCTGGGACGACAGTATACACTCAGATTAAAAAACGCGTGGAGGCGCTTTTAGGGGGAGAACAGTTCATCTATTGCACCAACACATACAGATCGAAGTTTAGCGAGGGGCAGGAAATCCCGTATAACTCGCACGGATTGAACTTCTATTCAAGTTATACTAACGTGGTGGCATTATTCAGTTACAACCCGTTACCCTGGCTTCGTCAAATGTTGCGAGCGGTTGCGGTGTCCTCTGGACTTGAAGAGGAAGAATTAGTTGATGCTTATGTTGTCAGTAAATATTACGAACCAGCCTTTCAGTTATGTGCTCGTTCTGATATCCGACACAACAACAGCAAACGAAAGATTAATTTATTTGTGCCTGATATGCGGTTAGCGAAATACATGAAGGAAAAATATTTTCCTGATGCCATTATCGAAACCACAGAAGCAGTTCAAACGAAAAGGCAACGCAAATCATTTCAAACCCTTTTCCAAATGACGGACAAAGAGAAAAACGCTTTTACGCCATACAAGAAAAGAAACAAATTAGATTATGCGAATCCTCTTCATCACGCGATTGTTAAAGATTGGCTGAACAATTACCGTGAGAAAAAGGCGACTTGATGGTCGCCTTTTTTGTTTATAAATATCAGTATTGAATAAGATAAAGGAAAACGATAATGGTAGCTAAATCATTCCGCGCCACAAGTGGCCTTGATGCTGCTGGCGAAAAAGTTATCAACGTTGGTAAAGCATCCCGCTCTGTGTTGAGCGACGGCGTGAACGTTGACTTTTTTAACGAATTTAACACGATCCAACAATACGATTCTACCCGTGGCTATGCTGCGTTTATGGCTATCATGTACGCGCGTCGTATTTGGTACGCTCGCGCAGATATTCCATCACCAGCGGGTGCTTTCGATGAAACAAAATGGATCTCAACCCGTAACGATCCAAAATGGGTATATAACAACGTAACGAGCACTGACGGTCTCCCTGTTGAATCCGGTACGTACTTACTGGCTGATGGTCGTTTCTCTGAACTGACATATATTCTACCAGATTCCCCTGTTGAGGGTGATATTATCACCATTAAAGACGGTGGCGGTCTTGCAGGTCTCAACAACCTGTTGGTTCGTTCAAACACCCGACAGATCCGTTTGCGTGATATTCAGTCAAGCTCTTATCGACTGACTCACCCATACATGACCGTAGCGTTTATCTTTAACGGTAACTTATGGCGTGTTTCTGAAATGCGCGATAACCGCGATTCGCAGTTTGTGAACGCAACAGGTGCGGGTTCTTTCCAACTGCAAGCGGGTATGGTAACATTCCGTAACAGTGGAACGGGTAAAATTACGTTGCAGTTGCCTCGCTACGCAAACGATGGTGATTCAATCACAACCTACGATCTGGATCGTCTTGCTTCGGTGAACGTTGCGACTCTGCAAGTTTATCCTGGTAGCGGACACACGATCAGTTATGACGGTATCAATAACGTACCCTCTGTGACTTCACAGCGTTCCGGTTATGGTATTTTCATGTTCGATCAGGCTAATAACCGTTGGGTTGTTTATGACGGCGATCAGCGCGTTCGTCTGCGTCGTATCAGTGATGACCTGAACATGTTGCCGAACGATTACGTGTTCATTACTCCTGTTGCTGGTAGTCCTCCAACTGCGCGTAACGTTACGCTGACTCTTCCGCAAGATGTTGCCGAAGGTGATCGCGTGTATATCAGTATGTACATGATGGGGAAAACACAGAACTGTACGATCAAAGTTAAAGATGGTTCCGGTGAAAAAATCCGCACCAACAAAAATATGATGCAGTTCCCACAGCGTAAGGATTATCCACCTGATGACTGGTTCAGTGTTGACACTCTGACTTTCAACGCCGATACTGACTATCTTCCATATATAGAATTGTCGTATCTGAAAGCTACGAAAGAATGGGTAGTTGCACAATATCGCCCGATCATTGAACGTGTTGATCCAACAAACCGTTCTCGTCTGGGTGTGATCGCGCTGGCTACACAGGCAGAAGTAAACAAAAACTGGGAAGATTTGCCTTCTGATGAACTGGCAGTAACCCCGCGTACACTGGCGAATAAAACTGCTACGGAAACACGCCGTGGTATCGCTCGTCTGGCAACAACTGCGGAAGTTAACCAGAACACTACGGCTACTTTTTTGGATGACGTAATTGTTACGCCTAAAAAGTTTAACGAACGTACAGCAACAGAAGATCGCCGTGGTGTTCTGGAAATTGCAACTCAGGCAGAAACAAACGCTGGTACTGATGACACTACCGCAATCACGCCTAAGAAGCTCGACACGCGCCGCGCGACCGAAACCCTAGCAGGTATCGGGAAACTCGTTACAACGGGCGCTACGACAGCGGAGGGGGCTTTACGTGGGGATGCTGGTACTAACGTCTACAACTTCAATAACGGTGTTGACTTACTGACTCCGAAATCATTGAACGAGAAGACGGCGACCGAAAAGTCAAAAGGTCTGGTTGTTCTGGCGACCGAAAACGAAGTGGTAACTGGTGCTGCTGCTGGATCTGCTTCAATGCCGATCGTAGTAACTCCTGAAATGCTCCATCGTAAAACGTCTACTGAATCGCGTATCGGTTTGATTGAGATCGCAACTCAGGACGAAACGAACACAGGAACCGATGATCTCCGTGCGGTGACGCCTAAGAAGCTGAACGATCGCAAGGCTACTGAATCGCTTGATGGTATTATTGCCCTCGCTACCACTGCGGAAGTTGCAGCAGGTACGGCAACGAATAAGGCAGTTGTTCCGGTTAAGCTGAAAGAGTTCTTCAACGTTACGAGTCATGTTGCGGTTGCAACCACTGATGGTTTAACTCAGTCCGGTACTATCTGGACAACGGTTAACCTGGGGATTGCGTCTGCTACTGAAACACAGCGTGGTACTCTGCGCGTAGCGACTCAGGGCGAAACTGATGCGGGTACTCTGGATAACGTGGTCATCACGCCTAAGAAACTGCAAGCGAAGAAAGCGACGGATACCGCCGAAGGTATCATTCGTTGTGCAACCAACAGCGAAGCTGCTGCGGGTACTGCTACTAACCTGGCAATTACTCCGGCTACCATGCAGTTCTTGAACGGTACTGATCCGGCATGGGGTGCTACAACATTGCGCCGTGGTGCGGTGTTTATCACTACCAAATCGAACACGTTCATCGGTGATAATCTGGTTGGTTCTACTCAGCCTGTAGATAGCTATCTGGAAGATTTCTACGCTGTATCGCCTCGCGGTCTGAACTTTGCTCTGCAAAACTTCTTACCGTTGAACGCAACAGCACAGAATAGCCTGAAACTGGGCGGTGTGGTAGCTGCAAGCTGGATGCGTCGTGATGCAGATCAAACCGTAACGGGCAACAACACGTTCAACGGTACAAGCAACTTCGTTGGTAAAGTAACCACTAACGGGACTCTGACGGCTAACGCTGCGGTAACTGTTAACAACACCGTAACCACGAACAATAACATTAGCCAGTCTGCGAAAGCAAACACGGTTTATGCTAATACTGTTTTGAGTACAGCAACCGCTGGAACTAAAAACTTGCTTCGTACTTTCCGTGGCGGTGTGACGGATACTACATGGCATGAAACTGTTCAGGGAACTACGTATCGCTTGGCAACTGGCACAACCGACACGACCGACGTTCTGACTGTTGGTGATGTATCTAACGGTACAATGGCGTACTCCGGTACTACTCTGCGCCTGAATGGTAAAGCACTGGCTAACACGAACGCAACAGGTGATGTGACTATTGCAAGTGATGCAAGTCCTACGGTACAATTACGAACCGATGCAACTAACGGTTGGAACGGCGTAACAATCAGTAATGATAACGGCGTGACTACTGCAACCGTAATCAACACCAGAAACTTTACCCAGCATCTTGACAGTACCTATGTCAATACAGCGGGTGATACTATGACTGGTGCGCTGTCAGTTAGCGTAAACGGCACGGGTGGACGCTTTACCAGTGTGAGCGGTACGGCACATGTTCAGGCGGGTGATTTCTCTGGTAACGTCCAGAAGATGCGCTTAACTGGCATTGACGATAAGGTATTGACTGAATTCAATATCAATATCACCGATTACAACAAAGCGATGATCAACGGAAACCTGATCTATCATGCAGGTCGTAAACCAACTCCGGCAGAAATTGGGGCGGTTGCGGTTGCGGGTTCAACTGTAGATACTCTGGTTGTTCGTGATTACATCAAAATCGGAAACGTAAAAATCTTCGCAAATCCAACAACTAAGACTTGTGAATTTGTGTGGGAGGAATAATTTAAATGGCGAATAACGAATTTATGGCGTTATTCGGCCCTGATAGTTTCACGGCGAATGTGTTTTCAGAAGCAAACGCCGTGAAATATCGCCTTGTTGTCCGTGGAACGAATAACGATTCTGCGGTCAACTCGGTTGAGGTATCTATTAACGGGGCTGATATTATAAACAGACGAACACAAGCTGCTCGCGGAATTAACCTGGCTGTCATTGATGGAACAACTTTAGCATTATTGGATTACAAGGCATTCGATATGTATGGTGATCCTGCTACGAACGGGAATGCGATTAAAGACTACCTGAATTCACTTCCAGCGAACAGAATTGTGTGTTTTTATACTTTCGATGCTATCAAAAGTGATGACAACTTTTTAGCAACAATGAGGAAAATAGGTTCTGTTGCGTGGCCTGAAACTCGGTTCTTTAATATCCCGATCACCACAACCAATTATTCTCACCGTTCATCCTATTCAGCTATCTATTCATCTACGATGAAAAAGATTTGCATGGAAAACTTTGTCGGTGGTGCTGGTAGCTTGAAAGATAACACAACGAGTTTTGTTGAAGTTGTTTTTGATGAATTCAGTGATATCGGGGTAACGGGTATTCCAGAAAGAATGGTTGATGATGTCCAGACATACCAGAACAGCGGGGATCTGTACGGCTTTCATCTTTACGGGTTGTGGGGTATCGGTAGCGATGTTTACCAGGGAGACATCTTCAAGTTTACTGGGGAACTGTATTGCTCACAAGAACTTCGCGATGCTGGCGGTGAAGTGCATCTGTATATGTGGACTGAAAACAGTATTGGACAATGGACAAGTTCATCTATTCTTAGAACAACTGGACTCGCCCCCGATCAGTGGCATTCTCTATCAGGATATTTCACTATCCCAAATGATGCAGTAAACGTTCGTATGGGTTCGCAGGTATATCATTATCCGTCAACCGTTAAAGTCGGGCTGGCACAATGTCGCAACGTACAGATCACGAAAGTACCGCGCGAAGAAATAAACCGTAATGGTGCTGCTGTTGGTGTGAACGGTGTTCGAATGCAGACACTTTCCGAAGTGGACGCAAGCGGAAATGAGAACCCGATTGATAAATTGCTTTCTCTACCCGTTTCGCCTACTGGTGTTGCAAGTGATAAGAAAATCATTTCGCATAACTTTGCTGAACTTGATTATATTGTTTCTGATCCGGTTGAATATACTTCGACAAACACAGCGGAGTACCAGTTCAAAGAATGGACTGCTACACGGCAAGCGGAGGTAACGAAAGCATCACTAAGCAGTTATGGATTAAAAGCGGGTGATACGATCCGTATGCAATGCCAAATGAAACGCGATGCAAACGCAATCGCCAACAATAAAGGCGCATATATCGTAATGCAGTTCTGGGACGCGAATAATACGTATATCACAGGGATCAACATGCTTGATGTTGGCACGATCCCGAACGTATATTCATTCTACAAAAACGAAGGGGTTATTCCTGCTGGTGCTGTTACGTTTGATTTCGGTTTATATCGTTATCCAAGCAACACAAACATCGGCACTGTATCCGCTAAAGATGTTAAACTGTCAATCGTGAGATAAAGGGGCGAAAGCCCCTTTTTCATAAATACAGTCATTACAGGAGAAATTTTTATGGCTGATTTGAAATTAGGCACAACGCTGGGTGGTGCGGGTATCTGGAGTGCGTCAAACCTCCCTCTGTTGCCCTCTGGCGACAGATTGACGTATAAAGGGTGGAGAGTATACACCGAAAACGATCGTCCAACAGCGGAGGATATAAACGCCCTCTCGACGATCAACGGCGGTACTGTTGCGAAGAACACCACGTTCAACCAAAGCGTGACCGTAGGTATTAACTTAACAGCGAACACGCTGTATTCAAAAAGTTATGTCGATATCACCACGGGCGGGGCTGCTCCGGGTATATTGTTTAAACGTTCTGATGTGACGGGAACACCTTCAACCGAACAGGGCATTATGCAAATCACTGGGGTTAATGCTTCCGGCGTTGCGCTGGCAACTCTGAACATCAACGCCCGTGCTGATGGTGGCAACAGGATCTATCTGAACGCATACAAAAACGGCGTATCAAATACTTCCTTTGTTGTTGATTCTGCGAATCAACAGGTATCCGTTGAGCAAGGTTCTTTCCGTGTAGCAGGATCATCGACCTTCGCTGCGGTGAGTGCAACCACGTTAAACGTAAGCGGGGCAATTACTGCTAATACGGTAACTCCTACTGATTGGACAAACCACGATAACCGTTATATCACGGGTATTCCTCGCAGTATGCAGGGAAACAGTTTTGGTGCTGCTGTTGTAACCGAAAAGAACGATGTTCTGACAGTGAGCGGCAACGTAACAGACGGCCCATACGGTAATACCACGTATTCCGGTCAACTTGCAACATATCGACGTACCATGAATAGTGGTGTATCGTTGGTTCAGACGTATTATGATGCGAATTCGTCATGGATTCGAAGCGGTGCGGGTTCACCAGGTGCGTGGTCGTTCAGTGCTGGTGATGCTAACGGTTGGCGACGGATTTACGACACTTCTACTCCACCAACTCCGGCAGAAGTAGGGGCGGTGAATAAAGCTGGCGATTTGATGACTGGTCAACTTGCAACCACAGCAGATATTACTTTAAGGAATCCAACAAACCGACATATTATATTTGAATATGCGAAAAATGATGGTACTTTTGCTGTAGATGGATATATCTATAAAGATGGTGTAGATAACAGTAGCCGTCGTCAGGGTATTCGTATCAACTGTGGTACGCCAAACAAAGCGAGTGGAAACACTTCACACTCTGGTGATTTCATATTCAGTGAAAATGGTAACTTTGTGCTTCCTGGTGGTGGTATGATCGATCAGGACTGGTTGAACCAGAACGTATATTGCATGTCGGCATTGAGCCACACCGCAACAGGTTCGAAGAATTATCTTCGTCGTTTCCGTGGTGGTAATGGAGACCAGATCTGGCATGAAACTGTTCAGGGCGGCACGTATCGTTTAGCAACAGGTGATACAGACTCTGCAAATTTACTTACTATTGAAAGTTCTGGCAACATGTTTCTTAACGGTTCTCAAGGTGGTTCATCAAACCTATTCCTTGATGCTGACGGTAACAGTGTAGTTTGGTATCGTATGCTTAATGGCGCGGAAAAGGCAGTAACCTTTGCAAGTAATGACGGTGTATACCATATTAGAACAAATAACGTCAGATCGAATACTTGGGATTTTAGAGCGGGTATGATTCTGAACCAGGGCATTTGTTCTGGTTCAGAATATGCATTGATTCGTGGTACTCCTGATGGTGGTGGATGGGATCAGTGGCGTGAACGTTCCTCTGGTTTACAGATCGATATGCCTAACGGTTCTACCTCAGCATATAACATCTGGAAAGCTAGCGTATGGGGAGTAACTCATGTTGCTGCTATGGATGTGCATATTCCAAATAATGATTCCGCACAAGTTCGCGTCCGATTGATTCACAACAGCGGTGCATTTCATCACTTTGATGGTAGCGGTCAATTTACTGCATCTGGTAATGGCAACTTTAACGATGTTTATATTCGTTCTGATGAAAGACTGAAAAGTAATCTCAGTAAGATCGAATCTGCATTGGATAAAGTCGATTTGTTGGAAGGTGTTATTTACGATAAAGCTGAACATATCGGTGGTGAACCTACTACCCGTGAAGCTGGTTTGGTTGCACAACAACTGCAAAAAGTATTACCGGAAGCAGTTACCATAGGCGAAGATACAAAAGGAAATGAAATTCTGGGAGTTTCATCTTCTGCTGTTGTTGCTTTGCTTGTCAACGCAATTAAAGAACTCCGCGAGGAAATCAGGGAACTTAAATCCCGCTAATTAAAAGCCCTTCGGGGCTTTTTCTTTTTATAAATATCATAAAAGCATTTGAGGATCTAATAATGGCAGATTTAAAAGCGGGTACTACCGTTGGCGGTAATACTATCTGGAGTCAGGCTAACTTGCCTTTGCTCCCTTCTGGAAACACAATCACATACAAAGGCTATAAAGTATACACCGAAAACGATAAACCAACAAAGGCAGAAATCGGATTAGGTAACGTAACAAACGATGCACAGGTGAAGAAAGCTGGCGACGAAATGACGGGTAATCTGACATTAAAGAATAACACTCAGCTAACGGTTCCTCGTCGTATTAACCTTGTTGCTGACACTGCGGGGAATGCTCCTTATCTGTTAACTACTCGTTCAGATAACAACGCGGTTACAGATCCGTTCCCGTCACAGCATACGCGCACGTTTACTTTGTTTGTCAACACAAAATCGAATACTTCCGATCCTGCTGGCGGTGCTAACCTTGCTGCTCTATTATCGCATCAATCAACTACTGGGGCGGGTTCTATCGAACTGCAAGCATATGATGCACCAAACAAGACAACAGGCGCTACGGGCATTCTACGCGCTCAGATTGGGCTTAATGGCTGGGATGGTTCTATTAACTTGTCGGGTACTTCGTTAAACGTTGGTATGAGTACAACGGTCAGTGGTAACTTAACAGGAACCCAACTGATCACAAAAGGCGACGGAAACCGAAACCTGTTTTTCCAGGATTCTACGGGTAACGAACTTGGTTTGATTTATGCAGATACAGGGAAGAACGTGTATGTTCGATCTGGTGGCGGTTCGTATGTAAGTCGTTTTGCTTCTGATGGAACTTTGCTTCTCGCAAACCATCTAACCGTTCCTGGTCTTTCAACATTCTCAGGACAGGCTGTATTTAATGGTCGAATGAGTGTCGGAACTGATTACGCTACACAAGGGGCATACTCAGCATTGCTTCGAGTAGATACAAGCGGTGATGGAAACGGGGTTGGTGATGGTGTTACCCACTTAGGCTATAAAGACGGTGTAGGAAAATACCATCATTATTTTCGTGGTACTGGTATAACCAATATCAATACTAAAGGTGGGTTGGTGGTAAACGTCCAATCGTTTTATAACGATGTTCCGGCAGGAACACCATCACAGGTTTTCTTGTCTAACGCTGCTAATGGTACGAAAAACTATATCCGTCAGTTCCGTGGTGGCACTGGTGACGTAATCTGGCATGAAACTGTTCAGGGAAACACATACCGTATTGCGACGGGTAGCACTGATGAGCAAGAAGAACTGTCAATTTCATCCACTGGATATCTTCGCGCCCGTGCGGAGGTTCAAAGTACATTTACTGGTGGCGGTGGTCAATTCCGCGCGGTTGCTGGAAACTATGGGTTCTTTATCCGAAATGATGGCGCGAACACATATTTCCTGTTGACTAATTCGGGAGATCCGTATGGTGGTTGGAATGGGCATCGACCTTTCACGATCGACAACAGTAACGGACAGTTAACGGTCGGCTCTCAAGGTCTTGTTGTTCCTGGTTCTGCAACGTTCAACAGTGGTCTTGGTTGTGGTACTCCAAACGGTTTGGGCGCGAACGCTATCTGTCTGGGTGATAACGATACCGGATTCCGCCAGGAAGGTGACGGTGTTTTGGATGCTTACGCAAACAATCAGCGTATCATGCGTTGGACATCAATTAATACTTCATCATATAAAAGAACATATGTCGAAGGGGTTGAAGGGCCAGCAATGGTATTAAATGGCCCTGCGGTTAACTCGTCATGTTACCTACTTATTCAAAAAGCAGGTAATAACGGTATGTATATCGGATTTGGTAGCAACGATGAAGTTGTAACATTCCATAACTATCGTTTAGGCACATCACTGATGCTTACCGATGCTAACGTGTATACTAACCGTGGTGTATATGCAGAAGGGAACGGTAACTTTAACGATGTTTATATTCGTTCGGATATTCGACTGAAATCTAATCTTGTTGAATTGAAAGATTCATTAAGAAAAGTCGAACAGCTTAAAGGTTATATCTACGATAAACAATCTAAGGATGCAGACGATATCGTATATCATCGTGAATCCGGTCTTGTTGCTCAGGATGTCGAAAAGGTATTACCGGAAGCAGTACGCGAAGACCGCGATACTGGTATGTTGACGATCTCCCCGTCTGCAATTAACGCGCTTCTGGTGAACGCAATCAATGAAATCCGCGAACGTCTGGAAGTAATCGAAAACAAATTAGGGGCTTAATTGCCCCTCTTTCATGAGGTATTTTATGGCTATTGTAGGAGTTCCTGGGTGGATCGGATCGTCTGCGGTCGGCGAAACAGGACAACGATGGATGTCTGCTGCTGGTAATGCCGTTCGAATCGGTTTACCCTTCTGGATGTCACAAATGGCGAATCAGTCCGTTTATAACATCAACTTTACAGTGTATGAGCGTTACTATAACAACGCCCGTTATCGTGGTCAGTGGGGGGTTGGTTGGTACTCGCCATATTCAAAACCTTCTGGTTATCCTGCGGTCGGTGGTAGTTTTAATGGTAATGCGTTCGGTACTGTAGTTGCTGCACAATCAAGCCCTGATATCAGTGTAATCACTATTCAAAACGGTCCTGCTGTTAACTTACGGCTTACTATGGATGACGGCGGTGTATTCGATTTTGACAACAACGGACGTATACATGATGGATATCGTCAATATCAGGTTGTTTCTTCTCAGGCGACCAGATGGTATGACTATCTAAACGCCCGTGTAGGTCAAAACCGTTCTGGTTTGGTTACTCAACGTTAAGTAAATTCCTAAATATGTTCGGGGTCGGCATCCCCCGAACTTGAGGTTTAAACATGGCACTATTACAAGATAAATTGGCGGTGCTTGAACGGGTAATATCGTTCATCATGGCGGTCAAAACATGGAAACAGTTATTCATTAAATTGGTTCTTATCGTCACTATTTTCATTATGTTCGTAACATGGTATAAGTGGGATGACTTATTTTCAGTCTGGAAAACATCTTCAAGCGTTATAGACGTGCCGACGATGGAGATTGAAAAGGCAAAAAAGTTTGAATCCGCATCCATCGAACAGTTAAACATAGTGCATTTAACTACGGGTGCGGATTTTTCGGCAATCTTTGGGTTCAGACCTAAGAATGTCAATTATTTTGTTGATATAATTGCGTATGAAGGGAAGTTACCGCAACAGATTAACCCGAAAAATCTGGGTGGCTATCCTATAGACAAGACATCGGAAGAGTATAATAGACATATAAACGGGCTGTACTATATCTCAGATATTGCAAGCCCGTATCTTCCAACAAAAGACCTTGTTCCGGTAGCATATACCTTTAGTTGTCCTTATTTCAATCTCGAAAACTACTATTCTGGATCGATTCTAATGGAATGGTATATACAGAAGCCCGAAGTCACCGATACGAAGTTGATGACCGTGTGCAATCAGGCCGCAAGAATTTTAGGCAGGATTCGATGATAATTTCAGTTTCAAACTACTCAAAGCCCGATTGATGAAATCTTTTACTTTCGTCATCGGGTTTTTATCGTATATGTCCCATACGCGCATGAGTTCGTAAGGTGTCGGAACATATTCATCGTTCCAGTATCCAACATTACCTATCGTAATGCGCCGGAAACCAGCCTCTACGCTGTGATATACAAAGAACCCAGCCTTACCCACAGGGGCAACCTTAAACCCGCGTGTAGCGGCTTTCATGGCTTCGTCGTGTGTCATGATAGAATCACTTCCCCTCTGTATTGATTGTGATAGATGTACGGACGAACCCTCAGCGGGTGATCTTCAATAACGAAAACCAGGTCAAGCCCGTCATGATGATCTTCTTCTGCAACTATATCCCAGTCTGTCGCTTTCTGTTCTTCAATACTGGCAATGAATACCTGGTTGATTTCAACCTTACGGTGAGAACGGCGAATGATCGTATCACCTTCACGGAACACGATCATATCTGGGTTAATTGGGCGGTACGCGGTTTTACCCGCGCACACTTCGTTTAACATTTCTTCATACGTCATTCTAATACCTTTACTCGCTGAACGATTGTTTGTTTAACTTCTTTGTATTCGTTGTGAAGTTTAGGTGTCGCTTTGAAACGAATCACATCACCCTCTTCAACAATTTTGTTTCCGTAGTAGATAACCACGTTACCATCTACGTTGATTTTGGTCATGAAACGTTCCACTTCGGTGTAATAAGAAACTTGGGTATATCCGAGAGAAATCACTTTCTCAACAACCCCGCTCATTTCCATACGCTTGCCGATTTCCCCGATGTGCTGCGCTGCTGCGATCTTCGCCTGGCGCTCTGCTTCCCATTCTGCGCGGATTTCTTCACGTTTAGCGATATAATCCTTATCCAGTGCTACACCCATGCAGTAAGAGCAAATAGCCTGAAATACTGGGCTATCGTTGCCGTTTTCTTTGCACTGGTCAGCCCACCACAGAATCGTATACATCGGCATATCAGCAATCACTTCACCTTTACGTTTACCGATTGGCATGATGCCCTGTTCCAGCAGTTCCAGGTTTTCGGTATCCTGTACGGACAGTTTACCGCGACGTTCAAACAGATCGAAATCTGCGAAGCCCTGGAACACCATCTGGAAAGTATCGGTTTGGTTCAGACGATCCACCATGCGATCGAAGTATTCACGCGCTTTCGCTTCCGCTTTATCTGGGTCAGTAGACAGGTTGCAGATATAGTTATCAGAAGTAAATTCACCTCCACGACGCTCTACACGCAGGGTGTACATAGCATTTTTAGCGCCAGAAGAAATGAAATATGTCGCGGTAACTTTAGTCAGGTTAGTCATGGTGAATCTCCTTAGTGGTTTCGTTTCGACAAAGCCAATATAACAAAAGCCCTCAACCGAAGTCAAGGGCTTTTTTATCATGCGTTCGAATCTTTCATAACTTTATGAAGATGGATATCAAAAATTTTCCAGTATGCTTTTCCGCGAGGATAAATTTTTGCTTTATCAATGTCTTCGTTGCTTCCCCATGTATTGTTTGGGTTACGACAACGATTTTTTGTATAATCCATGTGCCAGAATAAGCGCTGCACCGATGAATCTGTGCCTAATGGATCTTCTTTGCTGAACAGAATTTGTGAACTCATAAGAAGAAACCTGTTCGAACTACTAAATCGATCTGTTTTTCCGGTATCAGTGGCGCTTTATCGTCAACGTTGCACTGATAATACATTCCGACATACTCATGAGGAACGTTGGATTCGCTCGCCCATTTCAGGTTGTCATCTGTACGCGGCCCTAACATGAGGTTAACGATATTGACAGCGTGATCCTGTTCTGGGGTATTGTTGCATCCGTTCACATAATGTCCGTGAGCGGTTTTGAGGATTTCAATGATATCTTCGTCGGCTTCAACGAGATACAGCCCAGTGTTTTCTGGGATTTCCTCAAGAATAATCAAAGCGGTTTTCATCACACTTACCTTTATGTTTCTGCTTACGTTTTGCTTCTTTAAGTGCTCGCTTGCGATCGCGGTGAGTAGAAGCGCGGTTGAAATCATGTTTCGCTACCAGGTTGTTCATCGAGGATATAATGGCACATGATGTTGAATACTGACTTCGCCATACAGTTTTACGATAGTTAAGCTATCAGATCCTTTAACAATTCTGTATTTTTCTGGAACAACGCGGTCGATTTCTTTTTTGACAAAGTTAAGCAATCCGAAGTCATCTATATCTTTTGGCGCTTTGGAAATAGAAGACAGTGATACTCGTTGACGCGAATCATAGTACGAAGAAATTACAAACATATATTATTTTCCTTATTGGGGCTTTTCAGCCCCATTTTAGAGAATTAATCCAGCAGTTTGCGGATTTTATCCGCGATACGTCCGGCGCGTGTTGCGCTTGCGGTATGATCACTTTCTTTGGTAGCCAGTTCAGCCAGCTTGCGCTGATGTTCTTCTTCCGCTGCTTTGCGGTCTGCTGCTACCTGTGCGACCTGTTCGTTATCGTGAGCAATACGCGCTTCCAGTTCGGTCAGGGTTTTGTCAAAAGTTGCTACGATTTCATCTACAGAACGGATTTTGGAAAACAGTTTCATATTCATTATCTCAATTAGTATGGTTGGAATTCAAAGTCAAACAGATCATTTAGTGCGCGGTTGTATTCAGTATAGTTCTCACCATCCCCGAACCGCATCTGAATCGCGCTTTCCGCTATTGTACCAGTAAGATTTGAGAAACCAAAGAGGTTTTTAATCTTATCGTGTGCAACGAAGTACAGAGAAGCACTATCCAACAAGGCCACCATCGCTGATGGTTCGTGTTCGCGGCGTTTGATACGTAACAGAGTACGGTTTGCGCCAGTCTTACGGCGTTGATTTGGGGCTACGTAGAATCGGAATACTACCTTACCCGTTTTATCATCAACTACCAGGTAGAAGCCGTGTTCTTTCAGGTCAACCCCTTCGAACTTGGTGAAGTCACCGCGCTTCATGTCACCTATCTTAACAGCGTATTTGTGGATGTCAAGTCTTGTCAGAATTCTTTTCATTTTTCTTTACCAGTTTATTTCCGAATTTGGTGTTTACACCAGTTTTCATATTCATAGTCAGTGCCAGTAAGAAGATAGGGCATGACAAAATCAAGATCGTTGATCCGAACAGCAAACGAACTAAGCGAATCAATAACGTCCCGAACCATTTCATTGGTATCTCTACCCACTTCTGAACCGTTGCGAGTACCAGCATAACATAACCCAGATTAAATGCAAGGGCTGTTGCGATAATACCGTAAGGTTTTTTGAAATATGTCTGTTCGCCGTCTTCTGTACGTCCAGCGGTAACGTTGCCTCCGTTCCAGATTTCTTTAGCGGTTTTGATGGCTGTTTCTGCCCCGCTCAAGTTCTGCCAGTAGTCAGGAATGCTCTGTAGGAATTTCATAATCGAATCCTCCGCGCCTGAATCGCTCCAGGCGCTGTTTTGGGGTTAGTAGTGACTGAATCCCACAGTTACATCACGCATCACCTGATAACGACATACGCGCATCTTAGCGTTGTCGTAATCTGTTGGGATTGCTACAACATCGCGAGGATTAACCTTAACCTGAATGACTCGCCCACGTCCTCCGCCATAGTGAGGCAGGTACGATTTTGCGGCAACATGCAAACCACATGAACAGGTTCGGTTTTTATTCTCGTCTACCTGGTTACGTGGCATTTCAACCACAACACCAGGGGAGTTATCGAACTTACCGGAAGCCAGATCGCGGAAGTCTTCACGAACACGTTTCCACGCGTAGAAATCTCCATCATCTGCCAGTTCGATATCGTTATGCACCATGAACCCGTAAAGCTGATACACAGCATCGCGTGAAGGGTTTTCCATCAACTTCTCGAAGAAGTTCACCAGGTGCTCGTAAGGGCGATCGTTGTACATTTCACGAACGATACGTTGCGTGATACCGCTGTCAAACACGATATCTTTGTACAGGACTTTATGCCCGATGATTTTAATGTTGCCTTTGCTGTAAATCTTCAACGCTTGCGTTGTGTCCAACAGGGTAGCAACTCCCTCAATGTCACCCTTAACCATTAAAGCATGTGCTTTTTCGAAGTTAGGGTGTGACGAATCCGCTGTGATGATCTTGCCGTCCAGTACCAGAGTAATGAACGATTCAGAACCAATCATTTTAGATTTGACATCTGTTTGCGGAAGTGGTTTCGATGCTTCCGTATTATACTTAGAATGCTGTTCGGTAATAACGCGCCCGATGGTTCGGACGCTTACACCAAATTGTTTAGCCAGTGCGGTTTTGTTTGCGCTGGTCAGAAAGCCCTCATAAACTGCTTTCTTTTGTACATCATCAAGGATCTTAACGTTTCTCATTATTTCCACCGTATAAGGTTGACCAAATCCATCACAATTTTATCATCATTAAACATACTGCGGAATGTAGAATAAGATGAATGTAACAACATGTAATGAATTGATGGGTTGCGTTCTGCAAATAAATCGTAAGCAGTATCAACGCGTTCTTTCATATCTTTCCGCATTTTGTAATACTTCGTTGACATTTCACGAAGTAACGGGTTACGCACCACAGTTTTTGATTTGTTTTTGCCCTCGATAACATCATAGGTAAACTTACCATCAAGATAATCGAGCAACAAATACAATTCTGGATTATAGCGGTTTTTAACCATGCGATCAAGGGTTACATCCATAGAATCGCGTAAGGTTCGGATCTCGCTTCCGTGGTTTGATGAAATCCATGCAGGGAACCAGTTAGGTTTCATCTTCTTCGCTGCGTCTGCAAAACGTTTTACAAGATAGTCATCAAGACATTTCATGTTGCTATCTGGAATGCGACTCCACAGAGAGTTTCGCAGAACCATCACTTCGTTCAGCCCTGTAACCGTTAACATGGTCATCATACTGCTGGCGATGCTACCCAACGAATAATTTGGTGTTTCTCCGTCCAGTCGGCTATATTCATCAAGCCCGTACAGGCGCATAGCGTACATTTCGCCCAGATTCATGAACTGTGCTTTAGTCAGGTACAGATCATTTTTCTGTAAGTTGCCCTGATCATCCAGGAAGTAATGATATGCTGTAGGCGTTTTCGGACGCGGTTCTGAATCACCAGAAGATGATTCACGCGTTGCTTTCCAGCGCTTGCGATCTTCGGTATACGTTTCGAATTCTTTGGTCATTTCACTGGTTTTCAGTGTAACGATCTCAGATTCATCGAAATACCCAGTTCTGATCAAGTCCTGAACTGGTTCACTATTAATCTCTTTGGTTACGAAACTGATACGATCCGAACCATTCAACATGCAGTAACCGATCAGATATGGGCGGAGTGAACGCGCTTCATTATCGTTTTCAACAATGAACAGTTTCTTCTGTCGCCACGGTTGAATCATGCGCATAACGTCCTGGCGTTTGGTAGTTTCTGCTTTGTATGTCTCGTGACGGCGACCAGAACCCACACGTTCAAATACGCAATCTTTCCCGTCATATGGGTTAGCCCAGAAACCACAGATATATTTTCCGGTTGCAGTTTCACTACTTTTAAGATGCGTCAGAATTTCAGCCAACGATTCTTTACCCACACGGAAACGATTATCACGGGTTACGAACCCCTGCAACAAACCAGGCAGATTATTAAACCATACGAGTTTATCGCGGGTTGTTTTCTGCTTGCCGAACTCCGCAACTAACTCTTCGTCATAGCGTTTGTTGATCTTTTCCAGTCGATCCAGGATTACTTTTTTGGTGACTTTATCAAGGCTCAACTCTTCACGCGACGGCATGAAGTCCAGCGATCCCAGAGGGAAATCCAGAATATACGCATAGCTGCTGTTACGGTAGCAGTAGAACAGCGAGTTTTCGAACATGTCCATGTCGATTGGATAGCAAATGTTACCCATACGCGCGTATACGCCTGAATAGTTGATAGACTTATAACGGACGATCCCGCGATCGTCTGCTTCTTTTGGTTGCCAGTTTACATCAACCTGAACACCGATAAAGCGAGGACGGATGCCCGTAAACGGTTCGTAAACACGCGCCGCTTCACGTTCCCATTCTGCAATATCTTCGACTTTAACCGGAACGGTGATTTGAACTCCGTTAGGTTCGTCTGTTTCGATTTCGTAGATTTGGTCAACGAAAGGTTCACCGTTATCCAGGTAAGCCGTGTATGCGCGTTTAATGCCGTCCTGGATGGATTCGATAGTGAATGTTTCGGTGTAGCAGAACGGGGATTTGCTACCCAGTCCCAGCGCCCCGATCAGTTCGTCGGTGTCGGTTTTGGTGGATTCGAAATAGGTTGTAAACACCTCTTTAACCATCCAGTCACTTAACCCTGTGCCGTAATCACGGACGATGAAACGCGGGTCGAGAACAGTTGGCAACTGAACATCGAACGGGTTCATGTTACCCGCTACCAGATGTCCATCAATTGCGTTACAGGAGATCTCGCGAATGATTGCACGGATCTTGTATTTGTAGATGGTTGATGACAGGATTTTGAACGTTTTCGCACTGGTAGCCATTTTAAACTTCGTGCGTTCGCCTTTATCGAAGCCCGTTGTGTGAATGGTTTGTGGTGCTAACTGACGTAATTTCATTGTTTATATCTCACTTGGTGTTAAAGATGATGTTATCGCATGAATATTTCACAGGCTTTTGATCAAGCCCATATTCAACAGGTGTACACATCCGGTCAAGGTATTCGTAAACCTGTTGCTTCTGACGTTCGCGGTCTTTCATATCCATGATACCGACCACGATAGCAGTTACAAAACATATTGCAATAGTACACAGCACAGCTATTGTAATATATTTTCCCGTTTTTGGTGCATCATATGGTTTCATTGAATCGCCTCTGCATATTGTTCTGGTGTCAATTTACGCGCTACTAAGCGCCCTTTGGTTGCTCTTTTGTTTCCTGAAATGTAGATGTTCGCAAGGTTGCGTTTACCTTCCTGGATCTCATTGTACATCTTTTCAGGCATATTGCACTGATAAACTTCGCCGTTCGGAGTTTTCAGGAACAAAGCATACATATCCTTTTTGCTTTCCCGAATCACTGATTGCTCGCGAACACGGCTTTTGGTTGGCGTAGGCTGTGCGCCCAACTCGATAGCTTTACGCTGCCATACGATCCCGTGTCCCGCTCCATGTCCTACCAGAGCATGAGCAATTTCGTGCATGAGAGTATCTAAAACGTTCTCGTATGTGTCTTCCTTAACATGATCGCGACGTAACTCAATCAACTTACGAGTGTATGAACACTGACCTAAAGTTCTTTTGAAACGTCCGTTGATTTTGAAAGACCAATGAGATAAGCCATACTTCGCCATGATGCTTTTGGCCCAAATGGTTATTTCCATGTCGCTACGAGTTTTGAACATTTTATATCCTCCCCAAATCAGTGAGAACACTATAACAAAAAGCCTCCCGCGATGCAAGAGGCTTTTGTAAATTATTTCAATTTCTTCGAAAGTTCTTTCAAATCATTAAGATATTCAGTTTTCGGGGTCGTTTCTTCCCAGTATTTCAGTTGCTTACGCAGTTCGTTCGCTTCGTCTTCCAGCTTTTGACGTTCATCCGTGGTTAGATGATAGATGTTCATCGCAACCAGAATTTCGGCGTGGTTCTCGCAACCCGTCCACGTAGATACAAGTTTAACCGCTTCGCTGCGACTAAGCCCCTTCAATGCGTCAGGTTGTGCGATCATCTGGTCGATGAAGTCAACCTTCGCCAGCGCCTTATCTAACGCTTCCTTAGTCTCCTGGATGCGTTTATCAATACGCTGTTGGTAAACACCAATACGGATATCAACGAAGTCTTTCAGCAACGTTTCAGGACGCTCGTATGAATGCAGTTTCCCGTTAAAGATAACGTTGATGTTCGGGTTTGAGTTCTCAATCAATCCGAAATCTTTCAGGATCTTCTCACGGGTAAGCCCGTTTGCGTACTCACGTTTCAGGGTGATTTCGTAGCGGAAATCTTCTTTCGATAGATCCTTATAGCTTACGATATACCCTTTCTCTTCCAGCTTATCCAGAATAGAAATATATTTCACGCGATCATACTTGACCGGAATCTCTGTGATCACCAGTTTAGTTTTACCCTGGAGTTCATACTTGCCGTACATCGTACCGTTTTCAATGTCACCTTTGAAATGCGGGTATTTCAGATCCAGTGTGAAATCTTTCCCGTTCAGGTAACTAACACATCCATTCAGAACCGAAATCGGATCGTGTGGTGGAATGTTGGTAGCGTATGCTTTCGCGATCCCGCTGAACCCGTTAACCAGTACCATCGGAATGATTGGCAGGTAATAGGCTGGCGGTACGTGTTCAGGGTCTTCATGTGGGATTGTTAAATCCTCGTCCATGTAGATCGCCTTGAACAGCGGAGACAGCTTACATTTAATGTAGCGCGGTGCGCCTGGCTTTTTAACCAGACGGGAACCAAAGAACCCATCGCGGTCAAAAAGCGGGATGTTATTGCACCAGTGCGCCGCCATAAGAGACAATGCCTCTTCAACGGATGTTTCCCCGTGGTGATAACCATACATTGCAACACCGCCAGCGATAGAGGCTACTTTCTGGAAGCCTGTACCGCCTTTCGCTGCGGAATGCACGAAGAAACGGTGAACGGGTTTGAACCCGTCTACCAGGTGCGGGATCGCACGAGAATAAATTGTGTAAAGGGCAAACGTAAGCCCTTCTACCTGCACAACGTCTTTAATACTTCTTTCCATCATTTCACCGAAAATTTATGTTTTCCGTTCACCCAGTCTTTACGCGGATCGGATTCATCACCGAAACACAGTTCCAGAACGTCTTTGTATTCGTCGCCCAGTACGATTGTATCGTATTTTAACTGGTCGCCCAACACCCGATCGTAATCTTCTTTACGTAAAGAACCCAGCCCTTTGATATATCGTACCTCTTTCGCCTTATCGCGGAACGGTGCGAAATCTTCAAGGGAGTAGAACCATTTTTCATCTTTACCGACTTTCGCAATGATAATCGGTGTGCGGATATAACGGATCTTTTTCTTCTCGAACAACTCAGGCCAGCGGCTAAAGAACGCAATCAGTAGGGTGAGAATATCGCCCCCGTCAACGTCCGCATCGACCATGATCCCGATGTTGTCGTAAGTCATTTCGGAAGAGTCGCCTGGATGGAGATTCAGGATCGCCATGAGTTCAGACAATTCTTTGTTTTTGAGCACTTCTAAGTTACTCATTCCCCATGTGTTCAACGGTTTACCACGTAGCGGAAATGCGCCTTGTGTCTCTTCGTTTCTGCACTCGATAAACTGCCCCACGGCGGAATCGCCCTCGGTCAGAAACAAAGTGGTTTCTACCCCGTCAGTGTCGATCCCTGATGCCGGAACATGTTTTGCAACCTTCGCCTTTTTAGCTTTCTTCTTCGCTTTGGTAATGGCTGCGGCTTCTGCGGCCTGTTTGCGAATCAGAGCGGACTCAATGATCGGAGTGATTATTTCAGAAGTATCCATAATCTGTTTCGCGATCTTTTTATAGTTCAGTCCGGCGTGGTTGTTGAACTCCCCAGCGGTGTTAGTCAGTTTTTCTTTCGTCTGACTATCAAAAGCTGGTGCATTGAAGTTATGCAAAAACACAACCAAAGTCAAGCATTCTTTTACACGGGCTTTTGGGATCTCGATAGCGTGTGTTTTCTTGATCATCGGTTCGAGTTCGGAATAGATACCGTCGATCATGGTGTCAACATGAACACCGCCGTTTTTCGTATCCAATCCGTTAACGAAGGATTTCTGTTTGAAACCGTCTTCTGTGCTCGCCAGGATGAAACTGATTTTGTTGTTTGTCTGGGTAATCGTTTTATCACCGTACATCGCGCCATACATCGCGAATTTGTTCGGGAGGATATCACCGTTATATGTGAATTTAACGGCAGGGAAAGCCACTGCAAGCGCCATAAGGCGATCTTTGATGACTTCCTTTGTCTCTTCGTCGATACCGTCCACGCCGAAGATAGAGAAGTCAGGGGTAAACTTAACGGTTGTCCCTTGCTCCTTCGTCGGGCTGGTGCGGTAATCCATGTTCTGCGCCCCGTCCGTACAGTTGATCGTGACTTTGCGTTTACCGTTGGATGTCTCACCGATAAAGATCGCGCTGTAACAGTTTGTCAGGAAAGAACCTACACCGTTCATCCCCATTGTTACGCGGTTTTCGTCATCGAAGTTAGAACCGGATTTAGCCATTGTCCATGCTGCAACAGGTTTAGGAACAATCTTCCCTTCTGGCGTTCTCACGTCATCTTGTGGAATACCGCGTCCGTTGTCCGAAATAGTGACCAGATTGTGATCAATCTTCACTTCGATTTTGTTCGCATATTTGAAATCAGTTCGGATCGCTTCGTCGATGGAGTTATCCAGGATTTCGTTGATGATTTTCACCAACCCTTCCACGTATTCCACTTTGCGGAATTGCCCCATGATAAAACGTTCATGGGCTTCTTTGTTCACTGAACCCACGTACATATTCGGACGTTTGCGAATATGATCGCGGTCGCTCAAGCAGAATGATTCATCCACCTTAGCGCCCTTTGCTGGGGCTTCTGGTGCTTTCTGCGGCTCGTTATCGTCCATTAAGAAATCTAAACTCATATTCACCTCTTTATTAGTTCTCAGGCATTATATAGGGTTCTATGAAAAAGAAAACCCCTTTCGGGGTTTACTTGTTGTACGGGAATCCGTCTTTCACCATCTGCGGCTTATCAACCGTTCGTTTCGCCTCGCCCCCGCAATCACAATCTTTCGGTTCGTCGCGGCTTGCGATGCTGGACATTTTCGGGAATTCTTTTTCGCACTTGGTGCATTTATAGGTATATGTTGGCATTAATAAATCTCTGACAATGGAATAAAACGGATCGGGGTTGCGGCTTTGCTGAAAACACATTGTTTGTTCCCTGCAAACATGAGATCAGTTTCGTACACCATACAAATATATCCCTGATTCTCCAAAATTTGCCGCTCCCAGCTATCGAACCATTTAGACAACTTCTGCAATGAAGAGAAGCCGAAAATATAGCTACGATAATTTTTACCATGTTTTTTGAGGTTACGCATTAAACGAAGGTCTTCGCATGGTGCGGGGTGACGAGTCTCGGAGATACCGAAGTTTAAACCGAACTCGATTCCATGAATATCGAGATACTCATAGAGATCGTCTTCATCACCGACACAACCCGTATACGGGCCTAATTGCTTACACCATCCATCATATTTGGATAATATAGACGCTTTCAATTCAACGCGATAAACCAACATGATCCGATCCTCGTAATTGATTAACTACAAGTAGAGTACCACTTATCTAATTTCTTATCAAGCAGTTTATTGATCACTTGCGCGATTTCTGTCGTCCCGTGGGTTGTACTCAGTTTCAGGTAAATCACATCCAGGGCACACACGATCGCATCAACGCTTTCTTCGACGATATCACCGCCGCGTTGAGGCTGAACGAGACATTCGGAGATCTCCCCAACCTCTGCGGACAGGTGGTGAACCACGTCGCTAACGGTTCGTTTTTTGACGCTATGAGCGGTCTTGAAAAACTTATCCAGAACTACAGCGGAATTTTCGCGCGGTACTTCCTCACCTTTATTGACGTGGATCGTAATTTCAGTTTCCGGTTCTGGTGCAACCCATACCGGATTGAAAAGCCCTTTCATATCGTTGAACTTTACAGGAACGGGAATACCTTCAAGATAAAGAATCCCTGTTTCTTCATACACCATACTGATCCGGCGTGGTGAATTGAAGTCCATCGGATTCTTACGCAACGCGTCATACATACGACGAATCGGATCGGCTTCTGATGCCATTTGACACACAGCCATTAAAATAGATTTCGGGGCGTACATATCGCCAACTTTATACTTGCTCATTTACAATACCTTTATGATAACCAACAATAAAACAGTTCACTTCTGGACGTTCGCCAGGGAAATGCACACACTGCATGACGCGTTCAGCCATGAGTTCTTCGCCCAAATAAACAGAGGTGGTTTCTTCGTTGTAATGACAATCATACGAAGTCTTAACACTCATACCAGGCAATCCGGCGATATGCATAAACTTTGAGTTCGTGCATGGTTTACCCTCAATGTTCTTTCCGTTTACATCAAACGTTGCAAACATTTCGGTTTTGCTGTTCTTTGGGCGTCTGCTCATTTCTTCACAACCTCATTATATGTTGACAGGTTCCATTCATGCACTTCCGGCACTTTGGAGTAATGATCCAGGAATACTAACTGGACTTGCATAACATTAGCACGATCCATATTGAAAAGGAAACGTTGCGGGGAAGTAATACACAGGAAATCTTCGGTACTTCCTCTGCTTGCGCTAAACTCTTTTGTTTCTCCGCCGTCAAATTTAGCATAGACTGGCGTAGAAAAATACGGGGCGAATAGTTCGCGTTTGGAATCGTCCGTAATCGCGCTGAAACACACGTCTACGAGCTTTCCGGTTCCTTCCCGTCTGATGGTGAGCATTGTCCCTTTCGTGCGCCCTAAGACGTTTACAGAGCGCGTGGTGACATCACCAAAAGCGTTTGTGTAACTCACAGTCTCCACAAAGCCCATATCACGACGTTGTTTTAACATTGCTTCGTGTTGCGCTTCTGCATCCTGTTCTACTACTCGTTGTGCGGCTTCATACGCCGCTTTGTTCGGATCTCTTGATTGCCATGCGAAGAATAAAACCCCTGCGGCTATCAGTCCGAAGATTGACCAACTTGCGGTCGCTGATAGTTTCATTTTAATATTCCAAAGGGGCCGAAGCCCCGATTTTAGCGAAGATAGCGAACGTAACCGCTACGGTCGATCGCGTTCTCTGGGTTGTTGAAGATATTACCGCGAATACCCTTAGCAGGTGCTTTCCATCCTGCGGCTTTCAGGATATTGCCGTCATTGTCCAGGAAACCAGCAACTGAACGCTGATCGAACATTTCACCAGTCTGTTTGTTGCGAGTATCCTGCACAATACGATGATACTTACGGCCTTTTTCCAGAACGAAAACAGTTTCAAAGAATTCGTTTTCGAATGCGCCACCGTTACGGGCTTTGAACATCGCATCCAGTAAAGGCTGTGCTGCGGCTTTCAGTTCGTCAAAAGTATACATGGCAATCTCCTAAAGTCTGTTTCGTTTCGATGGGATAACTATATCAAAGCTATCCCGTGAAGTCTTTAGCAAAAAGTGCTATTTGTTAAACCCGTTTCCCTTGATACCATTTCGGGAAAATAACCCGGTCAATAAAAGTTCTCCCCAAGTTGAAACTATCACCGAACAGGAGAACACCAAACAAAGGGTCGTGCTTGATATCGTTTTTCCCGACAGTCTTCATTTTCCCTTCGTGGATCACGGTGTCACCCACCGTGATATCCTTGATGCTTACTTTTACATGATGCATACAATCACCTCTGCGAGTTTAGCAGGTTTTGCTTCTGGTCTAACTTTCAACGCATCATTCAGATTCTTTTCAACCATTGCTACCGCGTCGTTTTCGTTGAAACCGTTCTTAACCAGGACTTTAACTACTTTGGCTTCTAAGTTTTTCATGATGCGTTCCTTTTGTCTGTTTCGTTTCGATGTGTGTAATATACTGCATATCGAAATTTGGGTCAATACCCAAATCAAAGAAAATCGTATTTTTCTTTTAATTTTTCGTAATACGTATCCCATGCCGCTTCGTCGTTGATGATCTCAGTACCGAACCGATAAGCACGTTTGCGCAGTTCGAAACGTTCACGGATACGCTCAACATTGATTTTCACTGATTCCGGCGTTGGTTGCCAGTCCGCGCACAAATGACGATGAAACAGGGAGTTTGACAGCGGACTAAGATCGAAATCTTCGTATGCACCGTCCATGTATTCTTTACCGTTACGCGTGAGGTATTCAGCACGTAATGCAACATGACGATCGCGAAGGTATCCCAGCTTATTGTAAAAGAAGGTTACGTGTCCGGTTCCCAGCGTATACACAGCAGGGATTTTTGACAGGTTGATTTTTGCCTTACCGGATAAAACGGCATTGGGGATGCGAGGGAGTTCGCGCAGTTCTGCGATCAGGTGTTCGTTCAGCAGAAGAGAAGGATCGATTGTGTTAATACGTGTCATAGTTGCCTCCTTTTGGTATGTGCGCAATATACAAAAAAAGCCTCTTGCATTGCAAGAGGCTATTAAAATTATTTTGCCAGTGGTATAAGCATCTTTCGCATACCGCCGTTTTGTGTCGCATCATACACGCGTTTAGCTTCAATAAGGGAAAGTTCGATATGGTATGATTTCCCTTTCCCGTCAAAATCAAACGTTACTGTGCCGCTTGCTACGCTTACATGAGTAAAGATGAACTCACCAGCGAAATGCTTTCGAAACGCTTTGTCATGATCTAGGAACCATTCAAACGCTTCTCCGTGCTGGTACAGTCTGACGATAATCATTGAAACTATGACGAAAATCAGAACTGCTGCGACGATCGTAAGTTCTTTCATCACTTACCCCTGTTTACAGATTGACGGTGCAGCACACGGTTAACGCGTGGCGCTTGATACGGTTTCATTTTGTACGGTGTTGGATCAGAGTATTCGATCCGGTTCGGCATTGCGTACAGTTCAACGCGTGGTTGAATCCAGCGGATTGAGTCGATTAACCCTTGAGTTAACGCACGACCGAAACCTACACCAACTAAACATAAACGCATAATATCCCCTTACTGTGCCAGAATGTGAAGCCATTCACCTAACCACACGATCGCCTGATAAGACAACCACACCGCACCGGATACACACGCAATCACACCAATGATCGCAAATCCGATTAAAATGTTCAAACCTTCTTTCAAATCACCAAACATGTTTCATCCTCTTTTGTTTCAGTCCCTACAAAATAACAAAGCCCCTGCACGAATGCAAGGGCTTTTTATCATAATTCGACTAACTGAGGCAATTTCAGAACCATCCCCGGAAGGATATAGCTTGCATTACTAACGGTTTTACGGTTCAACTTAGCGATAGACTGCCAGCGCTCACCACAACCGTATAATTTTTCAGCGATTGAATACATGCTATCGCCAGGCTGAACAACATATTCATCGTATTCGACTTTAACGAACGCGGGGTTCATGAGAATGTCAAACATCTGCGCTTTTGCTTCGTTCAGTGTTTTTGCATGTACAGTTTTACCCACAAATGATAATTTAATCATCTTTTCCTCGGCAGACTCAATGGATCGGTTTCTTCTTCACTTGGGGGTTCTTCCAGCCCCAGCGCATATCTCAATGAATAGACTATCATCAAAACATCTTTCGCGCAATCGTGAATTGAATTATGCATCACAAAACCATCAAGCAACCCTTTCCGAAGAGGACAGGTCGAAGCATCACGCGTTAACAGGCGGTTTTCGATACATGTACGCACATCGCGACTATTCCAGAACACGGTCGGCATATCTTCGAAGATGTCGATCTTACCAACCATCTTACGCACGATATCAACCAGAATACCGCGATCGAATTCAGGGCCGCGAACGTAATCGAGTGATTGCCAACGGCTCACACCGTCCGCTTTCAAGTCTTCGAAGAATTGTCTGTGTCCTGCATACAGTTCCAAATCCTCCGGCGACGGTTTCAGGATTGTGCGGGCTTCTTCGCTTTGTTGTTTCCACCAGGCGATTGTTCCCTGATCGGCAATACGATCGGGCTGATTACGCAAATCGAATTTGTATTTGCGTCCCCTTGCAACCAGTTCCGCGAACGTTGGCGGGTTGTGTGGATCATCAACAAACGGAACGTATGAGAGTTCGATCACCTTCCCGTTCGGGGAAGGACCAACCGTTTCATAATCCCATACGTAATCTACGGGTAAATGACTCATGAACTTCTCCGCTTGTACTCTTCCATGAAGTATGCCAGCGTAAGCGCAACTTCTGGGTTGATGTCGAATGTTCGGATCTCTTCGCTAGCCATTGACATCATTCCGAACTGACGCAAACCGCAATGATAGATCGCTTTTTCCAGGCGGCTTGCATTTTCAACAGCTTCCATGAATTCATAGAGCAAATCAATATCAATATTCACCGGAAGGTCTGCGCGTGGAGTTTTGAAAATCAGGTCTGCAATTGCTTCCGCGTGGAGGCGAGGAATCTGGATAGATATATCTTTTTTCATGATATTAATGTCCATATGTCTTTATTTTCACAAATGTTTCGTGCCATTCTAAGGATCAGTACGATAACGCCATATTCATCATAAGTCAGTTCAACTTCTTTTGCAATAGGAGACCATGAATAACTTGGCCCGTTCGGAGAATAAAGAACATCGTTAGACTTTTCAATGAAGCGCAAACGGTGAATAACTTCGCTTGGATCTGCTGCGCTATACATCCCGAACATGGTGATCGCGTGTGGGTCTTTTTCTCGAATTTTATCGAGAGCTTCCAGAATTCGGGGAATGTCTTTTACAAGGATAGTCAATTTCATAATAACCTCAAAAGGGGCAACGCCCCTTATACATAATCAACGGTGTAACGTGCGCGGGTTACGCCCACATAGATTAACTGCTTACACAGATCGTAATCTGCGAACGCATACGCATCGCGCGTGTACATGTACGCATGGTCATACGTGCTCCCCTGTGATTTGTGGTAAGTGCAAACCGGAAGAGGCTTAACATCCTGGAACTTGTTTTTAATCGCCCAGAACGAATGCCACGGGGCTTTATAGCCTGTTTGTTGCTTGATGCGCTTATAAGTGCTCGCAACGTAAGCCAGATAGTTACCCAAACGGTCTTTCATCACCGGATCAACAACAACCTGAATCTGTGCTTCGGTTTCCTCTTCGAGCGATACCGTTTTCAGGAGATAGAATTCAATTTCGATCTTCTCGTCGCACTTCTCCGCCTTGATAACTTCCCGACGCGGGATGATTTCTAAGACTCGGATTTTTTCGTTGTTGTTATAAACAATCTCGGTGAAGATTTGCCCGTTCAACCGCATTTCCTGAACTAACGGTTCCTGCATCACGATCACTTCATCGAGAATGAAAGGTTCTGTTGTTTTGTACAGGTGTTTGCGGATCGTTGCGTTCAGCTTGTCCACGTTGTCGTTAGTGTACGCGAACATGCGGTTCTCGATCAAGTCATCCGGCGTTTTAACACGGCGGAAATACTGACGGAGGAAGTCAACAGCGTTAGCATGTTGGAACACACCCAGATCACCGACAGACATCGGTTTCAGCATCTTACCATCACGTACAGCCCGTGAAACCTGAATAATCGGGTTCCCTTCTGCCTGACGCATGATTTTATCCATACGGATAACATCAAAGATTTCTTCATCAAAGAACGGGGAGAGTTCAACACGTCCATCGGCGTTTACCGGACGGATCTGATCTTTATCACCCAGTCCCAGAATAACAGCGTTGCTTGGAATACTGCGCCGGATGATTCGGAACAGATCCATATCAACCATCGAGACTTCTTCAACAACGAACACGCGACAGGTAGACAGATCAGGCGCTTTCTTGCCTTTCTGCTGTTCGAACACACGCAGTTCTTCGTTAGTCACAGGGCTAATCTTCAATGCAGAATGAATCGTTGTTGCGTCCATTCCGGTAGCCGCTGCTAACACGTTTTTAGCCTGGTGTGTTGGGGCAGTTAACCAAATACCGCTAATCCCCAACCCTTTCAGAGTGTTAAAGACAAACTTAACCAGTGTTGTTTTACCAACACCAGGGCCACCCGTAATAGTTGTATGAATGGCGTTCTGGATGTTGTGGATAACGCGATCATGCGCGGACTTCTGATCGTCACTCAGATCATCAAATGTTAACTCGCTCATAATTTGAGTAATACCCCTTGAATTTTCGAATTCTCAATAAACCAACGCATCTCTTTTTTCTGTTCTTCGGTTGCTGGTAGTTGCTCGGTTTTGCGGAAGAAACTGAAACGCGGTTCATCCGGCGTGTAGTTCAGTTTGGTTTCGTAGCACTTGCGGATAAAATCTAATTTATCTTTTGCAAGTTGCGGTGATGCAAACAGTTCCGGCGTTTTCCCGTTTTCAACGTATGGAATAGTAAAGCCGTCTTTGTCTTTCGTAACAATGATATAGTATTTGTCAATCATTTTCGCCCCTCATAGATGACGTAGAAAAAACCTATAAACCATAGCAATGATAATACTATCAAAGCGGCTTTTCTGTCAACACCGTTAACGTGGAAAACGCACCAACCGAAGAGGTACGTTATCACCGCGCAGACGATATAAGACAAAGCAAATACGGCATGTAGCGCGGTGATTTCCATTAGTAGTTGTTAGCCCAACGACGCAGGTTTTCCGCCTGTTTCAGAGCATACAGCTTGTAGATGGTTTCCGCATCCAGTCCCAACGCGAGGAACTTACACATGAAGAAGTGCCACTGGTCAATCAGTTCAAACAAGATTTCCAGTTTGTCTTCTTCTTTCATTTCTGCGAATACCTGATTGCGCAGTTCCTGGTGATTTGCTTTCCACGGTTTCCAGACACCGGAAGCAGGTTTTGCGCCGCGAGACATACCGCCCAGAGCGGTGTAAAGTTCGCGGGTTTCATCTGCAATCGCATCATCTTGCAGTTTCAGCCAGTCCAAGATATCACCGCACGTTTTCAGGTTATCAGGGCGCGGAACCCATGAAAGGGTATCAGACAGGCTTTGTTGTGCGTGGTTTTGCAGATCCAGCATTGATTGCAGAGGATCGCCGTTACGTGCCAGAACCTTTTGATATTCGGTATCAACAAATTCCAGATCAGCAGGGTTAACCAGGTGCGCACAGCTATTAAACACAGGAGTTTTATCAGTCATTTATTTGTCTCTTCATTATGAAAATTGCCGAAAATCTCTTTTGCGGCATCATTGTAAGCGGCTTGTGCTTCTTCAACAGTTGCAAAAGAACCCAAATGTTTTCGTTTGCCCTTATATTGAATACTTGCAGAAAATCGGTTTCCGCGAGGGTATACACCAATGGAACCGCTTGTGTTGTTTTTACGTTTGTTAATGTGATTTGCATTGTTTTCCGCTGTACTTGCTGGACGCAAGTTATCAGGAAAGTCACCAACATCAACGCCTTTGATATGGTCAATCATATCAGGGAGATACCCAAAACGCGAGTAAAATATAACACGATGACGCATATATTTCACACCTTTTGTTTCGATGCGGGTATATCCCTTTTTGGTTTTTGTCCCAGCTTCCATACCATTTTTAAGCCAGTAAACCTTTCCGGTATTGTAATCTATTCTAACCTTAGTCAGAAGATCCTTTATACCATCTATTTCTTTTTCGGACTTCGATCCCATTGGTTGAATCTCAACTTTGCAGTTAAACCGGACACTGTATTTTCTTTCAGATACTTAGCAATGTCTGCTTTGGTAGCACCATCACTTTTAATCATTTCGTTGATATCTTTTGACGGCCAGGGGCATTTATCCCATAAAACGACCTTTTCTCCAGCATCAATCAATTTTTTTAACCTTGCGGTAGTATCTGGATGATGTCGTTCATTGTCAAGCACCCAAACACGCATATTTTTATACGGAACATCGGACAGCGCCATTTGTCCGCCCGTAATCGCCCCAGCATTATCTACAAACAGGCTATCCAGCGGCCCTTCAAGGAAATAAACAGTCTTCAACGGATCGATGGTATCTTGACCATACACTTTCGTTGAGTGTTCACATGCTTTGATTGTCATGTATTTTGCGTTGGCATTGTCACGCAAGGCGCGTCCCTGGAATGACTCGATTTTACCCTTTTCATCAAAGATAGGGATCACCAAACGTGGTTCATCCTTCGGTAAAGGGTATGCGTCCGCATTCACAGAGTTAACCAGGTGTTGCCATTGACGCGTAAACCAGAGGCGATCATATTTGTCTTTAGGTATGTGACGACCTGCAACATACTTAACGATAGGGTGATTTTCTGGCAACGTGTCCAGACGTTCGCAGAACTGCAATTCAGGAATATATTTCTTTTCTTCCTTCGGCGGTTCTTCGTGCGTCTGTTTTAAATCTTTACGATCCTTGAAAGATTCCATCAAATACGCCGTATAATCATCCGGGTAATAGTCTTTCAGAAACACAGAAAACGGCTTGCTGTAGTTGCAGTTAAAACAACCACACATCATATGTGTGCCTCGTTTTGACGGAAATATCCAGAAACGTTTTTTGTGCTTATCCTTCATGGAGTCGCCACAAATCGGACAACGGGAATGGATACTGAATTCTCCACCCCGTCGAACGATTTCGCTTTGTGGTAATGATCCCATGATACGAGTTGCGAACTCTATATCAAGATACATGTTTACCTCTATCGGCTAACTTCTTTCTCTGTGCCGTCTAAAGTGATTTTCCATTCATAGAATATCTTATAAAACGGATAAGGTCTAGGAATATCGACACCCGATGAAGTTTTTCTTTCGTTCGTGTACACGATCGCGGTGTCGCTCATGTACTTGATACGGATCGGAAACCAGGTGTAATTGTTCGCAGTAACCCAGATCCGGTAATTCAAAGGCGGTAATGGTTTCATTCTTCACTCTTCATGATTTTACGTTTGCGTTTATATGGACGCGTAGAACCCAGAACCTTTGGCCCTTTGTTCGTGATCGCGCCTGTAGTCACACCCGAAGCAATGTTATCCACGCTTCCGCCTGAATCACCTGCAACCATTTCTTCGTTGAGTCTTTCGCGAAGTTCTGGGAGGTTCATCATGATCTCTTCGTGTTCTTGCTCGGTCAGATTCCAACGGTTCCGTAGAGAGTCATACGCGCTTGTAAGGTTCATGAACCCAGACATATAAGGAACCGCGTTTAAACGGCGCTTGATATGTCTTACAGAGCGATGGAACGGGGAATATGCTTCCAGTTCTTCCTTCGTCTTCGGGTTTTTCAATACTTCCCCTTGACCGTCGATGATACCCAGCTTGTAAGCCGTCCATTCAGTCCAGGGCTTTTTCAGTAGGCGAATCATTCGCACACTGTAGGTTAAATCCATGTTTTTGATTAATTGATCGCTCATAGTCTTTACTCTATTGTGAAAGTGAAAAGGTTTTGCGCGGGTTCTGGTTCCGGTTCAGGGAATTCCATACAGACAACTTCACACATCGGTTTCACGCCTTTCCATTCTTCCAGATAGTATCCGGTATCAATGCCACAACCTGGTTGCATTTCAAGGCCAGTTTCATCAAGAAACTTTTTGCATTTCGATGTTGTCGTTGATTCGTCCTGTTGGAAATAACGCCGTCCAGAGTAACGGAAATTCGCGGACATCTGCGGGAGAATGAACGTACCCGCACGGGCAATCTGTGAAGCACGTTCAATCACTTTATATTCAAATTCCGCGCCCGTATACTTACCCTTAAAATCGGATGTCTTTATCTTGCCGAAAGGCGGATTGCTGATCGCCATATCAAACATAGTATCAAACTCCGTCGTTAACGCGTCTGCGTTAATCCAGGTCGCTTCCGGTACGATACGCTTACCCAACTTATAGTATGTATGGTTTAACTCCACACAGACGATTTCACGCGGTTTGGCGTACATCATATGAAGCATCGCGAAGGATAGCCCACCGATACCCGCGCACAGGTCAACAACGCTTCCACTGGTACAAGCATCAATGGTGAAATCGCGAGCAAGTCCGATCGGGGTAAAGAATGCACCCAGTTCAGAGTTATTCGTAAATGCACCTTCATGGAAGTTTTCGATAATGAATAATTTTTCGTCGTAGGTTAGCGCCTTGTCAGACTCCACCAGATCCATTATCTTGTTGTGTTGTTTGGTTTCCGCTTTCGTTAACTTCGCCATTGACCTTTTCCGGTAATAAGAACAGAGGGGTAGATTCTACCACATCAAAGCCCCAGTCATCAACAATATTGCTTTCCCAGTCGCGGGTTTCCCACGGGCTGCAAATCCACTTATACACCCCAGCAGGATCTTCAACCTGTTCAGGCATACCCAGCATTTCCGCATTGATACCTTCGTCCAGATAGCCAGGATGAATATTAGGCCAGCGCATGATATCGACATAGCCTTTATCATCAACCGATACGATCCATTCGGAACGATACGGACTATCGAACTCCGGTTCTTCGTCTGGAAGTATCATATCTAATAAATCACTCATTTCACTAAACCTTCTTTAACGCCCTCTTTCATGGCTTTCAGAACACCGATAAAAGCGTCTTTGCCACCGATAGCGCCGATGATAAGCATCAGGACACCAACACAACCCGCTAAACCGATTCTGAACAGGTTCCATGCAAACGGGATAGCCAGAAGCACTAACCACGGGAACGGAAAGCCCATAAGTGCGTTTAGAACCAGTAAGATAAAAGCGATTGCAAGTTTCATGATGTCCTCCTTTGTTTGTTTAGAATAAGGTATCACCTTTCGAGAAGGATTGCAATACCTACAGATACAAAAAAGCCCCTTTCGGGGCTTAATTTTATGCTTTGTTGATTAGATACCGAAGAACGTTTTTGGCCTGAACTTCGTTACAGCAGAGTTTGAATTCTGGGTCGATTGGGAGGAAGCCCCAGAGGAAATCAACGCTACCTTCAACATCTGCTTTCCCACTTTTCAGCATTTCAACCAGCAAACCTCTGTTTACTACGCTGTTCACTACTGCATCGAAATAACCCGCGCTGAAATCCAGTTCTGGGTTCATCACTTCGTCGTATGGGTTGTTCAGTAAGTTCATTTGGTATCTCCTTTAATCCGTTTCGTTGTCTACGGGAGTCATATTATCACAATCATAACTCCCGTCAACCCCTAATCAGGATTATTTTGCGTTTTTTGCAATCCAGAGAGTCAGTTTAGGGAATACATTTGCCATTGCCACCACAAACAGCACCCAGAAAGCCAGCTTAATCACACCGATCACGATCAGAGGTGCAAACACAAGCCACCAGGAAGCATTTGCCATAACCCCGATTGCTGCCAGTTTCAGAGACAGGAGGATCAGGAACACAATAACGAGAATCTTTTTCATTTCACTATACCTTTGGAGGGGGCCGAAGCCCCGTTAAAATTGAATGTCTGTGCTGTTTGCTACTTCGGCTAACTTACTGCTTCGGTTAGTTTCAGCTTGTTTTACCATAGCACCTTGTGCTTCTTCAAGCGTTTTCGGCATCTGACGACCTTTATAATCAGATTTGAACCCGATATCGCTGTTGTCGGTATCCATCCAGCGTTGATTACCCTTACGCACTTCGAGTTTGAAGTGGTTAAAGTGGTTCTTATCGCCGTAACGGGATTTGATCTGCTTGAACAACTGCAAGCCCTGATCAGCTAACTCGTCGGTCTCAATCACAGCTAACATAAAGTCAGCGGTTGCTGGAAGACCAGCAGATTCGGCAACGTCGCCCATACTGATATCAGAAGCATCCCACGCGGCGCGGGTAGTCTGCGCACCAGTCCACATTACGGTATTTGTTTCAACAGCCAAACCGCGAAGTTCTTCGGCAATCGCTTTAACCAGGATGTATGTGTTTTCCGCCCCGCGTACACGGGTAGAAGCACAGATCCCCAGGTAGTCAACAATAATCACATCAGGTACGAAACCCTTCTTCAATTTAAGCTCTTTAATCAGCGCTTTGAAGTGGTTAGCGTTCGCCCCTGCTGTTGGGTATTGCTTAACGATTAAACGCCCGACCTTCGACTGTTTGAGGCGTTCCATACGGTTCTTATAGTCCGCATAGGTGATGTTCCCGTTGTCGATATCGTCCAGTGGCACATCAAGCAGGTTAGCGTCAATACGTTTAGAACAAACGTGTTCAGCCATTTCCATACTGATATACAGGACGTTTTTACCTGATTGCAGGTAATCAGCAGCGAGAGAACAAAGCCCCAGAGATTTACCAACGTTAACACCAGCCATTAAGATGTTCAATGTTCCACGTTCTGCGCCGCCTTTGGTAATGGCGTTCAGGATCGGGATATTGAAAGCAATCTTCATCGCTTTGGACTGGTAAAGCATCCAGCGTTTTTCATAGTCTTCGAAGTAATCATGACCGACCGAACTATCGAAGCTAATCGCTAACGCTTCCGCCATGATGTCAGGGATTGCCCCAACGTCAGGGATTTTGTTGTTGCGTTCGCCAGCAGGTTTTTCAGCATTCGCCTGGATCTCAATTGCACGGGACAGAGCGCGATACATTGCCTTGTCACGACAATAGGTTTCCGTTTCTTTCATCAACCATTCCAGATCTTCCGGCGCATTTTTCATGCTGCGGATCATCTTTTTGGTATCTTCGTAGACTACATCACTCAGGCTCTTTTTGTCCAGAGCTACTTCTAAAGCAGTTTGTGAAGGAATGCTGTTGAATTCCTGTACGTGCTTATCCATCAAATCAAAGAGAATCTGCGCGTTCCCTTCGAAATATTCACGGCGTAAATGGGGCCACGCCTGAACAAAATACGTACCATTAAAAACCAGATTTGAAAATATTGTTTCGACGATCATTATTACCTCTTAAACCAGATTAGCGAACATCTGAAAGAAATTATACAGCTTTACTTTCAACGCCGCCCATAAGGTCTTTTCAGGCTTTGGGAGATTGGGCTTGATCTGCGCGTAGATTGCATCGTGAACCAGCGGAATCAGTTTTTCTTTGTCTTCGTCCGGCGTACTAAATTCGACTTTCAGGCCGTTATCCCAATACACCTTATGGATGTACACTAAGTGTGCAACATCGTTTTCATCGTTGATCAACAGTTCTTGAATAACGTCCTGCATTGCTTCATCAAGAATGTTTTTTGTTTTTTGTTCAATGTCCATGATTCACCTATTAAAAGGGGGCAAAGCCCCCAGTTGTTTATTACTCTTCTGACATATCCACATCATCAGGGATATCGTCATCGAGATCAAATTTATTTGACGGTTCTACTTCATCGTCAGAATAAAGATCTCCGAGTGCTGCCCCGTCAGTGATCTCTTTGTCAGGAATACGGTACTTATCCTGAATAGCATCAAGGAATGGTTGGTGAGTGAACAGAGGTTTCCAGAACTCAATAGAGTTGGTTTCCGATTCACGCCATTTCTTTTCTTCCAGTTCAAGTTCGCCTGTTTCCGTGTTCAGGAACGCACGACCGCGCCAGCCTTTCGTTGGAGTCTGAACGAAGTTCATTTCCATAGCCAGATCCAGAAGACCAGAGAACATACTGATACCGCCCTCATAGGTAACATGAAGCGGGAATTTGGATTTCTCTTTCACGAAGCGAGATTTCTCGATGTTCATGATGAAGTCATAACCGACAACTTCCGTACCTTCTTTCACCTGTTGTTTGCCCAGGATGATCGCGGTATCTGCGGAATACATCAGACCAGTACCACCGGAAATGACTTTCTTACTGTACATTTCTTGTGTGTCGTATGTGTGACAGATACACACCATCGGAATATCCAGATCCGCCAGGTAAGGCGTAACCATACGGAACATACCTTTAAGTGCTTTAGCACGGGTCATGTCCTGTTTGTCGTTGTCAGACAGGGCATCAGCCAGTTCTTTTTTACTCGCGGTGTTGCCTACAGAGTCCACGAAAATGATCACTTTGTCGCCACGTTCCAGCGCGTTAAGCTGGCTCACAACGTCATTTCGAAGTTGCTCAACTGTCGTGATACGAGTATACACCACGCGATCGGGGTCAACGCCCATTGATTTCAGGTAAGACTTAGTTACGCCTTTTTCTGAATCGTAGAACAGACACACAGCATCCTCATTCGCTTTGAGGTACGCCGCAACCGTCACCAGCCCCAGATTCGATTTAAAGTGTTTTGACGGGCCAGCAAGCAGAGTTAAGCCGGAAGTCAGACCACCATCGAAAGCGCCGGACAGCGCCAGGTTCAGGATCGGTACACGGGTTCGAGTTTTGGTGATGTTATTGAAAACATCGCTTTCAGACAGAATTGACGCAGATTGACTATTCGAGTTTTTGATCAGTTTTTTCAGGAGTGCTTTATTAGACATTTATTTTTCCGGTTTATATACACGCATAATATTTTCCTCACAAATTTATATAAATGGGGCATTTCTGCCCCGTCAGGTCTTACCAGTCATCACCGAACAGAGTGTTCAGGGATGCGCGTTTTTCGTAATCAATTTTACATGCTTCCGTGATGTTTTGCAACGGGCTAATCACATGTTTTTCAAATAATCCGTTGTAGTCAACCCAGTTGAGAATATCACTTTCGATCTCAACAGGTAAACGCGTACCGGATTGCCATGCGATGCAATCGGATTGCCACGGGTTTTTATCTCGCAACGGCAGAACCATAACCTTCTCACCTTCCATAATCGGGGTAATTCCTTGAAAAACCTTCGTATATCGGTTGAAGAATAGAACGCCTTTGATGTGGTTTGGTGTCCCTTTGATTGGATATCCAAAATCATCACGATATTTTGAGATATTATTAGCAGATGATACACCAGCTATTTCTCGGTAGTCAAGCGCCTTATACTCTTCTTCAAATACTTTGAAGTGTTCGTGTAAGGATTCTTCACCTTCTTGCAGGATGCGACGGATCGCTTCTTTCAAGAACTTTTTAACCGCTGTCGGTGTACTGCTTCGCTGGGTTTCCATTCCCATGATCTTTAATTTAGGCTTCTCGTAACGGGTTCCTTCGGAGTCCCATACGTTAGCCGCATATCGTTTCTTAGCCGTCCAGAAACTACCCAGACCTTTCGATCCCAGAGGTGGTCCAGAAATGATTTCGCGATCCATAAACATCAGGTGTTCGACGTTGTTCATGTACTCGCAAAGTTCACGGTAGCCCTTATCAATGATAGGTTCCATGCGTTCTTTACTGAACTTATCCAGGAAGTCAACCCAATGGTTGTTATCCCTGAACTTACTTTCACCGCCGACTTTCGCGATCACGTTGTCCATGCAAACATAAATGGAGTCGGTGTCACAGTAACGCACGTATGCGTAATCCGTGGTGTTGCACAGTTCGTTAAGGTATTCGTTAACCTTACGCTCAATCCACTGAATAGCCAACTGCCCGAACATGGTGATCGCGCTGGCGTTTCGAATATCGAAGTAACGAAAATGTTCGTTACCCAACGCACCATAAAGGGAGTTGATACTGATTTTACGGTTAAGCTGTGCGGTGTTCGCCTGTGCGATTTTCTTCTCACACACTTTCTTCACGGCTTTAAGCATTTGCTTAGACAGCGTTTTCAGTACAGCTTTTGATTCATCGCTGAAATCTTCGTAGAACTCGAAATCAGGGTTGATCATTTGGTTGTGCGCGTCTGTCAGGTGTTCGAGTTCGTGCTTAATCAGTTCGAGATTTCGCTCGCCCGCCATCATTCGTTTTTTCCACGCCTTACGCTGATCAAATACTTTCTTGATCTCGACCGGAATCACGCCTTTAACATCGCGTCGGAACATCCACCCGTTAGGAGAGCAGCTAAATTCGTCGCTAGGACGCGGCGCAGTCTTATTGATGTATTCATGCATCGGACGCACTGCAAAGCTGTTAGCGATTGTCTCAGGGCTTATATTCACCTGTCGGATGATAGATGGATACAGACTGGTTAAGTCGAACGATACAATGTAACGGTATGGAGCGACAACCGGATCTTTAACGTATGCACCATCATACGGCGTTTTAGTATGGCGTTTGTTTTCTGGGATTACTTTCTTCTCTTCACGTAGAGAGTTGTAAATGATTGCGTCCCACGTTTTAAGCGGCGACATAACCCCAGGGAAGTTGATTTTCGCGTAGTACGCTACAGACAGAACCAGTTCGATAAAGTTTCGTTTACCGTCGATATCCAACACGCGGATAACGTCAACGATGTTGTACGTGATGTATTTCTGGTGATCCGCTTGACGAAGTTCAGACAGCGAACCTTCATAATCAACTTTGCTTTTACCTGTTTCGAACTCAGCGATCGCACCCAGAGAGTAAGACGGTTGCGGGGTGAAACTGAATTTCTTATAGAGATCCATTCCATCCATTTGAGCAACGCCGTAAATCTCATAGCCCAGTTGTTCGTTCCCGTAATGGTCGGTTGTTGTCTTCGCAGTCACTTTCCCGAACGGGCTGAAATGACGAACAACGTTTTGCCCGAAGATGTTCAGGTAACGGGTGATGATATACGCAATATCGAACTTGTTTGAGTTCCAGCCCGTAACAATAACAGGCGTCCGCTCTTTCCAGTCTTTGATATAAGCCGACAACAGCGACTTTTCGGTCTGGAATGACCGGTAAACAATTTTCTTCAAGTCTTCTTCGCTGATCTCGTTTTCGGTATCAACTTTCGACGCTACCCATTCATCTAACCCGCCCTCGACCAGATCGTACACAAAGAATTTATCTTCAACGCTGTCATAGTGTGTGATTGCGTCGATAGCATATTTTGCTTCGCGGGGATCAGGGAATTCAGGCGCGGTAACTTCGATATCAAGTGAAGCAATGCGGATCTTGTCGCGGTCGTATTCGATTTCCTTTCTGTAGGCATCGGATATATACGCCAGCCTGAAATCATCCATGCCTAGCGCTTCCATGCCTACATCTTTCATTCGCTGCATCCAGTTTTTTGCTTCTTTGATGCTTTCGAAGTTCTTTTTGATGCAGGTCTTGCCGTAAATGTCGCGATATGGCGAGTCTACACCCGCCATAGCGTGTTGAAACATTGTAGGCGCATATTTTGTTTTGCGAACCTGTTCGCGTCCCTCAGAGTCAATGAAGCGCTCGTAGATGTGATCGCCCATTTGCTCAACGGATAGATAAAATTCATTCATTACGGTTTTCTTTCTCCGTGTTTAATCGTGACAGGAATGATACCCCAGCCAGCTTGGTCAGATCAAGCGAGCGTTGCGCTAATTTGTGATAGCGTTGGGTGTCAGGCCGATTTAGTTGTTCAACTAGCACGGTATATTCTTCCATGATGCGAGTATAGAACTTAGGGAAGTGATCCCGCGCGTATGCGTAGGTGCGCAGATCAGAGAGATTGCAAGTAAGAGACAGTTTGATGTCTTCGCTATGCAGACGGTTGATCAAGTGATCGCCGGATTCAATAGCTTTGATGATTTCTTCAATACGAATTTTCATAATTTAGTCCTCACAAGTGGTGTACAACCAATATAACAAAGCCCCTGCATTTCTGCAAGGGCTTTTGATTAATGACCGATCCGGTACTTGTATTTCAAAGTCCATTCAGCTTTTTGTGCGTGAGTCAGTACGCGGAAGTTGTTCTCTTCGGAGAATTTCAGATCCGGCGTAAGGATGGAAACCATACCCCACTCTTCCAGAAGTCGCGCAATGTTATTGCGGCGCAGTTCGTCATCTTCGGTCATGTCAACCTGGCGACCGTCCAGCTTCAACAGTTCTTTGAAGTGTACGATAAAATAACGCCCTTGTTTCTGTAGGATGTGGCAAGACTGCCACAACATTTTCTTTTTGTTATTTGCGATCCCGATGCGGGTCAGCGTTTCGCGAATTTTCAGGAAACTGTCATCGCTGGACAGTTTAATTTCGAGCATGTTCATACATCACCATTTCTTTATTAGTTGTTCAACCTTTTTCTGGTCGGTTTTATTTTTCACAACATCAGCCAACACAGATAAAGCAACTTTCATATTTTTCCGCTTCCACTCGTCCAGTTTTTCAAGCTGTTTGAGTTCTTCGTAATATTCCATTGCTATACATGTATTTACACCGTATCGTTTTTGGAGAACATGAAGGATAACTTTCATTTCGTTATCTTCGGTGAGTTTAGCCCACGCCCCGAACCGCTTACCTTTGCGCACCGTATGCAGGTAATAATCAAAGTGCGCCTGGTCTGGTAAACCGGAACCGATCATATTCATCGTGTATGCAGGAATCAGCGTTTCGATATGCTGGCTCATTGCATTGTCGATGAAAAACTTATCGTATGAATCAAGGGCAGAGATCCGTAATGGTGTCTTCCCGTTGTTCAGTTCTTCGAGCACCATAAACAAGGTGTTTTCCTTGTCTTTGGTGTACTCTTTCACAAGTTCTTCGATCTTGTCCCAGTCTTTAGAACGCCAGGCCGCTTCATGTTCGTTCAGTTCTTCTTCATCGAGAAAAGCAGCCAGTGACATTTTTAAGCCTCCCACGCGAGGGTAAGCATTAAGCCCATGAACAGGTATTGCAGGTGAATCTCTTTGTTCACTGCCAGCCCGTACTGTGCGTTGTTTTCGCCTACTGCCTGAATGAGTGCAACCTTAGATTCGTTGGTGACGATCGGGTATACCGCATCCAGAAGTTTAGCCAGGAAAGTTTCATACTCAGGCGCGTACTTGATTGCTTCGGCTCGCAGTGCTTTGAAGTTCTTCGCTTTAAGCCCCTCAATTACTGGTGTGATATCCGAACCAACAATCTCAGACAGAATACCAGCATCAATTTTGCCGCGCTTAGAATAGAACCCAAGAGCTTTAACGATGGATCGCGCGTCTGGGTAGTGCTTCTTAACGAATCCGGCGATCACCTGCTGGTCATATTCGATTTTCTCGATTTCGAGGATACCGAAACAGCGTTTGATCATTTGCTTCATCAGTTCAACGCGTTCTTCCTTCGACGGGGAACCGAACTTGACTACCGGACAGCGGGAGATCAGCGCAGGGTGAATCCCGTTGATGTTGTTCGCGGTGATCATAACAGTAACGTTCTTGCTGTACGCTTCGATAAAGCTACGCATGTGCTTCTGTGCTTCTGCCATGCCTGGGCGATCGAATTCGTCAATCAGAATGATTTTACCGCCTTTCTTCTGCGTCATAGAGGACGCGTAACGATCCAGTTCGTTACGGATGAAGTTCACACCACAATCGGAACCGTTGACAAACATCACTTCCGCATCAACTTCGTTAGCCAGAACCAGCGCCAGCGTTGTTTTACCCGTACCTGGGGAATCAGAAACCAGAGTCATGTTGTCGATTCGTCCAGACTTGATGAAGCCGCGCATCGTCGCTTTATCAGCAGCAGGGAGAATGCATTCATCGATCGTCGTCGGGCGATAGCGCTGATCCCATGCGAATTCTTCGGGAGACTGGGAGATTTTGCCGTATTTGGTTTCGATTAACTGTACGTTTTCACTAAGTTCCATAATATTACCTTCAATTGATTATCAAAAAGGGGCTTAACGCCCCTTGTGTACTACTTTGTTTATCTTACTTGAACTGGCTGGTTGCTTCAAGTACCACTACATACGCAACGCCGTTTTCGGACGAGAATTTCGCAGCGCCGCGAGAAGAGATTTCAACTTTGTAATCGCTGTTGATGAACTGCATGTTGTCAATCTTCATATCGAAGTTGAACATGTTATCACCTTCGTAATCGCCCACTTCCACAGAGAAGGTTGACTGGCTTTCTTTACTTTTCGCGGTGATTACCAGCTTGCCGTTGATTGGCTCAACAGACAGGTCGGTCAGTTTCATCATGCGTGACGCTTTGATCAGTTTTTCGAAATCGTTCGCGCTAATCTGGAAAATCAGATCCGCAACTGGCATTTCCAGACGCTTCTTAGGCTGTACGATTGTGGTTGGATCGCTTGAACGCTCAACGATTTTCATTTTCTCACCACGAATGACGATTTCGCCAGTGGACAGATCGTGAGTTACTTCGGCATCAGTGCCTACAACGTTCAGCATGTTCAGGAATGAGTTCAGATCGTAGATACCTACATCTTCGTCAATTACGTCAGAAATCGTTGCTTCTGCGTAAACTACGCTGTTGATGGATTTCGTCATAATGAACGAACCCTTTTTCAGCATTACAGACGGGTTGATCTGGGAGAAGTTTTTCAGGATGTCGATCGTTTGTTTAGAGAATTTCATATTCAACCTATAGTTTTCAATTAGGCAAAAGTGCCGTTAATCAGGGATTCTACAACGCGATCCGCCGCATTGTCAAGGAATTCTTTGCTTTTGGATTCTGTGATTTTCGTACCCGCTTCGCGAGCGTCGTGAATCAATCCGGTATGTACTGCGCTTACTGCTTCGTCGATCCGTTTGTAATGCTCAAAGCGTTCAGCTTGAGGCATCGCACGGAAAATCTCTTTGATGTTTTCCGGCACTTTACCTACCCAGGATTTGCGAACGTTGTTCAGATGCGCTACATATACGTTTTGTTCTAAATTCATATCTACCTCAAACTTTCAAATTGGGGGCTTTCGCCCCCGTAAGCATTACAGATCCAGCAGTTTATCCAGGTCGTCATCACCGGAACCACCTTCCAGATCAAACGGAGGGGTATTATCATCTTCCGGTACGCTTCCGCCTACGTTCAGTTGACTTACGCCACCAGATTCTTTAGCACCTTTGGACTGGTTGCCATTATCGAAGTTTTTCAGTTCGTTGTCAAATGAGTTCAGTTCTGAATCCAGATCCGCACCAGCGCTTGCGCCAGCACCCATTGCAGCACCACCGAATACTTTGGTGAACTTCGCGGTCAGTTCCGCAGTTGGTTTGAACTGGTCTGGAGCAGTGATTGGACGCAGATCGCTCATACCTTCGAAGATTTCTTTCTGACGCGCTTCGTCTTCGATGCCTTTGATTGGGCCAGGAACACCAAATTTGCTGTCGTCGTAGTTAGGCCAGTCGCCTACTTTCTTCGCGGTCAGGGTGAAGTTAGCGCCACCAAACGGACAGGTCACAGCAACACCTGGTTCATCCAGATCTGGGTTCCCCGCGATAGCCGCAGTGATTTTATCCATGATCTTTTTACCGAAGCGGAACTTAAACACCTTACCTTCGTTTTCCGGGTGCATTGGATCTTTAACCACCAGAATGTTCGCCCAGAACGATTGTTTACGTCCGATCATACCCAGTGTTTTTTCGGCTTCGCTGCCTTTCACTTTCGCTTTTTCGAACAGATCGTTTTCAGAGATATACTGACACACAGGGCAAGCATCGTAATCGCCGTGGGTAGACGGGCAGTTTTCGATGAACCACTGGTTATTCTTTTTGAATGAATGGTTGACGATACGCACGAACGCCAGTTCATCATCAGATCGGTTAGGCAGGAAGCGGATCACCGCAGAACCGTTTTTCTGTGCATCGACACCGAGTTTCCACTCTTTTTCATCTTTCTGGAAGCCGGATGAACCTTTCAGAGCGGCGACTTGTTCTTGCAGTTTGGTTGGATCTTGACGTTTAAAGAATGACATATGTTATTTCTCGTTTAAGTTAATTAAAGTTTGTTTCATTAAGTTTCGGTATTTTACGATTTCTTCGTTACTGATTTCAACTAATTTTCTGTATGCGTTTAGTTTTTTACTAAATTCATTCCAGACGAAATCCGTTGCGATTTCATCGTGTTTATTTATGATGTCTAAAAACGAGTCGAGGATCAAGAATGATTCATAAGAAATCACCCCAGACTGTACGAGTTTGCTGATATACGAGGTTGATGATTTGACGCTATACTGAAACACCGTTGAGAGGGGAATACCTTTCATGCGGGAAAATTCATACAGGTTTTTTACATCGTCCACGAAAATATTATCAATTCGCCTCAACTTGCCTATGTATTGACGATAAAACACGATCGTATCTTCGTCTACATCCCCGACCCAGAAGTCGGGGTTAGCTACCATGTTGGAGAGAAGTATAAGATATATTTCTTTGAATGTAAACCTTTCGGCTAACTTTTTGAAAAAATACTTATCTCTTCTCTTTTCGAACGCTTTTTCAGTGATCTTTATTTCCCATTTGTACTTGATCGCGTCATACTTCCCAGCAAAGTGATTTTTCATCACCAGATACAGTTTGTATACCGCGATCGGTTTCAAACGGGAATTAGCGTCTGAACTGTCAAACGGGGTTTTAAATTTCACATGAAATCATCCAGTGTTTGCGTCGTCGCGTGGTCTTTAGCCACAGAAGGACGCAGCAGATTGTTTTTAATGGCTTCGTCGCTAATCTTGTCGATGATCGCTTTCGGTACTGTTTTGGACAGCATAGCATAATCAATGCTGTTTTCGTCCATCCATTGTAACGTAGCTTCCATGTAGGTTGCCCCCTCAGAGGCAACCAGATTTTCGATATACAAGCCGACTTCGGTTTTGTTTCCGATTTCGCTCATATTACGCCTTATCGATCACATCGTACAGTTCGATAAGTTCGTTGTTCTGTTCTTCGAACGCGGTACGTGCCTGTTCGTGATACAGTTTGAACAGCTTGCCGAAGGTTTTACCGTCGATACCATAATCCGTTTTCGCTTTGGATTTGATGTCTTTGAAAGAACCCTGGAAATGTTCGATCTGAGTTTTCACGTTCGACGCTTCTTTGATCAGTTCTTTAACCGCTTTAGCGATGTCTGGGTTTTCTTGCAGTAATTCTACACTCATTTTGTTACCTCAAAAGTCACTTAGTTTTTCATACATACGGGTAAGTTTGCATTCCATGAAGTATTTCTCCATTTTTGCTTTGTTCCCGATTTTTGGAGCATTATACGCTTCTTCGATTGCCGTTGCAACATCTTTCGGAATAAAATCAAAGTCGCGAAGTTCTTCGTTTTCTCTGTAACGGATCGCCCACTCTTCGGGCATACCCACGGTCGGATCGTCCGCTTCCAGCCAGGCTTCGAGTTCAGCAGCCCTGATTTGTGGGGCGCGTTCTCCTTCAACCTTCGTAACAATATAGTCATTTCGCATTTTAATGCAAGCGATACTATCTTTTTTATCGCCCTTAATGATCTTCATGCGCAAATCGTTACGCGGTGAACCATATTTCGGTGTAACCCATTTCTTTTGGGTTGGCGACCACTGACGCACACCCTGATATTTTTGAAGGGCTGCAAAGTCACCATCAGCAGAAACGATCAGGACACGTTTACCTTCGGATACCGCTTTACGCGTCACTACACCGATCACGTCATCGGCTTCTGCGAAGTCAACGCGGATACCTTTGTACGGTAGATTAGCACGGATTTCATCGTATGTCGGGTGAAGGAAACCATTCAGACGATCCCAGTCCCAATCCGATGCTTCTTGTTCCATTTTTCGTTTCTTTTTGTAGTACCAGGCTTTACTTCTGCGCCAATACTTGTTATCATCAAAGGCTAGAACAATTTCAGGGTACTCGCCTTTGAATTTAACCACATTGTGACGAATGGTGTCAAGCACTATGTGACGAACAATTTGTTGGTTGATGTCATTCTGGTCTTTCGGCTTGAAGTTGTTCATCAACGTTGCTACCGAAAGGTTTGAAATATCTATACACATCACATCAACAGGATCATCGTCATTGCTCATTAAGCTGTTCAGGTTGAACATACTTGCAAATGAAGACATTTCAATACCTCGTTGTTGTTGAATGAAACTGATTATAGTGATCACTTTTTCAAAGTCAATAGATCATTTCAAAAATCTGAGCGAAGCGAAGGACACGAACGTAGTGAGTGTCTATGTACTGAATGTACGTTTTAATATTTTTATATTTTATATATAGAGAAAACAGTACATTTCCGTATACTTTTTAACCAGATCTAACTATCCGTTTCGCTTCGCTCACGGAAGCGCTTCGCGCTGATTTTATTAAATAATATAGATTGGAAGTAGGTTTGAAACACCTGATTCAATCGGCTATAATGAATGTATTCAATTTGGAGAATATAATGACTACAAAGATTTATGCAGATAATGATAAGCTGTATCCAGTTATGTGTAAGTGGAAACAGCAAATCCGTGAAACTGGTGATCGTAAGATGCCGGATGAACTCGGTATTGCGATTATGAACATTGCTCACGGTTTGGCACGTCGATACAACTTCAACCGTTATTCCGAAGACTGGAAAATGGATATGATCGATGATGGAATTTCGGCAACGATTTCCGGCCTTCATAACTTTGACGAAACCAAATATACAAACGTCTACGGTTACATCAACAAGGCTTGCTGGCAAGCGTTTGTAACTCGTATTCTCTACGAGAAGAAAGAGAACGCGAAGAAATACAAATACTTCCTGGAACATGTCTATGACAGCGATGATACTGATATGACCACGATAGCCGATGAAACTTTCATTCAGGATATCCATGACAAACTTAATCAGTATGAAGAGTCCGCGAAAAAACCCAAAGATAAAATCGAGGTTGTGGACGAATCGCCAACATTGGAAATGTTTCTATGAAAATTAAAATTGACCTGAACAAAATTTTAGCAGATGCTAACGACGAAATTGATCTGCTTCCTTACCTTGTGAAATTAGAGTTGCAGAGCTTAGGGATTCCGATTATCATCGACCCTACAGATGTACGAGATCCAGACTTCCAGATAACAGAAGGTCGTCTGGACTATGTAATAAACGCCGAAACAATGATCATGGAGATCACTTACTATGAACGTGCAGCATGAAGTAATCGACGAAGTACACCAAAAATCAGCGCTGGATCTTCGTGAAGAAGAACTGGACTCCATCAAGGGTACACGCATTGAACAGGAAGCCCTACGCAAAGCGCAAAAGTTCATGCGGAAGAACAAGGCGGAATGGAAGCGACTGCATAAACACGCAGAGAACGCACTCTTCGAAGGTAACAAAGAGCAGTACGTATACGCGATCAAAAAGATGCGTGATATGCTCAAGCAACCATACAACGATGAACTGATTGAAACGATGTGGATCACTTCGAACCAGCAGTTGAAAGACCTGTTCATCATGGCTTCTGAAAAATACGGCAAATAAACCCCTTCGGGGGTTTTGAGGTTTATATGAACTATGTTTTAATTGGGGATACCCATGCCGGACTTCGCCAGGATAACCCCTGGAACGAAGAAAACCTGTATGCGGTATTCAAACAGATCGTCGAGTATTGCAAAGAACACGGGATCACGCGCGGCTTCCATGCTGGCGACTTCTTCGACGTTCGAAAAGCAACCACACAAACGACAATGAATTTTGTTCGTGAAAAGCTGGTTCCTCTTCTGATTGAGGCGGGGATCACTCTGGATGTTCTTGTCGGCAACCACGATTGCCAATTTAAGGACAAAATACGCCCCAACGCGCCACGCGAGATACTAAGTCAATACGAATGCTTTAATGTCATCGACGAACCGACCACGGTTGATTTAGGTGGCGGAAATTCGATTGACCTAATCCCGTGGATTTGTCAGGAAAACAGCCAGCGTATTTTTGACTACATCAAACAATCGAAAGCTAACTTTTGTTTGGGACACTTCGAACTGTCTGGTTACTATTTCTACAAGAACAGCAAAGCCGATCATGGGCTGGAACCTGATTTCTTGAAGAAGTACGATCGTGTTTACTCTGGACACTATCACCACGCTAACGAGGGTGACAACGTGTTTTATATCGGTACGCCTCTGACTATGAGCGCGAACGACGAAGACGAAACACGCGGTTTCTATGTGTTTACGGGCAAGCCTGAATTGACTTTCATCGCTAACCCTGTGTGCCACCATCGCCGGATCATGTATCCAGCACAGAAAGATGTTGATCTTGAACAGTTCCGCAACTGCGCGGTGCGTCTGATTGTTAGTGAAATTGATCAGGGGCTTGCAAAGTTCCAAACCAAAATCGAAGAAATTGCCTATGAAATCAACATCATAGACAAAGTTAAAACAGATTCAGATGTCGATACCGACTTTGAAATCAAAACCGTTCGTGGGCTTATCACTGAGTATATCGCCAACATGCAGATCACCGACGATGAAAAAGAGGAAGTGAATAAGCTGATCAGCGAACTCTACGCGGAGGTGTCAAGTGCATAGCCGTTATGATGAATATTTCGGGGCGAATCCCCGATATTCTCACCTGTTGCGTATGTTGGGAATGAAACACATCATTTCCACATCCGACGAAGCAGGGGAAACCAGCGCAGTTTGTTTGACCATCATGAAGGGTGCATGGCATTCATCACGAACATGGTCAATATTCATGCTTGATACACTGGACGACGATACTCTATCATATAGTATTGATTCATCAGTTGTTCAAATGATCACTGAATTATGTGAACGGATTTTAAATGAAACTAAACTTTAAGAAAATCACGTATCAAAACATTTTGTCGGTCGGGAACACCCCGATCGAACTGAATTTTGATACGGCAAAGAAAACTCTGATCACGGGGAAAAACGGTGGCGGTAAATCGACACTGATCGAGGCGTTAACCTATGCCCTGTTCGGTAAGTCATTCCGCGATCTAAAAGTCGGGCAGTTGGTGAACAGCGTCAACAAAAAGAAATGCCTGGTTGAACTGGAAATCGAATACGGGAAAGACTCGTACAAAGTTGTGCGCGGACAAAAGCCGAAGGTGTTCGAGATCTGGAAGAACGGCGAGAAGTTGCCGGAAGACTCCGCAGCAGGTGATTATCAGGCACAGCTTGAATCTATGCTGAACATCAACCTTGTGGGCTTCAAACAGGTTATCGTTCTGGGTACAGCGGGTTACACCCCATTCATGGAACTGAAAACCCCAGAACGCCGGAAACTGGTTGAAGATTTGCTGTCTCTGTCCGTCATCAGTGAAATGGATAAGCTGAACAAGTCATACATTCGCGGTGTTAATCAGCAGTTGGATACACTCTCAATGCAGGGTAATCACATCCAGCAGCAGATCGCAACACATCAGCGCTTCATTGACGAACAGCGAGCGAAAGCGAACCAGAACAACGCCCGATACAAAGAGATCTACGATAGTCACGTAGAAACCGCAAAGAACATCAAAGCACAGCTTATGCAGTTGCAAGCGGAGATTGCGGAATCGGTGATCACTGGAGAAGACCGGACGGAAGATATCAACAAACTCCGTGACGGTTATTCGCGGCTCTCAATGACTGTAGAGCAGTTTAAAAAGCTGGAGGTGATGTATCAGAAAGGCGGTGAGTGTCCGGCCTGTAAGCAAGCGATTAAACCCACTCCTGAGCGTATGGCGGAGATCGCAGAGAACATCAAAGCGGGTACACAGCGTTTAACCCTGATCAAAACCAAACAAGACGAGTTACAAGGGATCATGAATGACTTGCTTCAACAGCAACGCGCACTCAATGCCCTGAAAACCAAATATGAAGCCCTGAAAGGTACACTGCAAAACGAAGTTGCCAACGCTAAACGAGCACAGGCGATCATGGAACAGGCAAGCGCGGAAGTAGTCATTGATGAAGAACCCGTGAAGCAGTTGCAACAGCAGGAAGCAGAACTGAACGAAAAACGACAAGGCTACGTCAAGGAAAAATATATTCGTGGTATTGTTACGGATATGTTGAAAGATTCCGGCGTTAAGGCCAGCATTGTTAAGCGCTATATTCCGTACTTCAACAAACAGATAGCATATTATCTGGATCTGTTGGGTGCGGATTATCAGTTCACTTTAGATGACGAGTTCAACGAATCGATCAAATCACTGGGGCGCGATGATTTCAGTTATGCGTCATTCAGTCAAGGCGAACGCGCTCGCATCAACTTGTCTATTCTGTTCACATGGCGTGACGTGACAAGTAAAGTATCAGGCGTGGATCTGTCTCTGCTGGTACTTGATGAATGTTTCGACGGCCCCCTTGACAAAGACGGCTCTTTTGCTGTAAAAGGATTGCTTGATGGTGTTAACGGGAATTTGATTGTGATAAGTCATCAGGATTTAGATCCAGAAGATTTTGACCGACACATCGTTATGTCGAAGGTCGGTCGATTCTCGAAGATGGAAATCAAGAAGTCTTAAACTTGCAGTTGTCAAAATGCCATCGTTTCATATTGGTGGCATCACCAACTTTAGCGCAATGGGGGCAAGTTAATTGCTCCCTTTTCTTTTGTGTTTTTCTGTCTGGGTTCTGAGTACAATATGGAATATGACTGTTCAAGTAATGCACTGTCGATTCTGTACCGCAATGAGGACAAGAACCGCGCTCCGATACTACGTTGCTGTTTTTATGTGCTCGCATGACTCCTGCAAATGCATTCACTTTCCCTTCGTTGCCTGGCTTGTGCTTGCAGTTGTCGAAGTGCCAGCGGTTCATATTACCTACTAAGCCGGACGTATTGCAATGAGGACACGTAACCCTGTTCTGTTGAAGTTTGGCCTGTCTCATGCGTAAGCGTGTCTCTTCGCTAAACTCTTTCTGTTTCTGGGCTTCAAGTGCTTTCTCTTTCAACCATCCATAGCGACGGTTTGCTGTACGCGCAGACGATCGAGAAGTGCCAACTGTAAGCATGTTAGCAGCATAAATTAGTTTATGGTTGCCTGGATACATCTTGACCAATAGCAGGTGTGCTATGAAGTGTTGACGTGCTGACAGTTCAACCAGATTTTCGGGATCGTCCGATCCTCCCATGCATTTTGGAACGATGTGATGTTTCTCTGTATACTCTGCATCCGTTCCGATAGTCATGAGTTGTTCGTAAATCTTATGATAATTCATGATGATAACCTGTATTTGATAGTCCGTTAGATACCCCTATTTAGGAACATGATTATGATAGAAAGAGAGTTTGAACTGATAACAAGCCCCGAAGTGGAGAGGTTTTATCTCCATAATGAACTATTGGAAGAAAAACATGTAGTTACAATGGCAGATGTTGAGGAAGCATTCAAAGATAACCCCATTGAATTGACACGCATCAAGAATAATAAATCTTCGGTGTGGTTCCTCGAAAAAATCTATTGACAGCAAAACATAAATACCTTAAAGTTGCCCGTGTACTGAGTTACATGGGCTTTTATTTTGAGGAACGGAAAATGATTAACGAACAAATGTCACACAGCGAAGCATTGAAGATTTTGGGCGCTACTGGCGACGAATCTAAAGCTGAACTGTCAAAGCTCTTTAAACGTGCTTCTCTGCGCAATCACCCCGACCGTGGTGGTAGCACTGAACTCATGCAGAAAATCAACCAGGCGTATGACGTTGTAACCAAAACAAACAGCGCTGGTAAAACTTACAGTGATGTTCGCGCAGAACACGCAGCAAACAAAAAAGCATGGGAAGAAAAATTTGCAGCGTATTTCGTGGTTGCGAAAAACTATTTCAGCACGAAATTCAACGCGCAAGAGTTCGCGGAATACTTCACGAAATTCACCGGACAACCAACAACCTATACTCAGTCAATCAGCGAAGTTCGCGGTCATACTGTTCACGCGACATATCGTTTCACCTCTGGTGATGCGTTCTTTGACTTCTCTTTCTCTTGTCAACCGCCGAACGGTCAAGGTTTAGCAGCGCCGGACGCGTCCGCACTGGGTAACGTATCAGTTAATACTCTGGTTCTGGTTGGTACGAAGAAACACAAAATGGCAAGCCGTGATTACCAATGGGGCAAGAACCCAGACAAAATCACGCCGGAAAGCCTGTTCCCTACTAAGAAACTGGAATCCATCTTTAGCCCGACTAAGAAGGATCTCAAGTTCAAACGCGCGGACTACATGACATCCTTTGCCCGTATCCTGGGTGCGAAGGTTAGCGGTAACGATGTTATTGTTGATGTTGGACACTATAAAGTTCACTTCTACCGTCACGTATTCATGCGTAAAGGCGCGTATGTGTTCCAGTATGTTGTTGACCCAACTGTGAACAAATTCAAACCTGCTGAACGTCTGAAAGGTACTATGCTGGAAGATGAAGACGGTGCATGTCTGGATATGATCATCGACACTTTCAAAGAAATGCAGAAAGTGAAACCAGACGCAAGCGGCATCGCAGCGGTAATCGACCGGATGAACGCAGAGTTTGCAGCGGGGCATCGTTCAGCATCTTTTGTTAAACGTACCGCACAGCAAGCAGCAGCACCAGCGCCGGAAGAGAAACCAAAACGCACCGTTAACCGCATCAATAAAGATGACTATTTCAACGCACTGAAACAAGCAGGGGCAACATTCCGCAGTAACTACGGTGAGTTTGATAACGGCGCGGGTTTGACTTTCCACTTCAAACGCGAGATCAGCAACCGCAAAGGTTTCTGGAGTTTCAGCAGCTTTGATTTCATGCACTCCGGTCAGAAACATGTGGAATGGTTGAAAGATATCGACATTGATGAGGATAGCAAAGGCGCAAGTATCGGTTTGCTGGTTGATACCCTGAAACAACTTCGTGGTGTTGCTGACTGGTACACAGCCCGTAAGATCCTGGAAGGTATGCGTGATAACTTCAAGGCTGGTAAATTCTCCGCACCTCATGTGAAGAAAGAAGCCGAACAGAAACGCACTGAAACGCAAGCTAAGGACGAGTTAGGCGCACAGCCTACGAAACCACAGGCAGCGAAGAAAGAAGCCCCAGCGGTTGATAAGGCGCATCAGGCACAGATGGATCGTGAGAAGTCACAGATGAATGCAACCATTCGTTCTATGCTCTCTGCCCTGGTTAAAGCCGGACGCAAAGACACGCCGGAAGAAATTAAAAAAGCAGTTGATGAAGCAATCGCTCTTTGGCGCTTGAAATACTAAATCACTGTGTTATACTGGGAACTGTTGAAAAGCAGTTCCTTTTTTTATGAGGAAAATACTATGAGTTGTCCAACATGGGCGCACTTTGAAAACCTGAAAGAAGGTACGCAAAAACGCGTGTTTATCAATCTGGGATGGTTCGCACCTACAGATTTTGACATTGCTGAAATTCTGGTTAATGCCAGTAAAGAGATCAGCGATACTTACGAATGGGACTGTGTGAGAATGCCAGTTCTACCAGGGCAGTTTATTGATCGCGAGAAGTTCGAAGCAATGCGGATCGCCGTCGAAGGTATCAATTCGCTGCATCCCCCAAGTTTGGGTATGCATTACCGCCAGCGTTTTACCTTGAAAACCGCATGGACTAAAGATAAAGAATGGGTGAAAGTATGATTATTCAGGTATCGGTTCAGGGAAATACCCTGACAGTAACAAATTCCATTATGACCGCTATGGCTGCGTGTCGTGATCATGTGATGTCAAACCCTCCGGTAACGGAAATTCTGGAAATTGATGTATGGGAAGACGGTGTGATCGAAGAATCCTTTGGTTTCACTCCGTTAGAGGAAGATTTACGTAAAATGGAACAATGGCTATGGCAAACTGTACCCCAATGAAACTACCAAAGCACACAACCCTGTTAACCCGCGAAAAACTTCATTCTGTTGAGTGGAGTCCGTTAGATGTGATGGTGTTCGATCTGGAATCCAAAATCATTAACGCTCATGTTAACGGATTGAGTATCTTTTCTGTTGAATTTGAAAAGATTCGCGGGTACAATGAAGCCTGTAAAGACAAATTGCGCGTCATGGTTGAAGCTATGGGCTACATCGTGACTATTGAAGACAACAAAATGTGGATCGCGCTATGAGCAAAGTAAAAGCAGTTTTCGCCGTTGGTCATGATATGTACGAAATGGACTATGCTTTCGGTTATGAACAGGGTTTACCGTGGGGACACTGCAAAGAGGATTTACAGAACTTCAAAGCAGAAACCGCAAATAGCGTCCTGATCATGGGTGCGAACACTTTTACTTCTCTGCCTGGTAAATTGCCAGGGCGAGTGCATTGCGTTCTGTCTGCGTCCGGTCAACGTCTGGTAACGAAGAACGGGAATACCGCTGATTACATCATCCACGGCGGCGGGTTGTCTGCTGCAATCGACGTGATGAAAGCAACGCATCCAGATAGTGATGTGTGTATCATTGGCGGTAAGGGGTTGCTTCGGGAAGCAATCAATAATAAACTGGTTGATGAAGTGGTTGTGACCCACATTTACGGACATCATGCATATAATGCACCCGCGTTTAAACGTGATGTTTCGTTCACTGTTCCTGAATTCTGCGAAGCGGTTCTGAAATATGAACTGACCGATTTCAAAATTCAACAGATCGAATCAAACGAACGCGTCAGAAAAATTATCGTCGATCGACATACGAAAAAGGCATAAAATGAAACAATATCTTGATATCGTCAACACCGTTCTAACACACGGTACTGAATCAACCGATCGTACTGGTGTTGGTACATTGCGCATCTTCGGGATGCAAGCACGTTGGAACCTCGCAGAAGGTTTCCCAGCGACTACCAGTAAACAGCTATTCTTCAAACCGTGTAAGCATGAATTACAATGGTTCCTGTCCGGTTCTACCAACGTGGAAACACTGCGTAAAATGACGTGGGGCGAAGATAGCGATAAGCGGACGATCTGGGACGATAACTACGAAAATCAGGCTAAAGCGCTGGGTTATACGAATGGTTATCTGGGGCCGATCTACGGGCATCAATGGCGCTCGTTTGGTGAAGAAGGTTTTTACACTGGTGTCGATCAGATTGCAAAAATCATCGAACAACTGAAAACCACACCAGACGATCGCGGGATCATCGTTTCTGCCTGGAACCCTGTTGATCTGGATGATATGGCGTTGCGTCCGTGTCACTGTTTCTTCCAGTTCGTCGTAATCAACGGCAAACTGTCTCTACAGTGGTATCAGCGTTCAGTTGATGTCTTCTTAGGGTTGCCGTTCAATATCGCCTCCTACGCTCTCCTGACGCATATTATCGCTGATATTTGCGGGTATGAAGTGGGCGATCTGGTTTGGACTGGCGGTGATGTCCATATCTACAAAAACGCAGTAGAACAAGCGAAAGAGTTGTTGAAGCCGGAACGCGCACCGCTTCCACTTCCGACGCTCGTAATGCCGAAGGTAAATAGCTTACTTGATTTGGATCAAGAATTCTTTGACTCCATCCATTTGAAAGACTATAATCACCACGGCTCGCTAAAAGCAGCTATGGCAGTATAAACAAAGGGGGCGAAAGCCCCTTTCTTAACAAGGTAAGATAATGAGTGATATTAAAACAGTAGTGAAGTCTTCTGGCGTAAGTCAAACGTTCGAAAAAGAAAAACTGTTCAAAGTCCTTAATTGGGCGAGTATTGGAAGAAATATTGATGTTAACGCATTCCTTGAAAGTGTCGTTGACCTGCTTCGTGATGGTATGACTACCAAACAGATCCAGGCTGTAGCGATCAAGTATGCAGCGGATCGAATCTCCGCAAAAGAACCTGACTGGCAGTATGTAGCGGCTAACCTCGAAATGTTCGCCCTTCGTAAAACCGTTTACGGGCAGTTTGACCCGATTCCGTTCTACGACCACATCGCTAATCTGGTTCTCGCTGGGAAATACGATAAAGAAATCCTGGCAAAATGGACTCCAGCGGAGATTGATTATCTGGAATCGAAAATCAATCACGATAAAGATTTTGAATTTTCGTATGCTGGCGTTCAGCAGTTGATCGGGAAATATCTGTTACAGGATCGCACGTCCGGCGACATCTACGAAACACCACAGTATGCATTCATGCTGATCGCGATGTGTCTGCATCAGGACGAAAAACACGCTGATAAAATCAGTCATGTGGTTGACTTCTATAACGCAATTTCGGATCGTAAACTGTCATTACCTACGCCTATTATGGCGGGTGTGCGTACTCCTACGCGTCAGTTCTCCAGTTGTGTTGTAATCGAATCTGGTGATTCTCTGGGTTCTCTGAACGCTGTTACGTCCGCGATCGTGAAATATATCTCTCAACGTGCGGGTATCGGTGTCAACGCCGGACACATTCGCGCTATGGGTTCAAAAATCCGTGGTGGTGAAGCAGTCCATACAGGCGTTATCCCGTTCTGGAAACACATTCAGACGGCGGTTAAATCTTGTTCCCAGGGCGGTGTTCGTGGTGGTGCAGCAACCCTGTATTATCCGATCTGGCATCTTGAAGTTGAAAACCTGCTGGTTCTGAAAAATAACCGTGGCGTTGAAGAAAACCGTATTCGTCACCTGGATTATGGCGTACAGCTTAACGATTTGATGTATAAGCGCTTAATCAATAACGATTACATCACTCTGTTCAGCCCTGACGTTGCGAATGATCGCCTGTATGACGCGTTCTATCAAGCGGATCAGAGTGAGTTCGAAGAACTGTATACCAGTCTTGAAAAAGACCCAACGGTACGCAAGAAACGCATCAAAGCGGTAGATCTGTTCCAGTTGCTTGTTCAGGAACGCGCACAGACCGGACGCAACTACATTTTCAACAGTCATCACGTAAACCAGCAGGGTAGTTTCTCTGTTCCTGTTCGTATGTCGAACCTGTGCTGTGAAATCGCGATCCCAACTTCACCGCTGGATGACGATGATAAACTGGCTGGCGAAATTGGACTGTGTACGCTTATGGCGATCGTTCTCGATAATGCCGATATAAGCGAATTCCCAGCCCTTACACGCATCGCAGTACGCGCACTGGATAACTTGCTTGATTACCAGAACTACCCTGTTGCAGCGGCTCTGAAAGCTAAACAGCGTCGTTCTCTGGGTGTTGGTATCACCAACTATGCATCCTGGCTGGCAAGCAACTATTGCGACTACTCCGAAGCATATGCCGGAAACGTTCATGAGTTGATGGAAGCGTTTCAATTTAACCTGCTGGTTGCCTCTATGGAACTCGCACAGGAACGCGGTGCATGTGGACTGTTCCACGAAACGAAATATGCACAAGGGCTGTTGCCTATTGACTGGTACTGCAAAAACGTTGATGAACTGGCATCACCTGTGTATAACTGCGATTGGGAATGGTTACGCGGTGAAATCAAAAAACATGGCTTGCGTAACTCAACGCTTTCTGCTTTAATGCCTTGTGAAAGTAGCTCGCAGGTGAGTAACTCAACCAACGGGATTGAACCTCCGCGCGGCCCTGTGAGTGTGAAATCTTCGAAAGAAGGTTCATTCAATCAGGTAGTACCAAACCAGAATAATCAGATTGACTTCTATGATTATCTCTGGACAATGGCAAAACGTGGAAACAAAGGTTATCTGTCTCATGTAGCGGTTATGCAGAAGTTTGTTGATCAGGCTATCTCTGCAAACACAAACTATGATCCGGCTAACTTCCCAGATGGTAAAGTGAAATCTGAAATCATCCTTGAAGATCTGCTGTATGCAAACTATTTCGGCATCAAAACGCTGTACTACCACAACACCCGCGACGGTGCAGGTGAGGAAGAGGCGGAAGATTGCGAAGGTTGCAAAATTTGATTCAATGCCCCTTCGGGGGCTTTTTATAAGGTAAATCCATGTTAACTGTAATGAACACAAACCCAGATCACAAACACTTAGAACAGCCTATGTTCTTTGGTGAGGATACGGGCGTAGCACGATACGAAGAACAGAAACACCGTGTATTCGAAACCCTGACTGAAAAACAACTGTCATTCTTCTGGCGACCGGAAGAAGTGGATCTGTCGATCGACCGTATGCAGTACGCGAAAATGCCGGAACACGAAAAAATCATTTTCGATTCAAACCTACAATATCAAACCCTGCTTGATACCATTCAGGGACGCGGCCCTAACCTGGCTTTCCTCCCTATCGCTTCCGATGTCTCAATGGAAACGTGGATCGAAACATGGGCGTTCAGTGAAACAATCCATAGCCGCAGTTACACGCACATTCAGCGCAACCTACACATCGACCCGTCGAAAGAGTTCGATAAGATTCTGCGCAACGAAGCGATCATGAAACGTTCTGCTTCCATGACAAAATACTACGATGATCTGATCGCAGAATGTCATGAACTGAAAAATATTGTGCTCAAGCTGGAACTGTTTACCTCTCACGGATACCCAGAAGAATCGATCGCAGAGTACGAAAAGAAACACAAAGAGCAAATGCGTAAATGCAAAATCGCTCTGTATCTGTGTATGCACGCTGTCAACGCTCTGGAAGCGATCCGCTTCTACGTGTCGTTTACCTTCACGTTCAACTTTGCCGAACAAGGCAAGATGGAAGGTAACGCGAAGATCATGCGTCTGATTGCCCGTGATGAAGCACTTCATCAGAAAGGCACTCAAAGCAAGATCCGACTCTGGCAGATGGGTAAAGATGACCCAGAAATGGCGGAAATCGCTTACCAGTACGAAGAAGAAGCGACAAAGATTTTCCTGGAAGTGTACGAACAGGAAAAAGAATGGGCTGAACACCTGTTCTCTATCGGTGATGTAGACGGCGTATCCCTGAAAAGTACGATCGCCTATATTGAACACCTGACGGATCAGCGTATGCGCGCGGTTGGCTTGCAGTCTCCATTTAAACCAACGCCGAACCCGTATCCGTGGATGAACAAATGGTTGAAGTCTGACAACGTACAGGTAGCCCCGCAAGAGGTTGAAGTAAGTTCTTACCTGGTTGGCAACCTCAACACTGAGATCAGCGACGAAGCCTATGCAAAATGGCGACAAAAATACGCTTGATTGTCGCGTCGTAAACAAGTATAAAAGTGATTGGGATGTCGATATTCAAAGAGGTACGAAGTTCGGCAATCCCTTTTACAAGGGAACACGGGGTGAAAACATTCTTAACTTCATCCCGTATTTCCAAAACTTGATTCGAACTGGCGTGATCACAATCGACGAACTGAAAGAACTGGACGGGAAGCGGTTAGGCTGTAGTTGCAAACCCTTACCGTGTCACGGTGATTATATTGCTCACTGCGTCAATGTGTTGACCGGAAAGGTGAATAAGTTGGATATATAATGGACGATGTAACGTTTGGTGTAATATTTCCTTTGCGTCTGGGTTCAGACAAAAGGATAGATCGGAGTTTTGTTAAATGTGGCGAATTCCGGCATTGTGTGTATTTTATTGAAATCGACGGTCGGATAGTGTATGTTGGAAAATGTCGTGATTTGTGGAAGCGGTTAGACACATACCGCAATTCGAAATACTGGCGGGAAGCAAACCCCAGTAATATTCTGAAAACCGCACGTCTGGAAATGGCAATCAAAAAACGTAAGCGTGTAAATCTTATCGTGACAACACACGATGAAGACACATATCATGATTTTGAAATAAACATGATCCGAAAAATCAATCCTGAATGGAACAAACAGCACTATGACAAAGCTAACCAAAAATCAGAAAACCTTATTCAACCAGTTGATGAAACTGTGTAACGAAAGCGAATGCTTCTACTTCATTGATCAAAAAACTGTGATGCAAACCAATGTTCGCATCTTTAACTATCGCATGGCGAGCTATTCCGACTGGTTAAAACCTGGTGCGCTGGAATGTCGCGGCATCATGTTTGTAATGGATGGGGATACCCCCGTAAAACTCGCCAGTCGCCCTATGGAGAAGTTTTTCAACTATGCCGAGGTAAAGGCATGGGAAGCGCTGAAAGCCTCTCCTGTGACGATTGGTGAAACCGTAGTGGATGTGATGATTAAGGAAGATGGTTCCCTGATCTCCACCTTCTGTGATTCCGGCTATCTGGGCGTTAAGTCTAAAGCATCCGTTCAATCTGAACAGGCTATGGACGCTATGAGCGTGATCCATACTAACCGCGCATTGTTCGACCGCCTGACCGAACTGGTTAACGATGGTTTCACCGTCAACATGGAATACGTCGCACCGACAAACCGTATTGTAATTGGCTATCAGGAACCAGCAGTGGTGATCCTGAACATCCGTAATAACGACACGGGCGAATATGTTGATTATCAGGATATCTTCGCAGATGGTGTATTACGTCCGTTCCTGGTTGAGCGCGAGAAAATCGAAGTCACCGATCTGGATGCATTCATTACCGAAGCCTACACGAAAGAAGGTTTCGAGGGTTACGTAATCAAAACTGATAAAGGTTTTGTGAAAGCGAAAACAAACTGGTATGTAAACCTTCACCGCACGAAGGATAGCATCAACAATAACAAAGATCTGTTCTTAAATATTGTTGAAAATACCGTCGATGACCTGAAACAAATGTTCCTCGATGATATGTACGCACTCAAGAAAATTGACGCATTCGAAACGTTATTCCTTGATAGTCTGAATCGTCTGACTGCAAAAGCATTCCAGGCAATCGAAGACACGAAAGGCAAATCACGCAAAGACTACGCGATCGCCCTGAGCGCTGACTTAACCCCTGACGGTCGTATTATCTTCGGGCCTATGATGCGTTATTTCGATGATACCGATAAGCAAAAGCTGGTCGATAACATCGTTGCATTAATGGCGAAGAACTACGAACAGTTTATACCGGAAGAATATAAATGACATTACCAGCCTTTCCAAAGTTAACTTCTTTGGTGTGGCCTGTCATTGTAGCCCTGTCTTTGGCAGGGCTTTTGTACATGACAATCACGCTGAAAAGTGAAAATGACCAATTGGCTAAAGATATCAAAGAGTTACAGGCTGATATCAAAAAAGTCAAAGAGACAAACAACACCAATACGGTGATCTATGTCGAACAAAAAGGTAAGGATCAGCAGTTGGTCAAGGATGCCGGACGTAAAGATCTGCTGTTCAAGAAACCAGGACTGATCGAAATCAAGATCAACAAGTCCTTCGAAGAGTATATGGCGGAGTACGACAAATGAAAATTGCAACGTTAGCCCTTGTTCTGGGCGTTCTGTTGGTCGGGTGTGCTGAGAAGCCCCCAGAAAAGATTTTGCCTACGCTCCCCGCTAAGGTGAATCCGGTGAATGTGAAATGGAAAGTGGTTGCAGAAGTCCGAGAGATTGACGGTAAAAAATACCTTGTCATGCCTTATGACGGAAACCCATACGTTGCCCTTTCATATCCCGATTCGTTAATCTTCCGTAGCTGGATGAATGACGTTAAGCGTCAGAAAGACCAGACAGATAACATTCTGTGTACCGTGGGATACCCTGAGAAATGCAAGTCAAAATAATCAAGTCATTTTTCCGTGACATAACCGAAGGAAAGGTTTATGATGCGAAGAAGGACAAAGAAGGTCTCTGGATCGAAAATGACTGGAACCGTGATATGTGGCTCAATTTAACGAATGAGCATAACAAAGAACTGATTGAATATGAGATTGTGAAATGAATCTGTTTATTACTGTAGGCGTACCAGGTAGCGGGAAAACTACATGGGCGAAAGAAAAAGCACGTCAACTGGGAAACACTTTGACTGTTTCCCGTGATGATATCCGCAAAACCCTTTATTGTGCTGGCGGTGATCTCACTGGCTATCGCTTCACCGAAGAGAAAGAACTGTTTGTTTGCCGTGTGCAAGAAGATACAGTTCGTAATGCCCTGGCGAGTGGGAAGAACGTTATCGTTCACAATACCCATTTACACCAAAAAGATCATGATGTGTGGCGAGAGATCGCGAAAGAGTTCAATGCTGATTTCCATATCGAATGGATTGATGCCGATATCGTAGAACTCCTGAAACGCAACCATAAACGCGGTGTGAATGCTCTACCTGTTTCCCGTGTCTGGGCGATGTTCGAACAGTACCGTAAACTCCGTGGCTGGGTTCCGGCTATGAGCTATGCAGATCCGAGCAAACCGAAATGTGTTATCTTCGACGTTGACGGGACATTAACCAAAGTCGGACAACGTAGCCCGTATGACTTTACGAAGGTGATCAACGATCCGCCTAACCCTCCTGTTCAAGAACTGTTCAGGATGTATAAGGCCGCTGGCTATGCCTGTGTTGTTGTGTCTGGGCGTGAGGGTACTGTACAGTGCGCACATGATACCGCTGCAAGCCTGATCGGGTATGGTGTTGACCTGAGTGATGGTATCTACATGCGCGAAGAAGGTGATCATCGTCACGATATTCACGTAAAAGAGCAAATACTTGTTGAAAAGATTCTCGATAAGTATTATCCTGTTCTTGCAGTGGACGACAGGGATACACCAGTCGGGATGTGGCGAATGAACGGTATCCCATGTTTCCAGGTTGATTACGGCGACTTCTAAAAAACAGTTGACAGTGAGTGCGGGTGTGATAAGATACCCGCACAAACAAAGGAGAATATTATGGTTATTCGTGAAAATGAAAATGTGATGGTTGAACTGGGTGATCGTGTTAAAGTTGAGAATCCTGTTGAACTTCAACTGAAACTCAACCAGTTAGGCCAGCGCATTGCTGATAAAATTCCTGCTGGTTATACAGTGAAGATTGTCCGCGATGGTCAGTTCTCCTTCCTTCTGGGTATTTTGAGTCAACGTAACATCGTTGAACAGCAGTTCGGGATTCAGTGGAATCCGGTAACTAAATTCGTAACATGGGCGGGGGTATTATGAGCGACAAAATCAGAAAGATTCATCAGGCATGGTTCTGTACTGAACCAACGATGCTTCGTTATGGTTGTGTGTTTGGGTTGGTTGATAACGATCCTCAACAGGACATTGCAACAAGTCCGGTTGTTGAATACGCGATTCCGGCGAACAAATCGTTTGTTGAAGTGGTGACACGTTCAGGTACTACGTATCACATCGTCAACCCTGATAACGATTTCATCAAAGACATTCTGAAATATATGGATGACCGTTAATGAAATTCAAAGTAATGAATATGCTGAGAGCAATCGATCGGAGTCAACGTTCTCAATGTATTTCGAATCGTGTAGGTGCTATTATCGCGATTGGTGGTCGTGCCGTCGCGTGGGGCGAAAATAATACGGTTGACCTTGATTGTCGTTGCAACTCATGCAACAATCATATGGTGAATGATGACGGTAAACTGAAAGCGGTTGATCGTCCTGAACATTCAGCATGGTCAAACGATAACGAAATTCATGCAGAAATGAAAGCGCTATTGAGTGCGCACACAAGAGGTGTTATACTCAAAGACGCAGCACTTTACACAACTGCATCGCCTTGCCCTAACTGCGCGAAACATATCGAATGGTATGTTGCTAGCGGGGCGATTACATCGGTGTATTATCTCGATAAATACGATCGTGGTAATGATGAATGGATTTCACGCTTGCAGAAATATGGCTGTGTCGTGGAACAAATTAAACGGGAAGAGTTAGAATCGTTTATTGACTTTTCCAAAGTAGTGTTTAACAACAATGAGTAAAGAAATGTCTGAACTGAAAGTAAAAGCATCCGGCGAATATGTGATCATCGAAGCTACTGCGCGTCCGCAGGGTTCCGAAATCAAATCTGAATCTGGTATCGTGGTTGGTGTACGCCAGCACGGGGAACAACCTTTTTATGGTAAAGTTGTTTCTGTAGGCGTAGACGTTCCAGAAGAAGCGGCAGAACGAATCCTGGGTAAATTTATCCCACTGCCAAGCGCTCACATGGCGAATGTTCCTGACCCTGATCTGGTTGCGGGTTACATTTCCGAGAAAGAAGCAAAAGAGAAGGAAACGAAATACGTTTCCGCACATTACAAAGCAATCCAGGCAATCTACGAGATCTAAAAATGGCTAAATCAATTCAAGCAATTATCGCTGATACCGTCAGCAAATCCAAAAAGCTGTTCGACAAAGGCGAAATTCTGGAAGCCCCAGCGCGTATTGACGTAATGACAGCAATGATCATTGATGCGCATCAGGGTAAACTTAAATCCCGTGCCGATGAAGTCATGGCGTACATCGTCCAGTTCGAAGACGTATGTAAGTACGCGAAAGATGTTGATCCGCTGGTTCGTGGTATCTATCGCAGTCAGTTCTAAAAATTCCGGCCCTTTAGCTCAATAGGTTAGAGCGAGCGACTCATAATCGCGTGGTTACTGGTTCGAGTCCAGTAGGGGCCACCAAATAAGCAGGTATAGTTCAATTGGTAGAATATCTGGCTTCCATCCAGAATGTTGAGGGTTCGAGTCCCTTTACCTGCTCCAATTCGGGTGCGTAGCGCAATGCCGTTAAATGGTTCGGAATATGCAACCTTTCTCACGGAGAAGGCTCTGTTGGTATCCGGTAATAGGTTCCCCGGAATGCGGGGTGAAGTAAAGAAACTTCCAGCCCACAAATTTAAAGAGAAAAATATGAAAGGTCTTCAAAAGCTGTTTGAGTTAACCCCAAAAATTCGCGAAATCACTAAAAGTGACGATGAAATCAATAATGCATTGATGAAGTTTTTCACCGAAGAAATTGATGATTTTGAAACTCTGTTCCGTCACGCGTTAGAAGCGTATTCCGTGAACGGGTTCTTTGCATCACCGCAGGTGAACAGCAAGAAACAATGCCATCGTCGATTCTTCGACTGGTCGATCGTAAACGTAGTTCGCCGTACTGACATCGAACCAACAAATCACCAGTTGATATCTGTTGATTCTGCTGTGTTTATCATCCAGTATCTTATCAGCGGCGGTTTCAAATCGAACGATATTCCGTTCACAAACGAAGCTCTTATTGAAGAGTTCGAAGAAGCCCATAAGTACATCAAAGCAATTCGTTAATCATCAGGCTATCTTCGGATAGCCTTTTTTCTGGAGAAGCACATGCGCTTTTTAAAATACGCAAGCTGGCTTGTACTGGTTCCACTGGATATTCTTTCTGGTGTTCTGGCTATTCTGCTGGCTCCTTTCGTGGTTCCGTTCTATAGTGAAGAAACCGGACACTTACCTAAAGGGTTCTGTTGGATGGAAACATTCGATAACCCGATCGATGGTGATGGTGGACATATCCGGCGTTGGGCTAACATCCGGTATCATTTAGGCGCTCTGGGTGTGTATGCGCAACGTGTAGGCTGGTTGTGGCGTAACAAGGCGTACAACTTCGCTTATAACGTCTTAGGGCGTGAAGCACAATCAGACTTTGCCTGGAAGGGCAACCCGAAAACAGAAGGTGGTTCCGATCCATCACGTCACGGTTATCTGTTGATGTGGAATGATTCGGCATGGGGGCTTTATGTCTTCAAACCGTGGCTTAAAGTCGGAAAGGTTCAGTTCTGCTTACGCGTGTATTGCGGGTGGAAACTGAAACAGGAAGTAACTGACCCGAACGGGCTGGATCGTGCAATGCTGGCGTTCCATATCAACCCGTTGCGTTATTATGTCGTAGAAAGGTAATACAATGAAAGCATATCAGATTTTAGAAGGTTTACACACTGGCACAATCTACCTGGAAGAAGGTAATGATGTTCGTGTGGTGGTATCCAAAACCCTCGAAATGGATTCAGTGATCGGTAAAGCTCGCGTTGCTCCATTCGCAAAACGTGAAGTCGATATTGAATTTCAACCCACTGTTAAAGTGGAAGGTGGACAACACTTAAACGTAAACGTGTTGCGCCGCGAAACTCTGGAAGATGCTGTGAAGCATCCAGAAAAATACCCGCAGTTAACGATCCGTGTGTCCGGCTATGCAGTGCGTTTCAATTCACTGACTCCCGAACAACAACGCGACGTTATCGCACGAACCTTTACAGAGAGTCTATAATGGCGATTGAAGACGTACAGGGCTATAAGCCCCATTCAAAAGAAAAGATCGACAAAGTAAACCGCATCAAGGCCGCTGAAATTGCCTTGGGCGAAATCTTCAAAGAACTGGATGAAGAGTATTCAAGCGATTACGCGGTATCAGATACCGATTCATTCACAACAGAAGAACTCGATGCGATGCTTGAACGTGTCCATCAAATCCAACTGGCGAAAGACCGACTGAAAGAAGCCTCTATGTGGGCGTGTCGTGCGGTGTTCCAGCCTGACGAAAAGTATTAAAAATCAAGCCGTTGCCGAAAGGTAGCGGCTTTTTTCGTTTTTATGCAAAATAATGCTTGCACTGAATCCGACTTTCTTGTATCTTTAACCACGTAGGCAAGACAACTTAACTTTGAGGATGACATTATGAAAACTTACAACATGAAAGAACTGGTTTGCTTCAACACTCGTCGTGAAGCCCGTGCGTATGTTCTGGCTGCTGGTAAAAATACCTCTGCTGTAATCGACCTGGGTACTGATAAAGCTGTTGGCGCTCGTTGGGCTGCTGTTGTAGTTATCGCTGCTCCTGTGACTCCTGTTAAAACTCTGGTTCTGGGTGCGCGTAAAGCCGAAACTCTGAAAACCAGCACTTGCAATAACAGAGGTGTTCATAATGTCACCGTCATCAAAAAACGTAGCTTTGGTTTGAGGGCTTAACAATGAGTACCAAAGAATTAGAACAGAAAGTAATGGGGTTCATGAGTAACAGCGAAGATCGCTATGCAAAACACCTCATTGTCGAACTGATCACCGCGTTACGTCGCCGCGACAAAGAGATCGAAGAACTCAAAAACGCATCGGTTCAGGTTGTCTATAAAGATCGCGAGCGTAGTAGCTGGGAAAAAGAATGGGATGCAAACCCCCAAGACCGCCACCTTTTCGGGAAATAAGCATGAGTTCCATTAACATAGAAAAAGATTTTGTGATGTTTGTTGGGGTACAGACTTAAAGAAAGATATCTTCGGTAAACTGTACCTGTCGAACGACGATCGCAACCCCGCATCATTCGAAACCGAAGATGATGCATATATCGCGAAGAACACCAGCGATAACGAAGACATTCGCCAGTATGCGCGGATCTATAACCGTGAAGTAACAACCCGTCTGGAGAGAGCGTGATGCGTGAAGGTATTGAAGTAAGAACGTTTCAGTTCGAAATGCGTCGTATCCCAGAAGCATCAATGAATCTCATTCGAGAGCACAACGCGAAAATCGTAGAAATTGATGCATACGCGGGTACTGATCTTTATAATGATGCGAAGATTGACAGCATTGATTTAGACCTTGAGGGTGATATTGGGGATCTGAATAAGCTGGCTATTGCATTGAATGCAGAAACCAACAAATACGGGTATACAATCAAATGAAATATATTCTCGAATATCATGAGCATCAAATTACCGAAGCAATGATCGATAAGATGCGGGTATATAACCAAAACATTACCAGCATCAAACCGCTATCAGTGTGTCGTGAATTTGGGGGATACTCCTTCGCGATGTACACAAATTCCGAAGACGACGCAACCGCGTATCTGAAAAGTATCGGTGCAATATTCGACAAATTCGAAAAAGTATGGAAGGTAGGTTTCTAATGAAAAAGTATTTTATTGAAGCGGCAGATCGTATCGTTCTTGCTCTGTTGAACTGGAACCGTCGCCAGGATGTCTCTATCATGACATCAACCAACGGGACAACATATGACCGTTATGATCCGGCGCGTGGACTCCATAAGCCTTACGAGGTGAAAGAGTGAAGTATTACGGATTCAAAACGAGTCATTTCGGTAAAGCATACCGCACTGACAACATCGATCGTAAACGTCCATATTATGATTCTCTGGTACGCGCAGGGCGCAAACGTGCTCGCCAGGAAGGGAAGAAGGAAGGAGAAGACCGTGGTTGATAATTCTGATCTGAATAAAGCACTTTTGGATGTCACCGCCACACCGAAAGTGAGTATAGACGAAGCGATAGAATATGAAAAAGAGAAATCAAATACTGATTGTCCAGAATGTTCAGAACGACATAAGAAACAACATATTCGATTGGTCGAACTTCGTGAAACTGAACTCAAAAGTAGAACTTCCGAAGTCATAGTATTATGCGTATGTTATTCTTTGTTTAGCTTTGTTATTGGCGCTGCATTTGCGAAGTGGTTTTTATGAACTATGATCAACCCATTGCAATGATGATTGGTGCTGTTCTGGGAATGCTTCTTGTGTTTGGCGGTATCCCTTTAACAGCGTATATTTTAAGGGTGATTGGATAATGGACATTGGTTCGGGTAGTCAGTATCCATCATGCGCATTGAGCAACTTCGCCCCGCATCCGTTTACGTTTGACGGGGTAGAATGTGCATCAATGGAGGGCTTTTTACAAAGTCTGAAATTCAGCAATCCAGATATGCAAGCGCATGTGTGTACGCTGGTTGGTAAAGCCGCCAAGTTCAAAGGCAAGAAAAAGAAATGGTATCGCGATCAGACCCTATACTGGAAGGGTATGCCGATTCACCGTGAATCAGAAGCATATCAAATCCTGATTGAAAACGCGTACAATGCTCTTTTCCTGAATGACGGGTTCCGCCGTGCGCTGGCTGCAACCGGAAAAAGTACCTTGACTCATTCAATGGGAAAGAATAAGATGAATGAAACGGTACTCACTGAACGTGAGTTTGTACGCAACTTAACAAGATTAAGGGATCTGTTATGATTTTCTTGATTGTGGTCGGTATCCTGTTATACCTTGCTGTTGGTTTATTCTGTGCTGCAAGGTTTTCCTGGTGTTTTGGTGTTAGTCATAACGGTTATCACACACCAGCAACACGGATTTTAAAACATACCATTTTTCCGTTGATTGTGCTATTCTGGCCTTTCTTCGGGGTGTGGTTCGTATTCGCACTATTTTTTGACTGAGAGATATTATGAAAGATTATGATGAAAGAGTAGAATGCGCGTTCCTGTTCAAAGGCGCGATTAACCCGTTGGCATTACTCCACGCACAGGGCGCTTTGAGTTCTACCCTGATTATGGGTGTTATCTACAAAGCGGGTGTGTATTACGTTACCATCGGCGCAAACAACATGAACGTGATCAACAGCTACGTTGAAAAATGTAAGCTGAAAGATATTGTGTTCGATAAAGTCGAAATGGATGTTCCTGGCTTCGACGCTGTTTATATGTACAAGGGTTGATGATGGGTTACGTAATTTATTTCGATTGTTCGGATCTTGATCCGTTCGTTCTGCAACAGGCAAAGAAATATCATCAAGATATCACTGGTATCAGTGTCACGAACGATGATATGTTGTGCATCGAATTTGATTATTATCGTACATTTGAGCGTGACAAATTCCTTGCGGATATTGAAGCGTTTAAAAGTACCCTTTTCTTTGATCGTTATGAGGTTAAATCTTGAAACCAGTTATTCTTACCGACATTGACGGGATCGCCGTAAAATGGCAGTCGGGGTTGCCGTTCTTTTTGTCTAAACACAACATGCCGACCGATATCGCGCTGGATATGGTTACGGATGAAAAGTTCCGCGATATGACCGAAATCTTCGGGTGTGATCACCAACTGGCGAAAATTCTCATGGAAGAATACAACAACAGTTCGTTTATTCGCTATCTAAGCGCGTATGACGATGCGTTGATTGTGATCAACCGCCTGAAAGCCCAATATGATTTCGTGGCTGTCACGGCGCTGGGAACCACTCCTACGGCAAGCCTTAACCGTATTGCGAACCTGAACACGCTGTTCCCTTCTGCATTCAAAGAAGTGATGGTTGTCGGGCATGGTGAAACCAAAGTACACCGCTACCTGGAAGCGAAAGCCAAATATGGCAATCGTCTGGTTTGCTTCGTTGATGATCTTGCGGTAAACTTAAACGAATGTCATAACGTCATCAGTCAGTTGCCGTTATTCCATATGTTGCGTGGTGAACGTGAAACCCCGTGGTCGCCTCACCAGTCAGTTAAATCATGGTTTGAAATCGAAGAGAAATTACATGATCTTACAGATTCTAAATGAACTCGCTTCGACTCTGAAAATTTCAGAGAAGGAAGCGATCCTGAAACGTAATGCAGGTAATGATCTGCTGAAAGAGATTTTCCGTATTACGTACACGAAACAGATTATGTTTCACATTAAGAAGTTCCCGCAGGTGGACGGCAAGCCAGGCACAACCCCGCTATCGAATGCTATCGCGGATTTGATGTCTGATTTGGCAACGCGAAAATATACGGGCAATGCAGCCCGTGATCGTCTGCTGGATATCGTATCATCGGTGAACGAGAATGATCGCGAAGTTCTTCGCCGTATCATTAACCGCGATCTGGAATGTGGTGCTGGTACAACGTTACCGAACCGCGTATGGAAGAAACTCATTCCAGAACAGCCTCAATGCCTCGCTACGCCGTTTAGCGAGAAAGCCTTAAAACGTATTCGCTTCCCTGCTTACTCGCAGCTTAAAGCCGATGGTGCGCGTTGTATGTCCGATCTGTTAGAGAATCAGATCCGCAAAGCATCCCGCGCGGGGAATGAGTATGAAGGTTTGGTGAATCTGGACAAGGATCTGAAAAAGATTCGTGAATATCTGGGTTATGATGTTGTACTTGATGGAGAACTGATTTATGTCCCTGCTGAAAAAACTGCTGTCGTTCCTTCAAACAGCGTTCCATTTAGTCTTGCTGGGTTTATGGGCGATGACGACGATTCTGTTTCTGACCTTGTGGCAGATGTTAGGCGGGAAGCTACCGAGAACGAGACACAAGCGGAAGCGAAACGCGAAGAGGGCAACGGGATTGTAAACAAATCCCTGAAAGGCACTATCAGCGACGAAGAACAGCGCAATATCGTTTATGTTGTCTGGGATATCGTACCGTATGAAGTGTACTATGGTGATGCTCCGAGTGTTCAACCATATTGCGATCGCTTTAGCATCCTGGAAGGTGCGCTGGCTGGCTCTGGTGTAACATCGGTTAAGCTGATCCCTTCTATCCTGGTGCAGAACTATGCGGAAGCGAAAAAGGATTACAACAATTACCGCAATGACGGTAAAGAGGGTTCAATCCTGAAAAACGTTGATTTCAAATGGAAGGATTCACGCGTTGCGGATCAGGTGAAGTTGAAGAACAAAACACCGATCGAACTGCGAATCATTGACGTGTACGAACACACCAAAGAACCTCATAAGGTTGGCGGGTTCGTGGTTGAGGACTTATCAGGAGAAGCCAGAACAAACACAGGTTCCGGTCTGACTGATACGGATTACCGATACGATGAAGACGGTATTAACCGCGTGTACATCCCGTTAGAAGAACGTGGTGAACTGGATCGCGAATACATTATGGCGAACAAAGATGACTATATCGGCGCTATCGTCGAAATGGAAGTTGACGGACTCCAGAAATCGAAAACGCGTAAGAAGGGCGAACCTGAGTTCAGTTTCTTCCTGCCAATCATCAAGAAGATTCGACGCGATAAGACCGAACCGGATGACATTCACGTTATCTTCGCTGATCTGTTTTAAATAGCACTTTTTGTTTAAAAAGCCCCTTGCAATCGCCAGGGGCTTTTTGTATATTACACACATCGAAACGAAACAGACAAAAGGAACATCCCATGCAAATCACTAAAGAACTCGAAGGCAAAGTAATCGTTCTGGTAAATGAAGACCGTTTGGCACAACTGGGTAACGGTGGTGAAAAACTGCCAGCGGACGCACTCGAAAGCCTTTCTAAAATGCGCGTGATGCGCGTTACTGACGGTTGGGTTACTTGTCTGCCTCTGAACGACAAAGACAAAGCCGTATACGATGCACAAGCGGATTCATGGGATATCGAAGTACCTCTGGTAAACATCGAAGTTGAAGAGTGCTACGAAATCGAAAAATAATGCTTGTGTTCTGGGTAATGTAATGGTACATTACCTACATCGAAACGAAAGGAGAAACATCATGAAAGTTATGCACACTGCAAATCAACTTCAAAACGGCAACTACGCTATCCACGATGCTATCGGTGCGCTGGTTGGGGTTTATCTTCCTGGTATCAAACTCCTTGAAGTAAGTTGGAATACCTTTGGTGGTGTCGAAAACATCGAAGCCGCGATGGAAATTATCGGTGACCTGAAATGAGTAAGAAACTCGAAATATTCGAAACTACCAGCGAAGACCCGAATCTTCGCTGGTGCTGTGCGAAAACTGGGTTTGATGCTGCATGGGGTGATACTCCAGAACAGGCGCGTAAAAACTGGGAACACCAACAATTGTTTTTTGCCTGTCGGGTTCCTACCAATTATGAGGGGAGTCAATTGTTAGCATGAAAAATAAAGAATATGACCCAATAGAAGTTAAAGAGCGGTTATCGGTAGCAAGAAGATTCCTTGAATCTATCGACCCTGATAAACTTGGAAAATGCCCTGATACGATTTGCCTTAATTGTGGGCGATCCGTAATGGTTGGAAAGTGCTGTGATAATCAGAATATCGTTATCATGGACAGGAAAGAAGTTTCACCGGAAGTGTGGGATCAGATTCAAGAGATCATCAAAAACCCACCTGAACCGACGAAACGTTTACGCGAACTTATGAGCAGGAAAACCACGTTATGAAAAATGAACCAAGTAAGACTGTGCGCCTTATCCGTTGGGAAGGACAAGAAATCCGTTATGAAGATCAGGATCGTGAATTCGTCCATGAAATGCTTGCGCATAATCTGGGATTCAAAAACGCCGCACTGGTGATGATGCAGCAAACCAGTGATGAAGACACCTGGCAATGCGTCATTCTCGATCTGGACAAAAACAAGGATTACACCGAAGATGAACTGTTTGCGCTCACAGAGAACGCTACAGCGCGTCAGAAGTGCTTCATGATTGATATGCCTCGCGAGAACTACGAGAATATCAAGAAAGCCCGTAAACAGAACAAGAACAACGTGTTCGACCTGTTCATGGGCTATCATGAAGAAACTACGGCCTAAGCCTCACTGGTTTTGCTGGTGTCGTTAGTAGCCGCTGCCACCTGTACACATTCTAATGTTTGCAGGTGGAAATCTTTTGATACGTCGCGGATACATTCAACGATCAGATACTTCCCTGAATATTCATCCCCTAACACCTCAATCAATGCCCCCACTTTAACATCCATTCGACCCTGATTGATATCAAACCGAATACGTTTTTCATAACTGGATAACGTCCGACACTTCACAGCCTGGAACGGTTGACCCTGTTTGTCTGGGTTCTGGAAGTTGTTCTCATATACCGCGTTCCTGTTCATGGTGATCCATGCGTTTTCAATATCGGTACTCGCAAGGATATCACTGTACAGCTTTTTATCCGTCATCGAGAAACTAAAGAAACTTGCATCCCCTAACAGGGTAGTGTTATCCTTATGGGTAATGTATTCTGCTTTAGTGAATACCAAAGCGTCACCTAAAAACGGGTTACTTACGTTGAACTTGTAAGCCTTTAACGGGGTTTGTGCGAGGATCTCCGTATTGCTTTTCATAAAGATACCAGAACCATCTTCCCACAGATAACAGAAGTCAGACGAATCTACGCTCTGCCCGTTGTCACGGATGTAATCAAACACGGTTTCATACGTCCCGCTCAGGCAAGCCGGAGGAATACGCACGTTTGATGCGTCGATAGGCGGCGTGATCAACTTCATATCATTATACAGTGCCGTCATGCACTCTGTAATCGTCTGTACGGCGTTGTTACTGAACGAACGGGAAAACTTACGACGAAACACCGTATGCACCGGAGAAAGGTTTAGGCGCAGTATAGAGCGGTTCATATCATCGGTTTCGACATTCGAATACAGAACCCCGTAGTAATGCTGTTCTAACGTCTGGTTATACTGGAACGACACCTGGATAATCGGTTTCTCTGTCAACTGATAAATTAACTGGTTATCGTAGATCTGCATCAACGTTTCAGAAGTACCGTTGATGATGGTCTTCTCGCTCATTGAGACAAGGGCAGGTAACAATTCAAGATAGACGTTATCAGCGAACTTTTCATATGTTGGATATAATTTAACCGACACGACGCGGTTTATAACTTTACTGGACATTAGACATCCTCCCTTTATATTCTATTTACTAAATAGTAAATATCGGGATACTTGAGGCGATCATGAAAGAGAAGAAAAACACACTTGATAAATTTATGGTTACGCGTTTAAACATCAAGAACAGCAAAAATAAAGTAGTCACGTTGCCTACTGGCGAACAGGTTACGATCCCCCGTCTGGGTTATCGTCATTTCACTCAGATTAAAGCAATGAAAGACCCAATGCAGTTGCTTGAGTATATCATCAAAGAGATTCAACCGCGTGAATTAACCGCAGCAGAAACCGAATTCCTTTTGATTCACCTGCATTATCATAATGACGATAAAGCAATGGCGATACTGAAAGAGATTGGTATTAATCTGGATGATATGAAAATCAGCGAAGCTAAGTATGAACATACTTTTGATAACCTTCGATTGGTATTCAACAAACCGACCCTAATGCTGGATGATCTGGCATTACTGCTTAAAGAAGCGTATGACAACGGAAAGCCGATCGAACTGACGGACGAAAACCGTATTCAATTAATTAACTGCCTGTATCGTTATGAATATGACGATGTAAAACGTGGCGTACTCCAGGAAGTCTATATTGTGCATGAGGGGAAAACCATTAAAGGGCTTAACATCATCGGTGAATGATAATGGCTAGCAATCCATATTTTAACGAAGAACAACGTCGCCGGATGCAAAATCCACCAAAACCACAGGCGCAACCAACTGTTCGGAAGATCCAGGCAACGTTAGATAAAGATTCGATGCGCGAGTTAAAGGATATCAATGATAACACCCTTGAAACCGCGCTGAATACTCTGGACATCAAAGACAGTGTGAAATCCTTTGAGGATCGTTTCAAAGAGAAATTCGCTGGCTTCCAAGAACAATACGAACAGGATCAGCAACCACTTGCTGAACAGTTGCCCGATTTTGTTGGTCCATCGCGTCCACCATCACTGACAGACAACAGCACGAACAGTGTTGATAACTCCGTCAGTGTATCGAACCAACACAACCCTTTCAGCAAGATCGAAACATACACCGGAACGATTGCGGAAGCAATCACCAAGTTCCTCGAACTCGCTGAGAAGAAACCGGAACCGCCACCTGAACCTGAACCAGTACCGGAAGAGGAACCGGAGGTCGATCGGGACAACAAGAAGATCCGTGATAAGGATAAAGACGAGAAGAAATTCAGTAAGAAAGTATTGGCCTTACTGGGTTCAATCAAGGATAATACATCCGGTCTTCTGGCTCGCTTTATCGGGTATTCTCTCGAAGCGATAGCGAAGTTTGCCAAGTGGACTTTGATTATCGGTAGTATCGTGTTTGCTATTGAAGTTTTAGGTAAAGTCATCGCTTCATGGTTTAATGATTTGCTTAATGATGGAGAAGCATCCAAAAAGTTGTTTGGATCATATTTCAACAATATAAAAGCGTTAGCGAAAAGTATAGATGACGGATTAGATAAATTAGGTGATAAAGATGCAACATTAGCAGAAAAATTAAAAGCTCTGTTAGTAGAACCGTTTAAGATTCTGGGCAATACCATTAAAACCGCAATCACGGAAGGTATCGGTAATCTAATCTATGCTCTGGGCGAATATACCGGATCAGAAACGATTACTAACGCCGGACGCGGAATGAAAGTATCAGCACTGCGCGACAAACAAAAATACGGTCTTGACATTGATCCCGATGACCTGATTCTGCTGAAACAACAGGAGATCCAGGATCAGAATGATAAAGTGGTTGAGGCACGTTCTAAGGTTGTCGAACAGGTTAAGGCTACTCAAGGTACATTCTCATATGGTTTCGGGCAACAGACGGACGCACAGAAAGCGCTATCTAAGCAATTGGAACAGATGCGCGATCGTGTGGCTATTGAAGAAAAGATCACCGAAGAGAAGAAGAAAGAACTGAAAGCATTGCAGGAAAACCCCAAACTGTTACAGGCTGAGGTTGATAAAGAGAATGCCGCTAACCGTAAGCGCGTGAACGAAACCAAACAGACCGAAACCGAGCAAGCGAAAGCGAAACCTAAAGCGGATAGTGAATTTGATCAGGGCGATGAAATTCTGAACAAAGACAATCTGACGGGCAACGATAAAAAGGTAATGGAAAAACTCATAGAATCGCTTGAAGAGAAAAACAATTCGAACAAGCTGAATGAGGACGACAAAGACCGCTATCGTGATATGATCTCCCGCTGGCAGGAAAAGATCACCGCAGTACCGGAAACGAGTGCAAGTATTGACAAGCAACCGGAAGCAGTGAAAGCCCCTGTTCAGCCTACAACGCCTAACAGTGTTCAGGTCAATAACAAAACAGTAAACAACACGGTTCAGCATTCAGTACAACGAACTGACCGTAAACCATTGATTGCATTAGCTTAAAGGAAATTTAAATGAAAATTACAGTATTGCAAGACACTGTACAATCATTTGCAGAAATCAAAAATGCTGGCATCCCCTCTGGGGGTGCTGCAACAACTAAAAACGCGTTGACTCAACCGATCGTAACAGCGGAATTTCCTTCCCAACGTGCAGCAGGTATTGATAACGCTTATAATGCATCAAGCCTGTATAATAACGGCTTGCTGTTCACTGCATATGAATTCACGGGCGGACTTGCGCCAGGTAGCAAAGACAACTACCGCTCATTACGTCAGGCAGCACAGAATGCGCAACAGATCCTGAGCGCGAATACAGGCAACGTTCGATATAAACAAGTTTTGAATAGCCGTACTATTGGTACGCTCAACCCCATTTGTCAAATACTTTTACCGCGAAGCCTGAACGATAACGAGGTTAACAGCCACCGTTATCAAGATGCAACCGATAGTATTGTTGCTAAAGGACCGTCAAGAGTTGTGTCTAACGTTATCTGGGGCGCTATTGAGTCTGCTAGTGGTGGTATTTTGGCAGACCGTAGAGAAGCAGTTGATGTTGGTACGAAAGCAGCGTTTCAAGGTTCTGATAAGCGTACAAAGATGTATTACAATACATTCGTTATCGAAAGTCGTTATGACCTGTTGGAACTTATTAAAATCTATTATCTGTTCACGGTGCTGGGATATGGTACGACATCAGGAGGAACTGCCGCTGAAATAGCAGAATTAGCTAAACAAACAATTAATAAATCATCAACAGCAGGGGCAAAACTTATTAATAATGCAATTGCAGGAAATGGCCCTACACCTACTGTATCTAATGGTTCGATTATAAGCGATCAGGCGGTGGATTTTGTTACTAATATAGAAGTTATTAAATCGCCTCCAGTGTGGTTTATTCGTGACTTCCAGACAGGTGACAGTTTGCGGTTCCCTCATTCCACGTTCGGGCCAGCAGGTATTACCAGCGTTCGTTTCGGGCGTACAATGGACAACATTGTAAATACGTTAAGAGAATCACCGAACACCCCGATCGCAGTTGAAATCGAAATTCAGTTTATGGAACTGATCGATATGCGTCAGGATTCGATTTTTGATACGCAGTATTAAGGGGGAACAATGTTCTATAGCGTAGATGAATTTTTGTCAGGAATGGCAAACCGAGACTTCCAGCGAAGCAACCTGTTTAGTGTTGTATTCGCAACCAGTCCAGCATCACGCATTCTCGACAGCACGATCGGGAGTATCCGCGATACTTTAATTGATGGTACTATGAGTTCCATTAACGCGAATAACCCGAACGAGTTCATGAACGCTATTACAGGGGGCGTAAGCAAGCTATTCAGCTATACGGTTGATAAAGCTATTATGTCCCTGAACAAAACAGGTTTCAGTAAAATCATGGGGGCGTTAAGCCCTCGTTTAATTACTTCCCTGTTTGGTGATAGTGTTTACGGACAGATGCTAACAGAATTCCGTGACAAAATGATGTATAATATGGGGTTGAGCATCGTTGGTGTTCAGTTGCCTGGCAAAACACTGGGTTATGAATACGTGTATAATGGCGGTGTACCCCAGATCCGATTCACCCGACCGGAGAATGGTGAATTATCGCTAACGTTCCGTGTGGATTCAGAAGCGCGTAACCTGAAAGTATTCAACGAATGGTTATCAGCTATTCGTGATGATGTATCAGGCCAGTTCGCATTCATTGATGAAGTATCAAGCGCGATCCAGGTAAACTTACACAATCGCGATGGTGTCCCGCACAGCACGTATGTATTCCAGAAGTGTTTGCCTGTTAAAGTCAGCAACCCAGAACTGAGTTATGAAAGCAATAACGAAATCTGGACATTCACTGTTGACTTTGCCTATAAAACAGGCTGGCTTGTTGAAGCAGATAAAGAAGGTTGGGACGGATTCAAACAATCACTTATCGAAGGCGCAGCAATTGCCGTTCGTGGTGTGGTTACAGGACAATAAGGGGCGAAAGCCCCTTTTGAGGTTAAAATGATTGATATAATCCGCGTAAAACTCCCTGGTGGAGTGAAGCGATTCCCTATGTTTACCGTGCGCGATCAGTTGAGTTTCTTACTCACAAGCGCGGACATGGAAGGGAAGACGCTCACAGAACAGCAAGAAATGCTGGATGAAATTTTAGATATTCTGTATCCGGGTTATTCCCGCACCGAACAGGAAAACATATTCACTAAGGTGTATTGCGTATCGTTCGGTAAGAACGCAATCAAGATCCGAATCAAAGGCAGCAGCGGACAATCAGAAGCATTCATGCATGTAACTGATTACGTTTTGCAAAATGAATATGCCCTTGATGACTCGCTTACTCTGGGATTCAAATTCCCGAAACATCGTAACAACAGTGAACAATTATTCCTTGAATGTATCCAGTATGTCAAGCAGGACGGCGAAAGATACGAATGGAATGCATTAGACGAGGATACAAAGAACGCGATCCTGGATCTGGTGTCTATTGAAGATATGGAAAATATCGTTAAACTGTTACGCAAGTCCTGTCATGTTACCGTGTGTGATATTGAGTTCAGCGACTTATTGACACTGTACAAAATCCTGTTCAACAAATCAGAACTGAATGAGTTCTTCAAAACCAACTATTTGTTAAATAAGAATACCGTACAGATTGAACCTATAATGAATGGAAGCCCGATGGAACGTTCAATTTACGTTGCACTGCTGGCGGAAGACTTGAAACGAAAAGAGAATGCAAATGCGTAAACATACACCCCGACATATCCCAAAATATAATGTGACTTATCGCCCGTTAACCATTGGCGATCTTGATGACACGGATAACTTCATTATTGAAGGTGATGTGTTCAAGCATCAGCGCGATTATGTTTACATTATGGCTCTGTTCGACAGTATCAACAAAGAGACTGTAGATCTCCAAATCAAATGCCCTGAATGCGGGGAACTGATTAAGTTTGTGCTCAATCGTCATCATATCATGGTGGATGAATACGAAGAAAAGCTGTACGGCAATGAGATCAAGATTTCAGTCGAACCACACCGCACCGGAAAGGAAGAGTTACCCGAACTGATTAAGTTTGTAGTCATCGACGGTGAACAAATCTTATGGGATGACTGTAAAGAGTCAGAGAAAGAAGCCGTTCTGGATAGTATCGACTATCCGGTCTTTAAATCAATAAATAGCGCTCTGGATAAGCCAGCAATCGTTGCAAACATTCCGGTAAGGTGTTCGTGTGGCTACGAGCATATCGTTGCACTGAGAGGCTTAGAGGCGTTTCTAAAGGTGGTTGGATAAAATGGGTGTTAACCTTCGCTTACTGTATAGCGATATCGATCCCAACTTAACAAAAGACTGGAACAATGACGTAGCCGCCTCGAAAGGGGCGGCAGCGGTAAAGAATAGTCTGATCGGTATCGTAACAACACAAAAAGGCACACGGCCTTTCGATAGCAACTTTGGTTGTGAGATCGGGGAACAGATTTTCGAGAACATGAACCCGCTAACAGCGGAAGCAGTAAGGACTTCGATTGTCTCCGCGATCCGCGCATACGAACCCCGTGTTTACAATCTGGATGTTGAAGTGATTCCGCAGTATGACGAAAACGCAATCACCGTGACGATTTACTACAGCATCATTGATGAACCGGAAGAAGTAGAAAGAATCAAACTCCAGCTATCATCCTCATAACAAAAAGCCCCGAAAGGGGCTTTTCTTATTCCATCACGATCCAGCCCATTAGCTGTTGATATCGCAATTCGAACGGGGTGATGAAAGAGCGGTTATTGATAACCTTCGTCCCGTTATAGGACTTAATCACTTCCTCACCACGAAGCACATATTCGTATACTTCGTCCATAGTGTCGTAACGCACTTCTTCGACTTCGAAGCAGAAGTTGGAATATTCAATCATTCCGATCTTGTTCGCGTAACGGCGTTCGATGCAGCCCTGTTTTTCAATCTGAGTGATCGCAGTATCAATGAACTGCGCAAGTGCTTGCATGAAATTACCACATTCGACTTCACGACCCCCGCTTGAGATAGCCAGGTAAACGCGGCTCAATCCATCATTGCCGATGTAACCGATACAGTCACCGCCAATATAGACAGACCAGACTTTACCCATCGGCCCCATACCCATACGATTCTCACTACGAGAAACACCTTTCAGTAACAGTGCCATGATACCGCCGCGAACGTAATTCATTTTCATGATAAGCCCCTTATTTTTTCAGGTTGATTAACCAAGATGGTTGGGTTTCTAAACTAACCGCTTTCCAAGCATATGCAACACTATAACCGGAATACGTCTGACATACAACAGCATTTTCATTTAAATATTTCACTTTGTGATCTGCCTCTTGTTCATTCAGGGCAGCACACACGATATTCTTTTCATACACTCCGCCGTTTGGCTGGATAATGGTTTCTTCAATCAGATAAACGCTGTTCATGCTAATTCCTTCTCGATTGCTTCGATGATGTGGAGAACGTAACCGTTCAGTTCTTTTGCTTTATCAGCGGCTTCAACCATACCGTAACGAGGAACTTCTAAAACGTTCGCACCTTCGAGCAGGTTGCTTTCGATGTCTACGATTACGTAGCTCTCACCGATTACTGCGCCTTTTCTCCAGTCTTTTACGAACTTCACCATTTTAGCTTTCATGTTCTCGTTCCTTTTGGCTGTTCCGTTTCGATATGTGTAATATAACAAAGCCCTCACGCGAACGCAAGGGCTTTTTTGGATTAACTGAATTTATTATAGAGAGTGAAATTAATCCCTATAGAATTCAATGCTTTACATGTTGCATCAAGATCGGTTGGTTCGATTTCGATGATGTATTTCAACGCTGTGTTTACTGGAATGGTTTCTGGTTCTTCGAAAGATGCCAGGGTTGGCGCTTTCACCGTTTCTGGTTCAGCAAGCGCGGTTTTCTTTACGTCAAACGCTTCTTTGAACTTGTTGACCCTTTTTAGCAGGTCATCAATCAATTCGATGTTGGCTCCGTCGAATTGTTTGGTTTGTTCCAGCATACTCGTAATCTTTCCGTATGTAGTGCGTCTGGTTTGTTCCGTGTAATTTCCTACTTCATAACGGTCGATCCTGTCGATGATTGCCCGAATATGTCCAAGATTCGCGCGATCGAAATACGCAATCAACTTAGATTTTCTGAACACGAACATATATGGAGCATTACCGACAATGTAATGAGTTGCCGTTAGACCAAAACTAGGATCGATCAGAATTTTAACCGTGTTGAAATACGGGATTAAATTTATTTCACGTTCAGGTAAACGGAAAACTTCATCTTTAAAGTTCTTCCCAATCCGGTCGATCTCTTCCAGAGTTTTACCCATCATCGACGAAATTATTTCAATTTTTTTAGATACATAAGCCATTTTTCAATTCTCATTTAATTAATGCATAAAAGATTTGACGTACTTCACGATTTCTTCACGACACATATCGACCGGAGTATCCTCAGCAATAGCAGCATGACAGAAGATTTCACCATCCAGCCAGAACGATAGCATGTACTGAATATCCCGACCTTCGTTTTCTTTCTGGTGTTTCTTGATGCGATCAAATGCATCATCCATGCTTTCGGTAGCTGTAAGCATTTCAGATTCACCCGCTACAGCAGCCATTTCCCCAGCTTCATCACTGAATTCGCTTTCCAGTTCTTCCCAGTATACTATCGTTATCATGGATTACCCCAAACAGATTTTACATTTACAGAGAGGACATTCCGCCTCTTTAACGCGCAAGCGCTTTGTTGCTGTTCGCTTCGCTGTGTTGTGATCATACACATGCAAACAGCGATAACAGATCACCAATCGTTTAGCCGTCATAACCACCACCGCAACGAACATCACCTTCAATGAACATTTCGCGGTTATCTCTCAGGAGATTGTATTTCTTTTCGAGTTCCGGCCCGAATGCGTCCGCGTCGTCATACCAGTCATAGTTATAACTTCCGGTTTCATCGTCGTATTCCGGTTCGCCGCCGCGCTCATTGAAGTGAACGATTTTAACATCATCCAGATTCAGTTCTTTCAACTTGTCCCAGATGCGGGTTATTTCTACGCTATTACATCCGAACGCTTCCAGTGTGATTGTGCCGTCATCGTGTATTTGAGGTAAATCCCAGCGAGGACGAGTATCATCAAACATATCCATCAGAGATTCAACGTTTGACTCACCGTAAATCTTTGCAACTTCCTGTTCTTTACCAGGGCGGACAAGTCCTATCCCGATAATGAAACTACTGCTTGAGCTATTGCTCACGAACCCAGAACGAATCTTCATCGTCTTGCCTCATATTTCGCGTTCTCCGCGATTTTCTCATGATACAGGTTGTATGACAACACCAGCGGGATACTTGCCACGATAAGGCCAATGACAACCATTTGATATTCGCGCTTATCGAACGCCATGAATGAAATCGCAGCGCCCAGAATAAACACACCCAATGCAATGATAAAGAATAGAGTCATTTTGACAGGGTATCCATGCAGCGTGATTTTTCTTTCAGGATGGTGATCACAGTTTCCATCGCCTGTTGTACATCACCGTCAAAGTGAATCAGGAATGTTTTGTGTAGTCCCATGATCAGACGGTTGACAATGTAAGCCATTTCTGACGGCAACATTTTACCATCTTGATGATTGTACTTCTCAAACAGGCGGTAGAGTTCTGCGCTGTTGCCTGGCTTCTCGATGCTGAAATTATGCATTCCAGACAGAAGACCATCCAGATACAGAACAGTTTTGTTATCACTGCGCAGGTGTCCGCCGACCTTGTAGTAGTTGCTGAATACATACGGGTTTTCGCGGATATCTTCGATACCGAATTCACCATGATCTCCGATATTGCCAACATGGGCGAAGAAATTATGGTCTTCCAGTTCGAGAAGGATTGCACCCTTTTTGTAAGGGAACCCGACTAAATCGATCTGCCAGCCATTTTCACCGACAAATACATCATCAACAACCACGAAATCCGGCAGCATAGGCGCGTATGCGTGGTTCTTTTCGTTGTTTTCACGATAGGCTTGTGGTTCGGACAGGTACAGGATATCGCCTTTTACAACTTCACCCCAGAATACGTTACGTGACATAGTATTTTCCTCAATATGCCCCCTTTCGGGGGCGGACATTGTTAGATTTTGACTTCTTTTTCTTCCAGGACAATTTCACATTCGAATGATGTGGTTTCCCAGACTTTCCAGAAATCGGACGGAATATTATCTTCTTTCGGAAGAATATCTTTCGCAGCGATAGAAACTTTGGTTTCTTCGAAGTCCAGATCCGCGAACCATGCATGTGCTACTACAACACCGTACATTACGCGACTTAAACGAGCATTCAGTTTACGGACTTCCTGAATCGTTGCCTTTGTCTGCTTATCAAGATACTCGACTACCTGATCTTTGTCAAGCGCATCCAGTTCAGATTTCACCTGATCGTAAGCCCACAGGATAATCAGATCGCCGTTGTTCAGTTTCTTCTTACCTTCATCACGCTTCGCGACGGTAGCCGCTACAGCAGGGAGGGAAGAAACACCCTTGATTTTCACGTTCAGTTCTTTCGACATGTAAACATCAGTCGATTCTGTGCGCTCAACCTTCGGAGAGAACCCGTAATCACGAATACCCTGTTCAGACAGCCATTCACCAGCAGCCTCACCAAAGCGCTGTTTCAGCCCTTCTGCGTTGCGCAGTCCGATCGCGTTGTCACGGAAGAACTTCATAACCTTCTGACGGCCTTTCAGGATTTCCAGACGCACATTATCGGTCACGAACTCTTTACCGCTTAACCCGCGAGTCATGCCACGGTTAACCAGAGGCAGAGAGGTAAAGTCTACCAGAACCGACATACGATCATCACCGATTTTTTCGAGCGGCTTGATAGTCAGGCCAGAAGCACGAAGGTTTTTCAGTGTCGGAATATCGGTTTCCAGCGGCAGAACTTTAACGTTCACGATACCATCTTTAACGATGGTGAAGTTACGCACCTGCTTAGTTTCGATTTTTTCCGGCAGACCGAATTCTTTCTGTTTGCTTTCTGGGATAGTCACATACCCTTCCAGATCCGTGTTGATGGAAATGTTAGGACGGGAACTGTTACCCACCAGATGTTTAACCGATACTTTGGTTGTAGTCTGGGTGAACTTCGGAACCCATACTTCATGCGCTACCATTTGCGCCGCCAGTGCTTTACGTTCTTCTGGGGTTGCAGCGTTTGCGATCTGTTCAGACAGTTGATCCAGTGTATCATCTTCTTTCTGTACAGTCTGACGGCCTGTGCGGTTGTACGCCCAGTGCTCAGAAGACAGGTCGATCACTGTGTCAGTTTGTGCCAGCAGTTCGAGCGCATCAACCAGAGTGAACGCGTTTTCGTCTGGAACCATGTTGTAATCAATACCATCAACAAAACGCTGTGACGGATCTACAACAGCCTGTGCAATCAGGTCTTTTGCGTTGGAGTAGTCCTGTTTGGTAAAGCAGTTGTCATACGCTTTGATCAGACGGACATCACCCAGCTTTTGAAGCACTTTCCATGCCAGATCAGGGTTCATTGTGTGTAGTGCATGATAAAGCACGACATACAGAACTTGCTGTTCACTGGCGATGTTTGGATCGAAGCCGTCAACATCATTGATCGCGTTGTCACCCAGCGCCCAGATGTTTTTGATGTGTTCTGGAACCAGCACAACACCGTTTGCAGCGTTCAGGACATACACGCGCCCTTCGTCCAGGTAGATCGCATGGGTAGCGTCAGCAACTTTGACTTCGATACGTGCAGAAGTTTGCGCAGTGATGATTTCGGCAAATGCTGGTTCGTATGCGTCGAAACCTTCAACGAATTTGTGTAATGCGTTGGTTGCTTCTGCCATTTTTTCCAGCAGAGGACGATTCACGTAATAACCGTATTCCAGGAACGCGATACTGTTGAAAGTCAGTGGCAGAACCGCACACGCTTTCAGGATGTCATCGGTACGCCAGCAGTTATCATAACCGTCTGTCAGGAAGATCAGGCTGTTCAGGTTGCCGTTTTCGGATTGCAGATCGGTAGCGATTTCCGCAGCCAGATTCAACGGCTCAACGAAGCCAGTACAACCAGTAGGTTTCAGGTAACGGTCGATAGCCGCGCAGATGTTAGACAGGTCAGAGACATTGCTAACCTTCTCACCACGGAACACCGTGCCGTAATCGCCTTTGCTGGAGAAGTACAGGATCGAAACGGTGTCATCCTGTTTAACCAGACTCGCCAGATTTGCTTTCAGGTGTTTACGGATCTTAGGCAGTTCGTTATACATTGAACCGGATACGTCACACACGAAAACGTGGTTTGTCGGGGTTGGCTTCGATACAGCGTTTTTGAATTCGATATTTGTTATTGACATTTAAATTTTCTCGTATTTGAATTTTTCTAAAATTTCGTTAACTTTATTGCTTACTGCTTCGACTGTACGATCACACCCGAACTTACGCGCCAGGAGTTCAACGTATTCATCCATCGTAGTGAGTTTGGATTCTGCAATGTCAAACGCAAGCGCATACATTACCGGATTCCATACCCGAACGATTTGGAGAGTATACTCGTTCAGTTCAAAACGTTCAAGATATTTTCGCAAAGAAAATACATCAAACGGTGCGGGGCGATCCTGGCTAAAGGGGATCGAATCCCCTAATGCATAGCGAGGCATAACAACACAGACTTCGGTTTTTAACTTATCCATCAGTGATGACTCTTTGATGTGTGTTCAAGGTTACGGAAGATGTTTCCATGTTCCAGTTGAGTTCCGATCGGGCCGCATTCATCGGAGTACGTGAATTCATAGATAAACACGCCGTCCTGATTGCCATACTTCGTGTTGTACTCTTCATACAACCACATTTTGATCAGAGCGTCTTTCTCTTCTGTGTCCAGATCGTACCAGTCTCGCCCGTCATACGCAAGCGCAATTTGAGGGTTTGAACGGTAGCGGGTTTCTGCGCTTTCTTCGGTTTCCCAGTCATAGCGTTTATCGTCGTAGAACGATTCAAAGCTATTACCCAGATGACCGCCTAAGTCACGGTGAACATTATTGACCACTTCTTCCGCTGTTAACGGAGGATTGTAGTAACCGCAGTTCGGAACGCAATCACCCATCATTTCGCGCAGGTTGTCGATATTAGTCGGATCTTTCGGGAACCGGACGATGAAACTACTTGATGAACTGTTGCTCACAAAACCAGAACGGATTTTCATTTTACATCCTCAAATTGTAAGTTTTCTTTGGTTGCGTTCGCAATGGCTTTTTCGTTGCTCAGTGTTACTATGCGCAGACGTTCTCCAGTAAAGCCGTCGCATTCAGTGATACTTACCCAGTCAAAAGGTTTAGCCATTTCAATCGCACGTTCCAGCGATACGGTAGAACCGACCAAATCACTAAATGTATAGTAATCTTCGCTTAAACTTTCAACAGTATAAATTTTCACGATACTTTACCTTTTGTTTCAGATTTCAGGACGATGTTACTGTAAGGATCTTTTGCTACCAGTTCCCACAGGTCGCCAGGATGTTCCCCGCTACGGTAGACGGATGAACGGATGATTTCGTTAAACTTGCTCAGGGCTTCGTCTATGTCGTCATACCCGCATTTGAGAGGCTTACGGTTGCAACGAATGAAGAACATTTCGTTGGTATTCTCCCAGCGTTCGGCGTTTTTAACCTTCATACCGCCTCCATTTTACCAATGACTTCTTCGTATGTCACAGGGTTAGGTTCATAGCCGTTAGCGCCTATTGTATCGCCTACTCTGTTTCCTACTAAAGAAGCAACCGCAACTTTCTTGCCGTCTTTCCACGCAGTGAAATGCAGATTATCCGCAACATACGGGAAGGTTTCGTGATTGTTCACCGCGTCGATGCAGTCCATAACGGTATCAGACGCGCAGATCAGATTACCAGGTTCATAATCAACCAAACATTCAACAGTGTAAATCATAATAATTTCCTCACGAAAAAGCCCCTTTCGGGGCTTGATTAATCAGTGTCCGAACACACCACGAATAGACTCTGCGAACGCGTACAGTTCAGGGTTTTTCGCTTTCACTGTTTCGATTTGTTCCAGGATGTAATCTGGTTTGTATTTCGCACCGAACCAGCAGTAAGAGAAAGAACGATCCCACATGAACACGTTGTAGTATTCACCGTTACGCACTTCAACCATCACGTAACCTGGATTAGAACCCAGCGGGTAATCTTTCAGTAGATTGAATTTCGCACCAGCGCCAGTACATCCGTTAAACAGGTCATTAAAAGTCATGGTATGTTCCTTTTCAGTTTCGTTTCGTTAAAGCTAAGATACCACTATCAACTACTGGATACAAACACTTTTTTGAAGAATTTTGTTTCCGGTCTTTCTTTGTACGGACGCATTACCAAATCTTTACCGTCCAGCACGGTTGGCTTACCTTCGAGTTCGATCAGGATGAAGTTTCCTTTATGATACTTCAATACGCCCTGGCTGGCAGACCATTCATCATTATCCCAGTGGTTGTAATGCCATTCAACAACGGTATCGATCGGGATTTCTGGTTGATTTCTCATAATACTTTCCTAATTTGTTTCGCTATGGCTTCAATCACGGGTATTGAAACTGAATTTCCCGCTTGACGATATGCCTGTTTTTTACTATCCGGTATGATAAATGAATCTGGGAACCCTTGCAAACGAAAACACTCACGGGGAGTAAGTCTTCTGGGGTTCTTTCCTTCCTGCAACACCAGACATTGAACGCCGTCCTTGTAATACTGCTGGGTGATAGTCCCAGTGTGCGTAGAATCGCTTGTGACGGCCTGATAACCGAAACCCTTACCGTTTGCCTTATTTCGTTCCTTACGCTCTCTAAAGCCCTTCCATGCGTTATCTGACAGGGTGAACGAATCATCAGCATCTTCGAGGATGTCGCCTACGCGTGTAGGGGTACGCGGGGGAACCGGAAACGAAAAGAATACATCATCCAGGAAGCAGACAATAAACACGCGTTCCCGTCTTTGGGGTAGTCCGAAATCCTTTGTGTTCAGGCGTTGATAGAATACGTTATATCCTTCGGCCTCCAGAAGCCCGTAAATCGTTTTAAACGTCTTCCCCTTGTCATGGGTTAGCAGTTCAGGCACGTTCTCAAAGAACAACACACGGGGCTTTTTAGCGCGTATAATGCGGAGGATTTCGAAGAACACCGTACCGCGTACATCATCAAAGCCCAGTTTCAATCCGGCTTTACTGAACGCCTGACACGGGAACCCCGCGAGCAGGATATCATGATCAGGTACTTTGTTTTCATCAATGGCGAATAGATCACCCTGTAGGTTATCATCGCCCCAGTTTTCGATATATGTTTGCTGTGCGAACTTGTCGATTTCAGACGTTAAAAGGCATTCGACACCGCCGAACGCCTTATCAAATCCTAATCGAACCCCGCCCACACCAGCGCAGAGGTCAATTATTTTCATACGTCAAAATCAATCTCGTCGATTTTGTATGAGTTTTCGTCAATGTCCGCCCATAGGGTTACATTAACGTGTTTGCTATCTTCGTACAACTGGCGACCATCAATCCCGCCCGTGTAATTACTTTCGGTACGTTCAGTAACTTCCAGTCGGAGGCTATCGCGCATGATCTGAACAACAGCCTGTTCCAGTGTAACTGCGTCTGGGTTTTTGGTATCGCCCAGTACAACATCTTTAACGTTCAAAATAATATCAGTCATTAGTGCCACTCCGTTTTAATACCATGTCGGTATGCGTCAATCCCCAGCGGGGTAATCAGCAACCATGCTTTCGAATTATCGTGATAGCCCGTTACCCTTCGAGCGTAACCTTTTTGAATCAGGGCATCACGCCCTGATTTGCTGGGTACGTCATCGAAATCTAAGTCTAGCACCTTAGTTGCATATCCGTAAAGTTTATACAGAACATCAATTTCAGCGCCGGACAATTTAGGATACATCATTTGTAATACCCCACAACATGATCGCGGTATACGCGTTCGATGAAATCGTTCCAGAATTCGCGGTCAACTTCTTTCGGATATGTTGAAATCGCTGCAAGCCGTTCGACTTCGCCCATGACTTCTTCCAGCTTTTCCTGTACGGTTGCGAACGGTACGCCGCCAGCTTTAACCAGTTTCAGGAATGCGCTATCAGGCAGAGGATAAACGATATCACCATCTTTGTAAATCTGGATCAACTGCATACCCCCGCGCAACGCGTGACTTAATGCTTTCCAGTCGATCCCGTTGTTGGCTTCTGCTTGTCGTGCGCGTTCTCCGTATTCATCCCAGAGTTTATACACAGACTTACGCATTTCATCGGCTTTGATCGTGAACTGGAATTTACGCCCCAGCACTTCATAGAAGTCCTGACAACCAGATTTCATTGTCGTATCGGTAACGAATCGACAGAACTCGTTTGTAGGGAAACGATCCTTGATGTCAGACACTTTCACTTCACGCGTATAGCGTTTCATATCTGGTGTGAATTCCTGAATACCACCGATCGTTTCGGTTTCTTTCAGTACATCGACAACTTCGCGCAGTGCAGCCAGTCGGGAACCCTTCACGCCATATTTCGCGGCTTGCTTACGAACATAACCGAACAGGCCAGTTAGTTCAGTGGTGTAAAAACGCCAGCGGTTAGCGCGGATATACTGCCAGATTTCAGAGTTAGCGATCAGCTTGTTATCCGAAGCATGAAGCATATCGAGCGCTACGGTATCACCATCACACGCAAGGCTGATAAACTTAGTCAGACTATACAACTGACGATCAACGTCGTCTACGGTGTTTTTAGAGCTTTTATCGCCCGTGCTGGTGTCGATAGTCTTCGGGGCTTTACCCAGGAGAATATCGCGCGGGTGCGGGAGAAAGATCCCTTTATAGTCTTTATCGCTTGTCGGTGTGTTCAGTCCGTACAGGTGAGAACCGAACACGGTTTCCATTACAGTTTTCAAAATTCAACCCCCAGGATTTTTGCGATACCGCGCAGTTCAGCGGTAGTGATTTCAGGAACAACAACAGCGTGAGAACCGAACTCTTTTCGGATCTTTTCACTCAGTTCAGCACGATACTGGATTTCTTTGTATACTGCTTCGCTGCGATACATATAAAATCCGCCCCAGCCCCCACTACCAGAAGTCAATCCAGTCTTACGATCGACTTTCTCGATGTTCCAGCTTTTCAAATCAGCGTCTTTATCAGTGGATGCATACAGATATTGACGCGCAACCTTTAGAACGTGAAATTCGCGAGGGTTTGCTGTTTTACGGGTATTGTATAACCTTTCGCCAGGATCGTAAAGGGTATCACCCACTTTCACATCAGTTAAATCTTTCAGATTCATTTCAATTTCCAACGTTTTGACTTTTCACAGTAGAACACCGGAAGACGGGCCAGAACTGGCTTCACTACGTCTTCCCCTGTGTTCGTGTTATGAACCACTTCGATTGTAAGGGATTGCCCTTCGGACGGCCTTACAATGTCCAGTTCCAAGATCTCACGATTACCCTTTGTATTGATTTCCGCTACGTAGTAATCGTGTCCATTGATGTTTACGACATCACCCATAATAACGCTAATTGTGTGAATCATGAGTATGCAAACTTAATTTTAACATTCAGGGAATCCAGCAGGATTGAATCACGCCCATCAATGACGGTTAATCCCTTGTATTTGCTATCGTCTTCGCTCTTACGGGAGTATACGCGACAAACCAGAGAACCATCCTGTGCGATGTATTCAACATGGTATTCACGGCGTTCTGACGTGAAGATGTCTCCAGCAACAACCGGACGATCGACGGGTTGGCGTTTAGTCCCTTCGAAGGACAGTTTACCGTTACCGTCTACGGCGCATTCAATACCTTTATGCGCGATGCTCGCAACAGTAACAGGCTCTACAGTTCCACCGATCAGCATTGCGGGTTCTTTTGTTCCCAGTTTCATCACCAGCGTTTGGCGGATATTATTTGACATTGGTTCAGTAACAAACACATAAACCATATCATTTTTATCACGCGCAACTGATTGCAAGGTGTAATTCTTTGTACCTACAGAACCCGTGTGTTTAATTCCTACACGATGTCCAGGTTCCAGCGCCATACGACATTTTACATCAGAGATACCGCTAAGGGTTGCCACTTTCATGATTTATTCCTCTCAAATTCATCATCAGATTTCCAGTACACGTTAAAGTTACGGCAATCGTGATCAGAAGTCAACGTATATTTTTCATTTGTTTTTTCGTCTACGATAACCAGCGTTTCATTCTCAACCGATTTAACACCATAAACGAATACTTTATCACCGCGCTTATTCAGGAACGCGTCACCTTTTTCAATCAACTGCCAGCAATTAACTGGCAATCCACCCGCGCAGATAGGACGGGTTACTAAACAGTAAGGGTGTTTAATCATTTAAATTCTTCCATTGCATAGGAAGTAAGATCTTTGAAATACCTTGCGGCGTTGCCTTCTGGGTTGTTTGTAATCTCCATCAGGATAACAGCACTATCAACTCCTGCTTTCTTAGCCATGAATGAAAGGGCTTCGGTAGCAATAATCGTTGCTTTCATAACATCAGCTTTAGAAACGTTGATTGTATTCATTTTTCTTCCTTTTCATTATTCATGCGGTATGTGTATATAATACAAAAGCCCTCACGCGAACGCAAGGGCTTTTTTAATCTTTTATCAGAGTCCCGTGAAAGCTACAACGATTTGATAGTGGTCATCGAAGAATTCCCCTTGTCGTTGTACGACCTCATGTAAGGGCATCCAGAACGCCTCTAACGCATCGTCAGAACCGCCCATAATACGGGGCAGACTTCCATCATTGTTAGGCTCTAACTTGATGTACTGCGCCACAGTCGGTTTTGAGAAGTGTACGGAACGCTTCGGATGATCGAACAGCATCGAATTACGGATTGAACCACGGATAACCTTTTCAGGAACCTTGATCCGCACCTCTTCGAGCAGTTCACGGATAGCACAATCCAGGAACGTTTCATTTGCGTTTTTGTGTCCGCCGGGAAGGGCTAACGCGTCTTTACCTGGGGCGAACTTACGACGAATTACTAGCAGGTGATTGTTACACACAACCACGCTATCACCCGTGCAGCAGTTCAGCGCGTCGGGGTATGGGTAGTTTTTGAATTTCTCCAATTCGCTCTCCCATTTCTCGTATTCGTAGAATAAACGCCAGAACGTGTCTTCCATCATCCATTTGTCAATATAATTGACTGTTGTTTGAGGAACAAAAACACCCAATCGGCTACGCCACCCGTTTTTATGGTTAAAGATAATCGGACGCAGATCGGTTGCTGATAGATCCTTGCCGTTAATCTGGACAGGTGGAACTGGTACGTGTGTCCATCCGAACGCTTTAAGCCAGTATGAACCTGCATCTTTTTCGTAACCGTAGATAGCGATTTTGTCGCCTTTGGTTTCCCTGATAGCAGTACGAACAGAGGTTTTCCATTTCTCTTCGTTGTAAAGATAATCTGGAATGTGCTCAAACTGAACACGAACAACATCTTCGATCGGAAAGTTAGTATTAAGCCATGAGAAGATCATGGTTTGACGCTCACGCGCTGTCAGAGGGTTTAAAACGTTAGGGTAAGCATATGCTGAACCCAGAAGGATGTAAACGATCTTTGCTTCTTCGAGTGCTTTACGCACCATTGCTGCATGACCATTATGGAAGGGTTGGAATCTGCCAATTACGACAGCTTTATCAAATTGTTTCATAACGTGCTCCACGTTTAAAGGTTAATCATAAAACAGACGCAATCACCAATACACCAAGAAAACCGCCAATAAAGCCGAAGAATAGCGAAATGAAGATAGTAAGGATGATCTGTTTTATGTTCATTATAGTATTCTCGTTTTAGGAGTCAAGCCCCCAAGAGCGGGGGCTTTAAACCCTTATTTACGAGAATCGAAAATCACTTTACCAGCGTAATCAGAACCCATGACAGTTTGAGGTACACCGCCCTGATATTTTTCCGCGATGGTCTGCTGAACATCAAGTTCTTTCCAGCGAATCATTTCTGGTGTAATGGTACGCTGCAACACGGCGTTCGCTTCGGCTTCTTTCTTAGCCGCATACAGACGGGCATCAGCATCACGCTCGTTAGCCTGTGCAGCATTGCTACGGGCTTCTTTATCGGCAATTGCCTGAACAACTGCCTGTTGAGCGATTTGCTCTTTACGTGCCAGTTCTGCTTTCTCTGCGTTCACCTGTTCTTCACGAATTTTCGTGTTTTCAACCTGCTTCTTGATCGCTTCCGGCAGGTCGATATCCTGCAAGAATACCTGTTTCACGGTGTAACCGTAAGGACGGGCATACTCTTCAACTTCCTGCTGGATCGCGATCTGTAGCTGGCTTTGAACTTCTGCATTATACAGATCCTGTGCTTTCGGTACAGATTTACCGAACTCACGGACAGTTGACAGAAGTTTTTCAGTCACATATTTATCCAGCGCCTGATCCTGACTACCCGCATTGATACGGTTGATCGGGGCTTTGCTACCATCGAACTGTAACATCACGGTCATATCCACAGTGGATTTGAATTTATCCTGGGACGGAACCTGCAATTTGTCAAACTTCATTGCGATGTCTTTGGTGTTGAACACCTCGAAATCAGCCAGTGGATTTACCAGGTGGAAACCAGGCAGAACAGGCTTCGGTGAAACTTTACCCATGAAGGTTTGAGTTTTTACCGTACCATCCTGAACGATAGTGTACGAGTTCGGAACCAGCCACAGAGCGGCGATTACGCCCAGAGCGATCAGTGTGGTTTTCTTTGGGTTGTTTACGATAGTGTTTAAGTTCATCATTATTTTCCATTGGGTTTATGTTTCAATTCGATAGTTATTCTATCATCACTTTTTCGCTTGTCAAACTCTTTTTAAGAAAGTTTTGTCAGCTTGTAAATCGTTTGATAGCACAAGCCTTTGATCTCGTCCAGGACGTTCTTCAATGAACTATCTACTGAATCATAGATTTCGTTGGCTTCATCGGCTATTTTACGGAGATACGCGACCGTGTCAAGCACATTTTCTGTTTTTAATACGGGTTTGTATCGACCAGTAATGCCTATATGGATTTCGGTGAATTTATCAACCAAATCCTGCATATCTTCGTAAAACCCTTCAAATGCTTTATGCTGTGAATATGAACCAGTCGCAAAATGTGCGCTGTGCATATAGGTTACAGACATTAAGCAAGTGCCAATAAAGGCATCAATTTTACTCGCGGTATCGCGTTCTGTTACTTCGTTAAACGTCTGCATCTTCATCCCTTATGAACGATGAATAGCGGCGAATTCACTTGCAACCCGTAGCCCTAAACGTTTACATTCGGGTTCGGATTTACATTGCTTCTGCTGCCATTTTCGTTCCATGTAATTATAGAATAGTTCACTGGTATTTACGCTGGGAGGGATGGTGTCAAGATATACCTGTAGCGCCGCATTGATATAGTAATCGAACTCTTTGGCGACTACTGACCTATCATCAGCATGTGATGACGGAGACAAGATTAACAAACCAAACATCAGCGCTTTAGATATGCGTTTAATGTTCATAAGCAATTCTCTACGTGCTTACGGATCAACAATAGATCCGTTCCTGTATATATTTATAGCAAAAAAGGGGCGATTCGCCCCTTATGTAAAATTAGTCTAAAAATACATCAAGTTATCTCATACCAGCATAAGCTACGCTCAAAAGCGCGGATCTTATTTGCGTTCTCGATATTTTCATCCCATCCAATTACGCCAGCTTTCATCCGGCGTAATTCCTGACGCATTTTAGCGCGTACTTTCGAATCAATCTTTTTCACAGCGATTGAAAGCATCGCGGAGATATCACGATGAGCTTTGTTACCGTCGCGATTCAGGTTTTTATCGAACCGGATATATGCGCAACCTGATTTGTGTTTCCAGTTGGTTGTATACCAACGTAAACCATCAGGACTTTCCCCGTGCTGTGCATAATACTCTGAAAATGCTTTTGTCTCTTCGATCTGTTCGATGGAGGACTTATCACGGACTGGAACATATTTCTTACGGTAAGTACGGCTCATAGTGTTCTCCTTTGTTTGTCTGAATACACCTTAACAGTTCAGACCAACATTATCAAGAAGTTTTTCGTGATAATGTTTGCGACAGAGCGAAACGTATTTGTCTTCGGCTCCGATCTCAACCTGCGCCCCTTCGGTTACGAAGTTGCCTTGTGCGTCGATACGTGCAACCGTAGTTGCTTTGCGTCCACAGTGACACATTCCGCGCAGTTCTCGGATCTCGTCTGACCAGGCCAGCAACCAGTAAGAACCCTCGAACAGATTTAACTGGAAATCAGTACGCAGACCGTAAGCCATTACAGGGATTTCGAGTTCATCAACAACACGACACAGATCGAAAACGTTTTTCTTCGAAAGGAATTGCGCCTCGTCAACGAAGATACAAGCAATTTTATTCCGGCGCTGGATGTCCCAGAACAGATCCATATCAGGCGCAATCAATTCACACTTTTCGTTCAGCCCGATACGCGAACTCACTGTGTTTGATGTGCGGGTGTCGATCGCTGGCTTATAGATTACAACTCGCATACCGCGCTCTTTGTAATTGTGCGCGTCCGTCAATAGTCGCGCACTTTTGCCAGCGTTCATGGATGCATAGTGATAATACAATTTAGCCATTGACACGCTCCACAAACTTAATATGATTCTGGAATTTGCCCTCACCTTCATGGTTTTTGCATGTTTTGTTTGAACAGTATATCCACCAATCCCACTCGTCGTAAGGGGGTTTGTCAATGTTCATGACGCAAATCAAAGGAAAATGACAATCCCGACAACGAACTTTTTCTATAATGTGTGCGTTAGCCAATTGAAAACCATCCTTTACCCATGAGTTTTTCATTATGTCGCGCAAGATGCTCTTTGATTTCCGGTATCTGGATAGCAATATCATACTCTTCTTTCGTCATAGTATGATTTGCGCAACCCATACACCCGCACACCTGCGCGTTACACCAACGGAGTGTTCCGTATGTCGCAATCACCTTCATTGCTTTAGCTTTGATTTTGTCAGTCATGATTAGCTCGCTCCACCGCTACCGCATCACGAACAGCATCGGTGATTTCATTTTCAACGAAATCCAGGATATCCGCTGTAATATCGTCGATACAGGATTGATTGTAGTTACGTGAATCAGGATCATCATCTTCGGCATAATCCTGATACGCTTCGCCCAGTTGTTTCAGCTTGTGTTTTAACAGCTTTTGTTCTTGCGGTCTCATGATAAATCCGCCTTATGTGGATCAACCGATGGATCGAAGTGAACAACGATGATTGGATAATCACCCGTACACTCGTCGATAATGGCGCTAATACGCAACCAATCGCCACCAGCAAGCCCCGCACCGATAAGAGGGGTAATGATAGGCAATTTTTCAGGAAACGCACTGGCGCGTTCTACGGCGCTCACAAAGCATGATCGGATTGCGTCATAATCCACTTGCGGGCCAGTACCCCAGAATTTAAACTGAGTGTAGGCATTGAAGACAATCTGACCTTCTTCCGTCATGTAGATGGAGTTAGTGCCTAACTTACGCTGGTCTCCTTTCATCGTCAATGCATCAATTTTGAACGCACCAGGGATTTTGTGCTTCACTTCTTTAGCAATACCCGCACCCATGTTGCAATAACAGTTACACCCATGAATCAAGTGTACTTTTCGTTTCAGGAACAACTCTACAGCGTTCCCTTTGATTTCTTTAATAATCATTTTCATCACCTGTATAGTGGCGGTAAGCCAGCACAGCCAGCCCCGCGATCACAACAATAACACACATTAAGATATAACCTGTGTTCATTTAAATTGGTCATCCCATCTTTGCCACGCTTCCAACTCGTCATCATATACAGGGAACGAGCTTTCGTTTGGCTTTTTAACGTAATACCAGATAATGATTGCAGCAGCAATCACACACCCATAAAAGATCACTAATCCCAACATCAGTATAATCCTATACCAGCGTTATATTCTTCAACCAGGTAAGTACGGAGTTTTTCACAACGTTCCTTATTTGGCGCTTTGGTGCAGAGGTTCATCATCGGTTCAGACTGCAAAAACTCACGCTGTTTAACCAGCTTCTGACGCTTGAAGAGGTGCGCATTTTCTTCGCCCCATACATAAGCCGCGTCCAGTTGTTCAGCGATTACCTGTTCACATACCGCAACGTCTTTAATGTCACGATTATTGCAGAGTTCAGCCAGTCGATCATCAGCATGAGCAAAGCCAGCAAACAGAGTGAGTAACAGCGCAAGTTTTTTCATCGTTTTACCTTAGTATGAATCGTTTTCGATAGGGGTATAATAATGGGTTTCGCAGACATAAGCAAGCACTGATCGCAAACTATCGCTTTCAAATTCTGGCTTTTGATTGAGTTCCAGACTCCAGCCAGTGAAGCACATCCAGCGTTCTTCTGCAACGTCAAAGGCTAACCAATACATGTTGAACTGTGAACATGTATGTTCGAAGATGTCGAATAGTAGTTTACCGCCGATCGGTTTCACATATGGTTTCACGCGTTGAAGCGATTTCAGGACTGTTTCGAGGTTACTGCGATCCTCATTCATCGCGATACGAAGAATATGCTGATTGGTTTCTGGGTTGTATCCATCAATCCCCAACCCCATATCCTGGAAGAACTTAGTCGCATCATGGAAAATCTCTCGTCCGCTGTTCGGGGAATTGATGTAAAACTTAATGCGTTGTTTTGGAGTCATCGCGCGGACACGGGAAGCGGTTTTGTGATCGATCTCTTCTTTGATGTCTTTGCGAGCGTTCAGAAGTTTATTCAGCTTTTCCTGGTAAGGTTTCATTACCGCCCTGATCTCGTCGATACGTTCATCAACGATCGCTAACTGCTGTTCCGGTGTCAGTTTAGTTTCCATGTTAAGCCCCTACGCGCACAAAGCGATCTTCAATTGCATCATTAACACATTCGTAAATGCTAACGTCATTCGGGACGTGCTTACGAATACCCACTTTCACGATATCCATGATCTCTTTGTTGCTGCCCCACACGTTCAGGTTGAAGTAAACACCGCCGCTATGAATTGTGCTGTTGCCAACATCAAGATACGTATCTTGACTTTCGCAGATAAACAGTTTGCGTTTTTCTTCTCCGTATGCGAAGTAGATACTGAACGATTCCATACGATGACGATCGACCGTGATGGTTTCCACTTTAACCTTTGGATCTTTGTTCAGTTCATCTAACACACCCTGAATGATGTGCAGCATGTTCGGCTTGATGATAGTCGGATGACTGGTGATAACTCGATGTGATGTGCTCATAATTTAATCCTCAATAGTTGGTACACACATAATAAAAAAGCCCCTGCGAAAATGCAAGGGCTTTTTATCAGATAATGCGTTTTTCTTCTAACAGCTTCGCGGTATGGTTAACCATGCGAGCATAATCACGGGCTTCTTTCTTTGAATACTTGAACCCCGCGTTGTAACTCGCCAGCGCCTTTTTCAAGTCGCCTTTGTGGTAATCAAGCCAGTATTCCAGTTCGTGAAGTGCGTACTTGGAACCACCCCGAAGGGTTTCGAGCTTATTGATTACTACGCGTTTGGAATATGATTTATCCATTCGTGCGGACGCGCTACGGGCTGTTACTTGAAAACAACCATAAGCATGATGATTCTTTTTGCCTTTCCCTACGTTCTCACATGCGCGAGACTCGATCCAGGCAATAGCCGCTAAATGATATCCCAAACGTTTCGATGTTTCCGATTCAACTGGCTTTGCAGTTTTGAGATCGTATTCGTTACCGATCCTGAAAGCGTACTCCAAAACCTTTTTCTGCTTTGGTGTAATATCATCCAATTCCTTAACATAGCTGGGGGCATTGGCTGGCGCTTTCTTCATTACTGTTGCTTGTTGTAGCGGTAAAGTTGACTTCACAGAAGGGAGTGTTTGGATAAACTCTCCTAACGGATCAGTCGCCGCGTTGCCAGAAAAAGAGCATAAGAAAATGCTGGCAGCAAAGATAATTTTCTTCATTGTAATACCTATTTGTAACAAGAGAGGGCTATGATACCCTCGTCTTATTATTTATGCAACGATTTTACGCTGTTTTGCTTCGGTCAGCTTTTTCTCGATGAATTCAGCAATGTTATAGTTTGAAATTGACGCAATCGGATCGTACAGCGCTATGATTTCATCAAACGATATCCGAACCACATGTTTAAAGTGAACGCTCCAGCTAGTCGTAAAGATTTCGCTGTTGTTGAACCCACAATCAGGGCTGAACATGGCGCGATATTCGTACCCTGTGTATTCTTTCAAACGGTTTGCGCTGTGCGCGTTGCTGGTGATCAGGAATTTCCCCTGGTGAGTCTCAACCACAAAGAAATAGCCCAGACGTTCTTTATTGTCCAGCATCGTTTCAAACTTACGATTATTTTCTTCGCGATCAACACGGGTTTCGATCATCTTCCAGACCTGTTCATATTCAGGCCAATCATGCTCGACAACAACCGCTTCCAGGGGTTCTTTGTGTTGCTCTTTTCGGTAGCGCTCAACTTTACTTAGCACCGCAGAGAGAAGCAGTTTATCGCTATCACTTAACGCGGAATCAATATCCGCATGTTTCATCACGACATAACGTTCTTCACGTTTCATACTACTACATCCTTATCACAGACCGGACACCGAATCACACGATACACATCACGACCGCCAGTGTAATCAGTTGATACCTTTTCTTTGACATCCTGCGCAGTGTATGACAGAACAGCACCACAACGACAGGCAGTTTGTTTTGGGGTAATGCTTACAACTTGAACCATAATAACCTCACAAGAATAGTTTCACTTCGCTACCGCATTTCGGGCAGACGATATGTTTTTTCACGATGTAATCAGCAGCACGGAAGAAACCGTTGTAGAACACTTCGTTTTTCTTCTGTACATCAGACAGTTCATACTCTAACCCACTTTTGCAATTAGCGCAAACGGTAATTAGCTTTGGACTGATAATAACGTTGATCATGTATACCTCACGAAAAAGGGGCCGAAGCCCCCTTGATCAAAAATTGTCTTCAACAAAAGCTGCAAGTCGCCCACGATATACGGTATCCAGGATCACATGACTTGAATGACCGTACTCTTTAAGTTTTTCAACCGCATACACAAAGCCGTTGTTAACAGCAGTATTGCGCGGGTTGTCAATCTGTTTAATGTTCCCGCATAGTATCAGAAGGGTGTTCTCACCGCAACGGGAAATGATGGATTTGATTTCGTGATTGCTCAAGTTTTGACATTCATCAACAATCAGAACCGAACCTTTACCCGGATCAGGATGCCCGATTGAGCGCCCACGGAAGTAATACAGGCTAGGGAACTGGACAACGTTTTTCTCCAGCAGCCCTTCTACGTATTTGTCAACTTCCGGTTGATCCTTAAACAGAATGTTCAGGCTCGTAATACATGGTTCTACAGCAGGACGCAGTTTTTCGCCAAGAGTACCAGGTAAGAACCCGATTTCGCCCGACAGAGGGCTATCTGCCTTGACATACATCAGGTTTGCGAAGTGTCCCGCGTTTACCATGTGCATTGCACCAGCAACAGCCAGCATGGTTTTACCTGAACCCGCCGCGCCCATGATGGTCACAACGTCATTGTTTTTGTCCAGAATAGCATCAACGAATGACGCTTGCAGAGCATCGCGAGGCTGGATTGTTTTCATCAGCTTACGCTTTAACGCCTGTTCGTGCTTAATAGGCAACACTTCAAGCTGAAACTCTCCAGCATTCACCACACGCCCTACAATCTCACCACACGATAGAATGTATTGGTTAGGGTAGAAATCCGCGTCAGGAAGCGATGAATACGTTATAACGGCAACAGGCCCGACATACTCCAGGACTTCAACAGTTTCCCAGAACAGAGGCAGGTCGATATAACCTGAATACAACACATCACTATCTTTCAGCGAGTCATCGCCAGTGTATTGAAGAACCGAACAACCTTTAGACATCGCGATCAACAGCATGTTAATGTCACGAGTCACCAGAGTTGCGCTCTGCTGAATACAAGTTGCAATGATCCGCGCATCCTGTTTATCCAGAGGGAATTCTTCGGTGCCGTCATAATCGACGATTTTCAGTGTTACGCTTTCCGGTACTGCTGGGTTCGATAAGTTTAACGAAACCCCTGTTTGGGTAATTGCTTCATAATTTTGTCCCAGGATTGCTTTGGACAAAAGCCGGATCGCCAGTCGTGCTTCATGAGCGGTTCGCTCTTTGCTTTTCAGGTGATCCAGTTCTTCCATCGTTGCAGCGGTGATAATGATTTCGCTGTCAGGTTCGATGTAAGAATAGATTGAATATGGGTTACTAATCAAAACATTGGTGTCTAATACGTATTTTGACATACATTAACCTTATGTGGTTTCGTTAAAAAAATGTGCCGAAAACCTCTTTCGCTTTCCGGTCATAAACGGCTTTTGCTTCTTCTGGAGTGGTATAATACCCCAAAAATTTTCTTTTTCCATCTATGTTTATCTGCGCTTTATACTTCCCATTTGCTTTGTGATAAGAAACACCTTTCAACCCCGTACTGCTGTTTGAATTACATTTCTTTTTCATCGCGTTTTGTTGGTTCGTCGCTTTCTGTAGATTTCTTGCTGTATCTCCATTTTCAACACCATACACATGATCTACGATAGGAGGAAGATAACCATTCTCAACGTAAAACACTATTCGGTGTCGCAAATACATAGAACCTTTAAAATGAATTTGGGAATACTCGTTCTTGCTTCCGGCTTCACTTCCAGGAGACATAGGGCCGCGCTGAATTTTCCAATACACTTTTCCCGTAGATGTATCAACATCTACATAACTCAGAAGAGACTCAATCCCTTGAATCTCTTCCTGTATGGTTCTTGATGAATAACCATGACTTTTCATTACATACCCAAACGGATAATATGGATATATGGGAACGGGTGAAGATGACTTGAACGCATACACAAGGTCAGTGTTTTTGCCAGTTCAAACCGTTCGTCGATCGTCATGTCGCATTCATCGAAAATCAGGTTGATTGCCTGATACTTGATCGTTTGTCCACGGAAAATGGTATTCAGATCTTGACGTTTCGACAGAATGAAAGACGAATCAGCGCCCTTATCCATTCCATGTTCTGCCGCAGCACAAATACCCATTTGCTTTGTCGGCGCAACGTAGATATTCAGTGTCCCTTTCGACTGCTTGATGATATCGAAAGCCGCTTTGGTTTTACCCGACATCCGGCCCATATCCAGCGCAGTTTCGAAAATAGACACACCGCCGCATTCTTGCCCCCAACGCCCATCAATGATTCGCGCAAGGTGCAGGTTACGTGACTGCTTTACAGCGTCAACATAGAATTGTGAAATCATGTTGTCGCCTTATGCAAGTTCAACGTGTGGTGCGTCGATAAATTTCGTTTCAATAGGAAGATTTGGATCGTTCTTCCAGTTGATACCGTAACGCAGTTTTACACCCTGTTCACCAGCGGCTTGTTTCACTGCATTCAGGACAGGCAACCACACTTTCGGGTTAGTCTGCCAGCCAGCAGGGAGAACGCTAGGATACAGATCCACAGCATCACCAGTGATGTGTTTTGAGTTCATGGTCTGGGAAACACCCTTGCGGACATTCTCGCGCTGTTGCTCTACGGTGCGCAGACCTTCGCGTACACCAAAATCAACAGGTGAGAGTTCCAGAGCACGTTTTACTACCTTAACCAGTTCCGGCTTCACGCCTTGCAGGTTGTTCAGGCTTTTCTGACTAAATTTAAACATACATACCTCTATTATGAAAATACCCTATGGGCTACACATGGTATTTATGGTTTAAGAGGCGCAACGTTTTACATGTAACCCCAAATTGCATCTTCCGCGCGATCGCGTTTCCAGCGAATCGTCATTTCAACACTTTCCTGTTTGTCATCAGGAGGAAGTTTATCATTATTGATTTGTTCAATATATGCTTGCGCATCTGCTTCGCTACGGAACAACGCATGGAAATTATAATGGTTGCGCCCAGTTACGTTACGATCATCCAGAGAGAATTGACCTTTATTTTCCCAATCATCATACACAGTGATTCCGTTAACAAACAGCCCCAGCCCACGATGTTCACGCGGGAAGCCAGTGATGATATGTTTTCGACCCATCTGTGCCTTTTCACCAGTGATACTGATTACTTCGTACAGGATTGCGCCAGGTTTGATATCTTTCAGGACAGCACGTTTTTCAAAAGCGTTCATAATATATTCCTCACAATTAGTTTTCATATACAGATTATCATAATCTGGTTTGATGTCAACAAGGTCTATCGTTTTTATTTGGGAAAGTTAACGTGAACAGGCGATCGTGTAATGCTTCGATCCGTTCATACGCTTGTTTCAGGATCGTCTTATCTTCTGGGTTCGTTGTCTCGATACAGATCAGTTCGTCCGAGTCGATAGCAATCACATCATCCATCAGTGAAGCGAACACGTTCACGTCAGGGTGAGTCAATTCCTTTATCTCCGCTTCCATCCCGTCATGCTGAGATAACAGTTCGATGATATCGCGCTGTAGATCTCCCTGGTACGGGAATCCGGTTTGAAGATGGTTAATAATTCTTTCTGCTTTGGTCATATTTCACCTACAAAAAAGCCCCTTTCGGGGCTGGGATTAAATGTCTTTGCACTGGCAAACACCGTATTTGGTGAAAGGCTTGTCGCCGCTCAGGTAAGACCAGAAATCGCAAGCCTGTTCAGCGGTTTCGAAGATTGCAGCATCATAGAAGCCGTGTTCTTCGTTACCGTCTTTATTGAGGAACACAGGAAGCCAGCTTTGCGGTTTGTAGCAGTCAGTAACAACTACCCAACCTTCTTTCGCTTTCATTGCTTCTTTGTTCGCTTCAACCATTTCCAGCATTTCGTTCAGTAAGTTCATTTTAATCCCCTTGTTTATCTGTTTCGTTGTCTACGAGAGAGATATTACCACAACGGGGATTAGAGTCAACAGTTATTCGAAACGAATTGTGCTATTTTTGAAAAACATTCCAGAGCACACAGATCCTTTGATCTGCTTGCCGTTCACACCAGTTGCTTCGAATCCGGTTGAGAATGTATCTTGTTTGGAACACGCAAACCATTTATGACCCGTGAACTGGATGTTCGTATAACCCTGTGCTTCCAGGATACGCTGTGCCTCTTTCTCGTCAGTACAGCTTGACTGCAAGAGCACAACAACGGCAACCATAAAAATACACGCAACAATTTTCCACATAATTTATACTCTTTTAAGGTTAGTTTTACAGGCTTCAATCCAGCCCGAATAGTTCGGGGAGAAGTCCTCCGCCACACCCAAACAAACGGTAGTATGTCCGAATGGGTTCGGTGTCGTTACTTTACTATCGGGATTGATCGGAAGTTCACTAGCCCCAACACTGGTCGCAAACACCATACCACCAGTTACGTAAATGGTTTGAATATGCCCGTAAGCGTCACCAGGCCACTTTAAACGGTATTCAGTGTTCCAGACCTTGACGTTGTACACATCATATTCATCAAACAGGGGATCATTGCCTTTTGTCGCGTTGTAAAGCGCACCGCGCCATTCATACAGCTTTGCTTCGATGTCGCTAACGTTGATCTCTTTACCCGCGCTCAAATCATCAAGCACTTTCTCAAGGGTTCGGATTGCTCCGCTTAATTCACGATCGAGTTTCATGATTTAATCTCTTTAATAGAATCAAGTTTTAACCGAGCATCGTAAGGCCCGAAAGCGTTGCCGTTATGGTCGAACTTATGTTCTTCACTCTTCCAGTATTTGCCGGACTTCATCAAAGGAATTCGTCTACGCCCTGTTTTATTAGAATCAACCATTCCTGTATGTGTGAAAATCATACAATACCCTCTTCTTCAAGCACTTCCCAGATCAGGCGATCCAGGTGCATCAGATTCCACATAACGGAGTCATACGAACCCAGCGAGCGGGAGTAAATCACTCCCCATGAACGATACGCCTTTTGGAATGACTCTGCGCTGTTTTCATCGTGTGGCATATCATCACCAGAAGCGATCAGCAGTTTCAGAACCATCAGGCTATTGAGCGCCTTTGGCGTGAATTCCTGTTCGCTTAACTTCATCGCGTAGCGTTCGATGATCGCGATTGACTTCGGATCTTTAATACGCCCATCTGTACGACGCGTTTTAAACGCGCTCATTAATTCATCGACTACGGCGGTACACTTCATATGCTTCATCCTTTTCCTGTGCAGACATCCGATTATAGCGGATCTCTTCGCGCTGTTCAACTTCTCTCACGGCTTCGGCTTTCTTTTCAGCGGTCAGTATGTGATGTACTACAGCGTTTCGGATTTCCCAGAGATATTCAATCATCTGCATATCTTCAACGGTGTGATAGCCTTTCGCATCACATTCAAATACAATTTCATCGCGTTCTGCCATTGCCACCTGTGCGGTAGAAGGACAAATAACCATTCCAGAGTATTTTTCAATCAACGATTCCAGTGTACGCGGTTTTGTTGGAATGTCAATAGATACCGGAACCATTCGCATCGTTGAATCATTATGGGATTGATAAATCATCAGAATGTGATCTCCGCAAACTGCATTCTACGCTCAATCGCATGGATAGCGTTATCACGCTGTTCTTTGTTTTCATATCCAGCCCAGGTAATCGGAGTTGAACAGATCAGGTGAAAAGTGATTGCTGGGTGTCTCTTCCCTTCAACAACGATTGTTGCATCATCTTCGATCCAGGTTACGTGATCCAGATTCACCGGATAGTTTCTTACGGTAACAGTTTCACCAACCATAGGCGACACGTCCAGAATATCACGATCACGAACGTATGATTTAATACGAGATACGATTAACATTATTTCAACTCCACTGCATATACATCGGTTTCAGGGGCTTTGTGTACGCGCATATCTTTACCACATACCGCATAAGCCGGACAGTTACGGCAACCGTTATGATCCTTGTTGCCCGTCAGTTCTTTACGGAACTGTTTTGTTTTCGGGTGTTCCCAGATATCCTTCACAAAATCTTCGGCTTCCAGAACATCCAGACCTTCTTCCCAGCCACCTTCAACCCAACGTTCGGTAAACGAGCAAGGGAAGAACTGACCACGTTCATTAATGTAAGAGCTAAACATCGTCGCTTCACAGTCTTCGGCGTATTGCTTGTACTGTTCGAAGTTCGGGTGTCCCTCCATCGCTTCAACGAAAGCGGGGGCTGAACAGCTATCGAATCCAAATCCTACACCAGAATCGAGGCAATATTCAACAAGTTTTTTATATTGTTCGCGGGTAACGGTGTCCCAGTTCTTACCGCGTCCTTTTTGTTTCAGTCCCAGGAACACGATCGCGTTGACTTGTTTCAGGCGCGGATCATTCTTCACGGCATCAACCACGTTAAACGCATCATCATAGGTTTTCGAGCTAACCATGAAGTGAAGGTTGATTTGCTGTTGTCCGGCTTCTGTCAGGTTCGCTACTGAGTCGAAAGCGACATCAAAACCAGCGTGTTTATAAACCGATACCGCAACAGCCCCAGCAACCGCCGCTAAACGCGCTGCAACGTCTTTTGATACGTCAGCAATGGTAAGGTTCGGTACAATGCCTTTAGAACGCGCATACGCCATCATATCGAACATATCAGGGTTTGTTTGCCCCTGTGCATCAGCACCGAGTGCGCATTGAGTCAGCCAGGGCATTTTGTCGATGATTTTTTTGAAGTTGGCAAGATCCATGTTGAACCCGTTAGGGTTATTGGACTTGTAGCAGAACCCGCAGAGTTTACCAGCGGGACCATTACATTTGGTAGTGATCTCAACATCCAAGATTTCTGGGAATGGGGCATAGGTAGGATCAGTTTCGAACGATGTTCCCCAGCGAGCAAACTCACCAGTTTTAACGTTGAAATTGTAGTTGTACCAATTAGAGCGAGCGAAGCGCATATTACCCTGCTGGTAAATCATTAGCGAAGGGGCTTTCATTACAGTCTGTGCGCGGTCAATAATATCCATGTATATAGTTCTCAGAATTTAATGTGGGATTGGAAAACAGCACGAGCAAGTGTTTCGCTATCGAACGGGATTGATGTTCCCTGGTCTTTGCTGTCAATGTTAACGCGCCAGAACTCACTAGACCCGTTTTTGGTGGAGTAATGCATCAGCGTTACCGTCTTATTCTTTTCCAGGAAGGTGCGTTTATCAATCTCTGTTTTTATTTCGTGCTTCATCATTTTACACTCCGTTTCAGTTTACGTTCGTCAGCCAGTTCTTTTTTGTACGTTTTGATGTACTTCCCGTTAAGGATGCGAAGCTGTTGGAAAACTTTGTTGCACAAAGCACGTTTTGCTTTGTATTCCTGCGTATTACGGATTGATTCGACCGTCATACCCATTTCGTTTTTAGGGTACGCGCTCAACTCCCTGCCGATCTCTCTGTGCCAGTTGCTTAACTGATCACGCTGTGCTTTGTACTCTTCAAAAGTTAACATAACAATCTCCGGTTTCGTTTCTATGTGTGTAAGGTATCATTACCCTACACACAACGCAAGCGATTTTTATTTTCCGTAAAGAACACAATATTCTTTATATTTTTCACGGGCTTTTTCTTCATTACTAAAGGAAACTCCCATTCCAAAATCAGAACCTTCGAACGTAACATCCCACGATTCATACCCATCTTCCGAATAATAGGAAAGTGTTATTTTACGATCTTCAAGAACAAGTTGTTCAACAACAATATCAATTTCAGTAGTCATAGTTCATTTCCATAATCTTTTGCTGCATCTTCGGGGGTTGCGTCCAGTCGGTAAAGCTCAACGGCTAACGGACTGGGTTTGATTTCGCGGTTCAGGATCTCACTGATACCGCGAAGGAATTCGATATAAGGACGGAATCTCATTTGATACGTACCGCGTTAAAAGCCTGGTTGCGCAGTTCATAAGCCTGTTCAAGCTGTTCTGTAGTGAACAGAGGACTATCGGTGTTAGTGGTGAAACTGCAAATGGTTTTGTTGTCGGCGTTAACTTCTTCAACAACGATTTCATAACCCCAGATCCCGCTGTACTCACATTTCACGTTACGGTACTTGATGTAAACCGCAGCAACATCTTCTTTTTTGTAGTTCCGGCTTTTGTAGATGATTTCCATGATATCCTCCTTCGTTTCGATGTGTGTACAATAACAGATCAGGGTTATGGAGTTTTAGCAATTCGTGCTAATTATGCCATTTTCTTAGCGATTTTCCATGCGGCTTTGAACGCTGGAACATCTTCAACATCAACCCAGAAACCAGAACCGAAACCATCGTTGTAGCAAGGGCAACCGTCGCAGTAGTTTTCCCAGGTCATCACTTTACCACCAACATAAGCACCAGTTTCCATCGCACGTAATGCATCTTCAACTTTTTCCAGTTTTTCTGCGTTGTCGTCATAAATGATGAAGTACCATTTGCCGTTGTATTCGTTACCCAGTTTGATTGCTTCGCGAACAAGTTTCATGATGATTTCCTTTTTGTCTGTTTCGTTTCGATGTGTGTAATATAACAAAAGCCCCTGGCGGTTGCAAGGGGCTTTTTAAACAAAAAGTGCTATTTTGTTTCTTCGAGGATTCGAAGGATTTCGGCGCGGGTGATCGGATGTTTTGCCAGCTCACGGATCGCATGATCAACATGTATCTTACACATCAAAAACTTCTCCCCGCACTTGTCGCATGTTGCATACATATCGCCATGTATACGCCCGATTGCATCAGTCACCCAATAACGCATCCATGCATAAGGAGTTCCCCGCATCCATCCGGTAGCAACATGATTGCATTTACGTTTACCGAACATATCACCACCCGTTAGGATTGCGGAAATGGGTTTGCCAGTAGCGCAGTTGTTCGCGGTTCATGTTTTGGGTATCAATCACCATACTCTGAATCATCTGCAACATCATTCGGGTTTGATTGACATCCTCCAGGCTCGCTATACGCTGTTTTAAGGCTTTGTTTTCCTCTTCTAACTCAACCATACGGTTGTATGCGTTGACGCGCTCCAGCGGCATATCAGGGCGCTCTTTGAGGACACGGGCGCGGGATACTTCACATTCGTGATTTGCTTTCCAGTGTGCGGCTTCCTGTTCTGCCTTTTGCTTATCCCGAAGGGCTAAAGACAGATCACTAACCAGATCCAGAACGGTTTGCGGATCTACAGTTTCGAGATATTTTCCGAGACCCTCTTCCCAGCTTTTAACCTGTGTCGGGCTATCGCCATAAGGAACACCGTATGAGAACGCGCGTTTATACTCTTTACCCCTGAAACCATATTCCTGATTTCCCTGGATGCTCATATTTTCAACGAGAGTCCACTTACTACCCATCATAGAAGAAATCGAACGGGCTGATTTTTCAATTTCTTCAAGTTTTTCACTTGTTACTTTCATTTTGTACTCCACAAATCATATTGTGCGCGAAGGATAGCGTAAAGGCTACCGATATTGATTGAATCGACCGGACACTGGAACATATCAGAGCGCATCATATTGAACTCGATACTGTTCTGTTCAACGAAGTTACCGATCATTGATGTCCAGCCCATCACCAGGTTATATCCGTCTTCGGATAACCCGTAAGCCAGGTTAACCCTGATACAACGCTTATCAGCCAGTTCTACGCGGATACGGTTGCTTGTGTTAGTCACTTTACTGGGGAACTTACGGAACATCTGGGTAAGGAGTTTAGCCGTTTCAATGTTGATCGCTCGCTCCTGATCTCTTTCCACCTGGCGGTCATGACGGCGATTCAGATATTGTTCCATTTTCGGGTTGAGATTCACATGTTGCATAATATATTCCTCACAGGTTTAAAACGTTCTTTCCCACTACCATTACATGAACTGCATTTCGGGGATCGGTCGCTATCATATCGCCCCGATCCATTACATGCAACACATTTCCTTAATTTCCAGCCATACACGAACCGCATGTAATAATCGGTTCGTGCGGCCTTGCGTTCGTGGAAGTTCATACTTTGTTGTAAACCTGAACCAGCCACATTTCGATGTTCGGCGCGTAAGTAACGTTTACCATCGGCATAGTGCGGTATTTGTAAGCAGCTTTGTATGCTTCCAGTTCGGTCGCAACACAGAAAGAGAAACCGTTGTCATAACGTTCGGCGTTAGCAACTTCACAACCAACAACAGCAGCAATGTTTTTGTTCATGTTCATGATGATTTTCCTTTCTCTGTTTCGTTTCGATGTGTGTAATATAACAAAGCCCTTGCATTACTGCAAGGGCTTTGTTGATATTATTCGAAATTTTTCGGCAACTGATCTACAAGTGCTTGAGTTTGATGAAGTTCTTCACTCAATTTATCGCGATAATGAACCAGTTCGCGGGTTCTTGCCGCTGAATAGCTAATGATTTTATCAGCGGTAGCGGTGTAACCGTAACCAGCACATGCGATTTCCAGTTTTGCGTTATCGCCATTCGGTACGCGGATATGAGCATACGTCAGCAAGTTTTTAACCGCTTGTAACAGTTCATGATCTTCTTTACCGATGATAAACTGATTTGGTTCTACTGAATCAATGTTCAGTTCTTCGTCTTTGTTCATTTTGCAGCCTTATACATTTCAAGGACGCGGTTCATATGCTCTTGTGATTGAGGCACACCCGCGAAGTTCAGTTTGATGAAGAATTCCAGACGATCCTTTTTGGTGCATTCATCCAGCCCCAGGGCAGGTAATGAAATGTTTTCAAAGGCTCGCTGTTCGTGTCGTGGCATTTCGTCCCAGAACAAACGGGAACCGTCCGGCATAGGAATCCCAATTTCACCTTCGTAGACTTTGATAATCGTCGTCAGGCGTTGTTTACCGTCGATGACTTCTACCCAGTGAGTTTCGTTGAACTGGCTATCAACCGCGATCGCGATGATACCGCAAGGGAAACCACTGATCAGGGTAGTCAGAAACGCATCTTGCTCTTTCTGCGTCCACACATAGGGGCGCTGGTAAGATGGATTCAGATCCAGATCTTTATTCTTCCACCAATGCAGATAACTCCCAACCATAATCGCGTGATCGCGACTGCGAAAAGTTAACTGATCGCGGATACGGTTATGAACCGGAATATCATCTTTAGACATGATTCACCACCCAACCCAACAAACCAGTATTGATAGCCGCAACGGTAAGGCAAATCACCACCAACACCCGCGCGTTATGAACTTTGGTTTTCAGTTCTGCGATCTCCTGATCCTTTTCACTTTCGAACTCGTCGCGGGTTCCATAGTAACCAGGATCAGCAGCGGTTGCGGGACGAACTGCATCTTTTTCAACGATGGTTGCATAACCACTCGTTACTTGCGTTGCGCCGTACCAGTCACCGCGATCGGTGTTGATGATCAAGTAATCACCCTTCGCGTTAGCTTTATGCTTCGACTTGCCAATGACAATTACACGTTCACCATTCATAATATAATCACTCTTTCACGTTTTGTTGTAAGAACTCTAACAGCTTTCCTTCGGCCTGTAAAGCATAAAGTTTATTCAGCTTTGCTATGTTCTCAAAGTCTGATTTTTCGCTGAACGACCAGACACCATCATCGGAAACCAGCGCACCAACCGATACGCCAGTTTCAGGATCACGCGTCAACGCCAGCCCCAGGGGATGTAGGATATCTTTATTGATTTTCCAGATCAACCCCAATTGAGATAAGGTGTTGAAATCAACGTGACTCATTAGGCAGTGCTCCGAACGAAAGCAGCCCCATACGATGATCGTTATCTGATTCACCAGTGCGGAATTCGAATTTCTCGCCGCTGATACTGATAGCGCTGAAACCGTCTTTCAGGTACGGCAACAGATACAGAGGGATCAGCATCATTTTTGAATCGTCATCCCACTTACAGAAGCCCAGGTTTTTCATTTCTTCCAGAGTCAGGTCATTTGGGTCGACTGGTTCGAAATCAGGGGAAGCGTAAAGGCGTCCAGGCAGATCGCGAATATTTTTCACGGTGAATGAATCACCCCATGACTGATACGCGATAGGTTCAGCGGCGCGGGTTGCGGTAGCCAGAAGGATCATTTGACAGATTTGAAAAGTTGTTGCTTTCATGATGTATATCCCACAAGTTTAGATAGAAGTTGTCCCATAGTCTTACGCGCATGATTGCGGATCTGGCTATACGGAACATATTTGAAACCATCCATTTCTGTGATGGTTCGCCCGTTCTTCACAAACGTAGACGCACAGAAACATTTATCGGCTTCGGGGTAATTGTCGCCTTTATACACGAATAAGTAAAGCTCTTTTTTACTGGTATAATCCAGTCTTCCGAGGCTTTCCAGTTCGTGCGGTTCAACAAGAACTCCGGTTTCTTCGAAGCACTCACGGATCGCAGCGTGAATAGGTTCTTCGCCTTTTTCGATATGCCCCTTTGGGATGTCCCAATGAGGCGTTTCGGTTGCGTGGCCCATTAAAACGCTGCCGTTATTCAGGAAGAGAATACCAGCAGACCGTTCCATTACTGTGCTCCGAACTTACGATCGTATGCTGCCAGCGCTTTATCTGCTGCATCAACAGCCTGGGTGTGTTTGTTAGCGGAGTTCTCGCTGAATACTTCGCGGTAAATGCCAACCCAGAGAGATCGGCGGGTATGTTCGCTTTCTTCGTTGACGCGAGAAGCCGCAAAAGCGTTATGCTCTTTGATTAGTTGCGCCAGTTGCACATCATGATTGTTTTGTTGAATAGCTGTAGAAGTCATAATTCACCTATTTCTTTCAGTTCAGTTTTGAGTTTTTCGAGGGTTGATTGGTACTGAATGCCGTGTCGTGGATTCCCCAGTCGGGCATAATACAGCGTACCAGTTTTGTTGATATCCGACAACACCTCTTGATCGAGGGTAGCCGGATCAATACCGAAAGCCATTTTAAACATGGTTTCCGCGTCTGGGGCGAATCCGTGATAGAATGCAAACCCCAGCTTTTTATCAAACTGCATCAGGGATACTTTATTCACTTTTTCCATAATGTTCTTCGTAGTCATCACATTCAGGGAGATAAGTTTCGCAGAACATGCACAGCGTGAAGAAAGTAGGCTGGCGAATCCCGATATTATCAGGTAAGTACATCCAGAACGTGTTAGCAAACACGATGAACGTTTTCAGGTTTTCAACGGTTACGGTACTGACACCATCATAACCGGATTGAGCAATTGCGCGTTCCAGGGGAACAGGGTATTGCTCGCAGTAATCGACGTAATGATCGCTTGTTACCAGCGCATTAGCCGCCTTTACGAGATCGGTAATTTTCATGCTCTTACATATTCCACTTTGACAGGTTTTGCAATAAGGCGTTCTTTGGTGAAGCCTTGCCCGTTACAGATATCACAAGTAACGTTGAAGTCTTCCATCTGATCAACCCAGCCAGAATCCGGTAAGCCAGAAGGATACGTGTTAACACGTTTGACTTCGAACCCTTTACCCTCGCATTTCGGGCATTTGTGTGGGTACTGGGATTTAACCATACTCAGCAGTTGCCCCAGCGTTGTTGAACGATCGAAGCGTTCGACCAGTGCCATTACATCAGCAATACGAATCGAACCAGCATCAATAACGGTATACAGGTTTTTCGGTACATTTGAGCGCATAGTATATTTCTCACTTAAAAAATTTTTTGATGAAAGAGATGAACAATCCACCACCGAACATGATCCAGTATCCCGCGCCGTCACCGTTAAACAGGACATACACAGCGACACCATAGCAAAAGATTTCCGCGATATTCAGTAAGTTTCTCATAACTCCCTCCTTTGTCTACACCAGGTATTTTACCAGAAAGTAGATTACTGTCAACAACAAAGTTTTATCAACCCACTTATCACCAGTCATTAGTAATCCCCTACAGGTTGAGAAGATGCAACGCTCAGTATACGGAAAGAGCATTCATTCCATTTGCAATAAGTTTTCGCACAGTGAACAGTGCCTTTCATTACAAACCCGTTTGAGAACACCAGCCAGTAAAGTTTCATGATTGCCTCCTTTGTTTCGACACCCCTAATATAACAAAAGCCCTTGCACGAATGCAAGGGCTTTTTTCAAATATTTTTCAACATGTGTAGTTGAGGCGGACAATCTTTTGAAGCAATCAGGCGATCCAGGCGTGACATAACGCGTCTGTAGCCGTCATACTCGAACTTGATTTTGGGTGCGATGTAATTAACATGGATCGCGTTTCGCGTGTTCAGGCTCAATGTATACTCAGGGATAACGGTTCGGAATCGTACAGCAATCACTGGCTTTTCGTGAGCAATAGAATCATCCATGTTTTCAAACATCTGGACGGTGAACGCACAGGCAAACACTTTGCCATTGATCCGGCGATATGCAATGACTTCCTGCATACCTTCGTTTTTCGCTTTCACCGCGTAATGCAGAACGTTACACGAATAATGTTTAGCGAGACTATTAAGAATTTCACGGTAGATCGCAAAGTCTTTTTTGACTGACGCGGAACGATCCAGGAATCGGTCTGCGATGTGATCTGTAGTCATTGAAACCTTTGTCACATACCAATCACTTAACGCTTTACTGAAATTTTGGTTAACTTCTCTGCGTAAGTTATTGATAACATACATCAATCGTGCTCTGTTCATAAATCACCCATTATATTTGAAATACTCAATCTGGCGCAGACGTTTTTCCGCTGCCTCTTTCGAATCATATTCACCAAGTTCTTTCGTGCGATCATGGTTCAGCACAACCCACTTATCGCCGCGATGTTCGATGTGCTCCGTGATGTCTTCGACTTTCTTATCCAGATCCAGCGGTTCAGCATCTTCCCGGATGATAGTCAAATCTACGGGCAATGTCAACAGTCTTTTAACTCCGCTGATATCTTCGATGCGGGAATCATACGCGAGGGTTACATGTGGTTTGTAATCGTCATAATCGTATGTTGCTCCAGCATCCATTGCATCTTTGAAGCGGCTATGGAGATAATCAGACTCCAGAACTCCCACGATCGTATTACCGTATTTCGTTTCCCACTTCTCCACGTCAACCAGTCGGGCAGGTTCAGAGATACCGGAGGCAGGGAACAGATCAACCGTCTTACGGCTATACACAATCGTTGTATGCAGTTTTGCAGCGGAAACAGGATTCTCTACACCCAGAAGTTTTTGCACCTTCGCGAGCGCTTCACAGGAAGCCTGATCGAACTTCGCACACATATAGATCCCCGGATCAACTACGGGTTTCGCTACTTCAATAAAACTTTTCATGTGTACTCCAAATGAAAAAGGGGCTTTCGCCCCCAGTGGTTAAACGCCTAAGCGTTAATTATGCTTTTGATGCATCAATCGCTTCATTATCACCAGCGATTTCTACTGTTGCTGGCAGAAGTGCTTTGATCGCGCCGATCAGGGCATCAGGGGATACACCCTGCGAACCGTCGATTTCCAGAAGACCGCAAATCTGGCCTACGAGTTGACGGTGATTTGCCAGTTCTTGTTCTTTACCCTGAATGATTTCGTTCAGGTCGAATACACGGGCTTTCAGGATCAGGACATCGTTTTGAAGCTGTTGGGTTTGGTTTTGTTCAGTCATTGTTTACACTCTTAAAAGATTGAATACATTAAGCACGTTGCGTTTCAAATCGTCTAACGTACCATTATTTAGGATTGTATAATCACTCAAGCCAGGTGTCAAACCTTTCTCCGTTGAATGATTATCTTCAATACCAGTTTCACGTTCAAGGAACACAAAGCGAGTCCCGAACTTGCTCAGGTATTTATATTCGTGCGGTTGACGCACATCGGTAATGATAAAGTGATCCGCGTAGGATTTCAACATTTTTTGAAGCGCAATTGAAGTCCAGATAGACGGATCTACTTTACAAACAATATCAGTCCCGAACACCTGCATCAAACGGCGAATCGTCCAGGGCTGGGTGTTTTCTTCGCAAATTTTATGAGCGATAACATCTGCGTTACTCATGAAGAACCCGCGAGAACTTAATTTTTTGATACCGCTAGAAAACAGCGTGTATGCATCGTTATTGGACATCACCAGCGGGGCTTCACGATCACCCTCATAGAATGGGTTCTTCGCTGCCAGCGCTCGCAATTGCGTGTTATCGTGATGTTCCATAGAACGTTTCAGGATAGCTTTGATTTCGTCGGCTAACGCGATAACTTCAACATTGCGGAAGTTATGCACAACCATTTGAGCAACGGTATCTTTACCCGTTCGCTTTTTACCACAAATACCATAAATCATTTTTGCGTTTTCCGTGGAGTAGGCACGATCACCCGTCCGTCGATCTCAATTTCCATGTGAGCGAAGTTGAACATCGTCATACAGGATACGGCTTCATCCGAATCATTGGTATACATAAGCTCAAGCTCTCCGAGGTTGGAGGGCCAAGCGCCATAGAAGCGAAATGTCGCTACAGTTTTTGACTGCGAGTTATCCAGGATATGCAAAGCCATTGCCTGTTGTGGTTCACTCCAACGCACGGAATCGAAGGTGTTAAAATCGACAGTACCGAGCATCCAAAGGTAAACCCCAAGATACGATCGCAGTTCTTCATCAACAGCAAAACGAATAGTCAGTGGATCGAACTCCATTGCAGATCCTGGGATCTTCCCTCGAATCATTGGGTTCAGTGGGACATCCGTAATTGGAATGTTGATAGCAGGTAGTGTAACACCCTGAACTTGTAGTTTCAACCCTTTTACATAATCATTGTCAGGAATATCTAACATGAAGTTAGTAGGTGAAATCTGGTTCAGGATCATAGCAGTTGTATTCATGATGATCTCCATTTTATAGATATTTAGATCAAGACCGTGAGCGAAGCGAACACACGAACGAAGTGAGTGTTATGTACGATGTACTGTTTATAATATTTATATTTTATATATAGAGAAAACAGTACATTTCCGTATACTTTTTATACAATCGTTAACTATCCGTCTTCGCTTCGCTTGACGGAACTCGCTTCGCTCGCGATCTAATTTTTAGTTGATCTATTCAATAAATAGGTATACTATACCTATACTTTCAAAAGAGATTGAAAACATGAAATCATTCAAAGAACTACTTTCTGAATCTGTTCAGAACAAAAAATTTGCTAAGACCGTTGATCTGGTTGACCGTGGTAACGCTGCAAAAGGTCAGATCGGTTTCCTGCATTTTGCACATGGTGCTGATTACGATGTTTATGCGCCGGATTCCCACGATCTCGCGTACTTCGGTAAAGGTGTTGTCCGCCTGAAAGGTAAAACCACTGGAAAAACCCAGGCAGCGTATATTGACTGGGCGAAAGGCACTGTTTCATTCTACAGCGGTGATCCTGCTGATGACCTGAAATTTGACAAGCCGCTGAAATTCAAAGGCGCTTCCCTGTACAAAGAAGCCGAAGAAAATCTGGATCTGTATAATCAGTTGGCGGAAGATTTCGAAATTGATCTGCCTCTGGATGAAGCATTGGTGAAAGGAAAGGTGTACAAGCTCCCAAGTAACGATATGTGCTTGCTGTATACCGGACGTACCAAAACCAAAGAAACAGGTGAATACGCCGTGTTTACGGTTGTAGATGCCTCTGGTAAGCCTCGTCTGGTATCGGGTAAACGCTTTACCCAGGAATACAAAGGTGATGTTCTGTCTAAACTGGTTCTAGCTGAATCAGAAGATTTGAACGAAGCCGCTAAAGGTATTCGCGAAAAAGTTATTGCGGTGTTGGTGAAACGTGGGTTTAACGAAAAAGACGCAGAAAAGATGGTTGATAAAAACCTGAAAGATGCGATGAAGGTTCGACCTGGCGCAACCCCTGGCAAACTCGCGGAAATCGTGAGTATCCTGTAAAAATAAAGCCCCTTCCTTTCGGTTGGGGCTTTTTTGTTAATATCTGTTCCAAACTTTCTTCGCGCTGTATGGTTTTCCTTTGGACTGGAAAGCCTGTGTAGGCAACCAAACTGCTTTCGCCCAATCTTTTGGGGCGATCTCTGCAAGTGGTGAACGTAGATGGGCTGGCAGATAGGCTTTGATCATTTGATCAGCCCCGCGCATTCCCTTCACGTTGTTCCAGTTGATTTTCAGTCTGGTTTTGTTAGAAAGTCGATCTGTTGATCCGTAGCCACGTTTCAGGAGTTCTTCTAAAAACTCTTGACGTGCTCTCGGTGGCGCATAGTGCAAGTTCAGCCCGTAAAGAACCAAGTTACCCGCTTTCGAACGTCCTGAACCCAGGAAAATGATCAGCGGGAACCGATCCCAGTATGGCAGGGTGTCTTTGTATTTCGCATCGTAGATGAACGTATACAAGCGACCCGTTGCTGGTTTCGCAACCCTGTGCGTCTTAATGCTGGTTTTGATGAAATCACCAAACCAATCGGTCGAATCCTTCTGACGTTTCGCAGCGGTTACACCAACAGTCATTTTCTTCAAACTGTTTCGGAAATCGTTTACGATATCAACCGCGTGTTTTTTGCGATAGTCGTTACGTTTGCGTCGGGCTTCGGTTTCTGCTGTACGGCGTTCGATTTCATCATCAATCTGCTGCTTGTAGCGGTGCATAGACTTTGTGAACGTTGCGTATGCAATCCCGTTTTCGTCCGCGAACTTTTTGGCTGTCATGCCTTTTAATTTTGCGCGTCGGAATTTGATACCAAGTTCAACCCATTCACCCAGCTTTCGCTTCGGTGGCGGTTTTGGCTTGTCTTCTTCTGCGATGATCTCGAACTCAAAAATAAAGCTCATAATTCCCTCCGTTTAGGGTATTTATTGCCCTTTCCATCCGAACACACGTTTCAACGTGTCCTCTGTGATGATCTTGAACTCCCAGCCCTTTTGTTTTGCTGCTGCATTCGCGGCTTTCCATTTGTCAATGTTTACAGCATAAGTATACAACGCATCAACAAATTTCTTTTTGTTGTGAACGTTGTTGTTCGCTGGCTTAGGTGGGGGCAACGTTTCTTTCATCGGTTTGACTTCCCAAAGGTAGGTCACACCGTTATCCATTTCAACATAGAAATCCATGAAGTAGCGCCGTCGCTTTCCGTCTGCGTTGCTGAAATAAGGGATCACAACCTCTTCACTGTTCCAGCGTTTCACATGCGGGTTTCTATCAAGCCAGTTCATAATATATTTTTCCCAGCTTGAACGATACGTTATCTTTCGCGGATCTCCCTTATATTTCTGTATGTTCTGGGGCATAAAAGACCCCTTGTATGTCTGTCTTCCAGCCATTTTAGATCCTAAATATAGTAAACATTAGATAGGGGAAATTACAATGTTGTTCTCATTCTTTCCACCAGTTGATTACAAAGGCACACCAACTACTGATATCTACCGCGATTATCGTTTTTACTTTAACCGCGTGATCAGGAATTATAAGCCGCGTACATATCAACTGACAGGTTCATTAAGACCCGAACAATTAGCGGAAACGCTATACGGAAACCAGCAATACTACTGGGTTATCCTGATGCTTAACGATAATTACGATCCGTTTTACGGATGGATTACCGATCAGGAAACGGCTTATCAATGCGCTATCCAGCGTTATTCAAAAGCAGGTGGTGAACAGGTTCTTTATCATATGGATGGTAAGGGCAACCGTTATTACAATTTGGTTGAAGACCCTACGAATTCCGGTCATTGGTATGACAAAGGCGATAAGAACATGCGTTATTTGCAGTACCAGGGAACATTAGTCCCTGTAGATATTTATGAAGATGCGGTGCTTCAAAATGAAGCAAAACGAACCATCAAGATTATTAACCCCTCTGATATTCAATCGTTTGTAAGTGATTATATCAAGGAAATGGAAAAGGCAAACCTATGAAATACGGTGGAAATAAATACTCCCCTTTCTTTGAGGGGGTGGTCGAAGAAGTCGATGATCCTCGTCTATTGGGGCGTGTTCAGGTGCGTGTATTCGGTGAGCATCCGGCACAGAAACAAAAATCTGAAACTATCGGTATTCCGGTTGAGGAATTGCCGTGGATGATGCCTATTCAGGATATTCGCAGCGCCGCTATTTCTGGTGTTGGTTTTTCCCCGACTGGTATCACGCGCGGTAGTTTTGTTATCGGTTACTGGCGCGATAAATGGCACCAGGACGGCGTTATACTGGGAACCTTTGCGGGTGAGTACCGAGAGAAACCGGACACCCAGAAAGGCTTCTGTGACCCGTTTGGTGAGTATCCTCGTTATGTAGGTAACGATGTCAACGTACTGGCTCGTGGTGGCGCAGAGGGGCGCGGTTCTTCGAGCGTGATTATTCGTGATGCTAACAGTTCGTTAGCTGTCAATCCAGATGATCGCCCACTTGACGAGATCCCAGAAGATAACCGTCCTGATACTGGCGGGTTCACTATCGAAACCATGCTTAAACAGGATGAAGGTATCCGCACAAAATGGTATATTGATAGTGAAGGTTATCCGACTATCGGGATCGGGCATTTGCTTATCATGGAGAAAACCCGTGATACTGCGAAGATCAACGCCGCGATCAGTAAAGCAGTTGGTCGAGAAGTAACCAATGGAACGATCACAGCAGAAGAAGTTTCAACGCTGTTTGCTCAGGATTTGGCAAAAGTCCGGCAGGGGATCAGCAACACTTCAAACGTTCGAGAAGTATACGTGACGTTAAACCGTCCTCGTCAAATGGCAATCGAAAACATGTGCTTCCAGATGGGTGTTGGTGGTGTTGCCAAATTTACTAATGCTCTGGCTGCTATGAAGCGTCAGGACTGGCAAACCGCTTACAACGAACTGCGAAACTCAACATGGGCTAACCAGACACCAGGACGTTCTTCACGCGTATCTAAAATCGTGCTGACGGGCAACCTCGAATCATACGGTGTTCAGGTTCCAGATCCAGAAGGGCGTTCATTGAGTGCTGCATACAATGCTGTTGTGTTGGCTGCATCAAATCCAGAAGATCCTTTTGTTCCTGGTGATACTCGCGTAATGTTCGAGGAACCTAAATCCGCATACAATGCTGAATATCCATACAACATGGTATTCGAAACCCGTTCTGGACACATTCAGGAATTCGACGATACACCAGGCTTTGAACGTTACAACCGTGTTCACCCAGCAGGATCATACGAAGAAATTCGCCCTGATGGAACCCGTGTTGTTAAAATCGTTGGTGATGATTATCAAATCGTCATGCAAGGCCGTAAATTAAACGTTAAGGGTAATTTGCAGGTTGTTATCGAGGGTGATGCGTTCATTTACAATATGGGTAACGTTCAACAGACCGTTGATGGTAACGTGACCGAGTTCGTGCGCGGTAACGTGAATCAAACCGTTGAAGGTGAATATGTGGGGCTGATTAAAGGCAACGCAGAATTAACCGTTGAAAAAGATGCAACCGTAAACGTGAATCAGAATTTAATGGCTAACGTTAAACAGAATGCAACCGTTGCCGTAACTGAGGATGCAACAATTACCGCAAAAAATGCTCTGATTGATATTGAGCAAGATTTGGATATTGGCGCACGTAATATCAACATGCGAGCATCGAATAATACTTTCATTGATTCCGGCGCACTGACTAAGATCACTGGCGGAACAGTCCAGGTAGGTTAATCATGATCATGGATTATGAAACCATCATTGATGGGATTATGCAAAATTTTCAGCATCCTTGCGATGCTGAGATCCCTGCTGGATATTACCGACGCGTTATCTGGCAGGGACACACAGAAAATTACCCCGCTGTTGGGGTAGAATGGGCGACCGAAATCATCCCGATCGGAACTCACCTGTATACGAGTTCCCCTTTCGGGCAGAAAAGCGATCCGCTTCCGGTGGTGAACTCTCCAAACGTACCCACAAATCCAGATGGAAGCCCTGGAGTTTCTACTGACATTTTGGTTACGAAGATTGGTTATTATTTCGCCACTCAAGCGGATATTGATGCCTATATCGAATCTATCGGGGCTACTAAGCTCGCGGGTAATGACTGGTATGGGGCGGATCTGTCAAAAGCGAATCTGTTCAAGAACCCTGGCGAACTCGCGATGTACAAGGTGGAAAACTCCGGTGGTTATTTGCTGACTTCTGGCCCCCGTTGCGATCAGCGAATCCGACAGGTATACAATCAGACTACAGGCGCGTTTACCAGCATTGATTATTACTGGAATGGTAATCGTATTGCGTACATGAAACACGACGAATCCCCCGCGCACCAGTGCAAATATACAGGGATGTCAGTAAACACGAACGCAGATACCAGCATTCCTCCGGTTCCTCCTGCTCTCCCGTCAACGTATGGGGCGCTACCGAGTGAAGCCAGATTATTTTCTGCTCGTTCTGGATTGGGCTGTATTCCGGCGACCGTAGGGTTCCCGTATACAAATATCAGTGATGCTATGCTGTCTGCGTGGAACGAGACTCGTAAAACGTTCAAGCTGGCTTTTGATATGCTGACGGGTACGATTAAGAACGGTAAGGGCATTGCGACGATGTTTGACGGGCTTTCGATTGGGATGGAAGAAATCACAGCGGGTGCTCTGGCATTGTCACAGCAAGCATGGCAAACCGCAATGAAGGTATTCCGGCAGATCATTAGCTCTGCGTTTAATATCGTGGGCGGGGCATGGAGTCTGATTAATAACTTCCTCCCGACTGTTGCGATCCTGGGTGTTGCAATCAACATTTACGATCTGGTGTTTGGTGATAGTTCGGTTCAATCCCTGAAAGATTCTTTCCAGGCTCTGATTGACTCCGGCGCACAGACGTATGAAAGCGTCATAAACGCAATCTACGGGGCTATAGACAGTTCTTACAACTACACCGTTGAATATGTCAAGGCTGGCGCTCGCGACCTTGTAGACGCTTGTAGCGCGTTATTTGACTGGTGTTTGACGATGTTCCAAAACGGTTGCGTTGCTCTGGTGGATTTGTACGGGCGTATGATGCAGATCTGGTCAATGCCTCCAGAAACACCAAACCCGCTTTGGTCTGCGGTGCTGGCTATCCGTAACATCATGAAACAGATTAAACCTCTTGATGTGATTCTGGGCGGTAACTTCCCAGGGTTTACAGCAATGGATCTGTATCAGCAAGCACAAGCGAAAGTGAAAGCGTTCATTGATGCATCCTATGCGCAGATCTCCGCACTGTATGATCAGGGACAAGAACTATTCAACACCCTGAAAGCACAGACACAGGAAAGGGATTCGATTAAACGCAAGTTCGATCAGTACCTAAACTGGATGTGGGAACCTGTAACGGAAGCAACAACCGCTGCTTATCAGGCTGCACTTGATGCCGCTAACGCTGCTGTGAATGCGACTAAGGCCGCATATGAGGGAATCAAAGCACAGATTGCTACTCTGCAAGATGGGATGAAAGACACCTACAGCATGGCAATGGCTGAACTCAAAAAACTGCCTGTAATGGCTCAGATTAACCAGTTCTTAGGTTACTGTGGGGTTGCATTCGATGACCTGTTAAAAACGTATGAGAACGCGCTGACGGGCGCACAATCGCTATATAAAAACTTTGTTGACAGTTCCCGCTCGTTTAAGGACACATGCAAGGTGATTTATAACCAGATTTGTACGCTTGCTCTAAGTAAGGTAACTCAATACGTAAACAAATTATTGTCATTAATCGGACTCGCGATCACATTCGGTTCAATTAGTGTTTGCGTCCCTATGGTTCAATACTAAATACCCGATAACGAGGGGTAATAATGGCTACTACAAAGAAACAAATTAATCAGATCCCCGATATCTTTGTCGGGGCTACTTTTGACGAAATCAAATCTGACTTAATCAACTGGCTCCGAGGTCAGGACGAATTCAAGGATTATGATTTCTCCGGCTCGCGCATGAACGTACTTGTGGATCTGTTATCATACTGTACACTGTACATTCAGCAAATGAGTAACACCGCACTGTTCGAATCGTTTATTCGTACCGCTGCATTGCGTAGTTCTGTTGTTCAACAGGCTCAGGATTTGGGCTATATGCCGGACTCCCGCACCGCTGCAAATACTTCGATCCTGATCACTGCGAAAAACCCACTGAACCCAACATCGATCCGTATTCCACGCGGTACGAAATTCATCGGTACAGTGAAAGAAACAAACAGTTTCCCGTTCGTCGTATCCGATGACGTGGTGATCGTTCGTGACAAAAACAATAACTATGTTTCGATGTTGAACATCGTTCAGGGGCGTTTAGTACGTACCGAAGTCATCTTTGATGGTTCGACTATCCTGATCCGCGATCCAAACATCGACCGTAGCCAGGTTCGCGTTACCGTCAACGGCGCACAATGGGATGACTGGACAAACGAAAGTATCGTAAACGCAACGGGTGCATCAACTGTTTTTTATATGCGTGAAACTGTTGATGGACATACCGAAGTTTACTTTGGTGAAGGTGAAACCAGCCAACAGGTCGCGGGTGGTGCTCTGACTGCTGATTACATCGGGGGCTTGAAACCTGCAAACGGTTCAACCGTTGTTATTGAATATATTTCAACCAACGGCGAAGAAGCAAACGGTGCTGAAAACTTTGTTTACGTGGATACGTTGACAAACATTAGCATTACGAGTATTGTTGAGAACCCGACTAATTCAGCGGACTATGTAGGCGCTGATGGTGGTGGTGAACCGGAAGATATCGAACGTATTCGCGAACTCGCGCCTATCATGCGTGAGACACAGCGCCGTTGTGTTACTGCATCGGATTATGAATCGTTCCTGTCTCACCGTTTCGGTTCTGTTATTCAGGCGGTTCAGTGCTTTACTGATAAAGAAAAACCTGGCTATGCGTTCATCGCTGTTAAACCGAAATCAGGGTTGCGCTTAACCTCTGTTCAAAAAGAGGACATGCAAAACTATCTGGCGAAGTATAACCTGGCGACTATTACGCCGTCGATCCTTGACCCGAACTACCTGTATATTGTACAAAGCGTTAAAGTAACGTATGATATCAGTAAGTTGATCGAGTCTGAGGAATGGTTGCGTGGTCAAGTAATCAATGAAATTGACAGATACTACACAGATAACGTTGAAATTTTCAACAAATCTTTCAGTAAATCCAAGATGTTGACTTATGTTGATAACGCGGACGTGTCGATCATTGGTTCTTCTGCGACTATTCAGCTATTGCGTGAACTGGATAACTATTACAGCGCCCCGATGTCTGGTATTCACTTCTTAAACCAGGTGAAATCACGTTCTGTTGTTTCGAATGGGTTCAAGTACACAAATGCTGCTGGTGATTCGTATGATGTGCGCTATGCGTCAACAGATATGAACACCACGACCGGACTCGCGAAAATGGTTATCGGGCCATTCAAAAACGGTGATATCGGTATCGCAGCCTATACAGGAAACGATTTTGATAAATATCCTGGAGTAACCGATCGTGATAAATATTACGAAGTCGGCTATGTGGAACATTTTAATGATTTCATTAGTTTCGATCTTGGTGTCCTGAACGTTCCATCCGAGCGATTCAGCGCTGCTTACATCGAACTGACTGGTACACCTCTGGAAGAGAACATTTTCACCCGTGATGGTTCTCTGATTGTATTTGAAAACGATCTACGTCCTCAATATACAACGTTGACGATGAATCCAATCAGTCAATAATTTACAACCCCTGTCATTTGGCAGGGGTTTTTTGTTTGCTAAATATGGGATATAAGTAAAACGCAAATTTGGAGAAACATATGATTAAAGCGCCGTCAATTACCAGTTTGCGCGTTGATAAACTGGCTGCTAACTTCGTTTATTTGAAGTGGGATAGCGTCGGTATGGATTTTTACTATGTCGTGGAAATGGCAGAAACTCGCGGGGTAGGTGGTGTAACTATTCCAGATGAAGATTTAACCTGGTTCCAGTTGGGTTATGCTTATGTAAACGAATGGTTTTCTTCCGATGTTCAGCCCAACAATTTTTACAAGTTCCGCGTCATGGTTACGCACAAGGGCTTTGAACCGTCTGACTGGGTTTATACAGATGAACTCTGGACGTTTACCCTTAACGCTTACGCATATTCAACCATGCGTGAATTTACGCCAAGCGATGCATTCATAAACGAGAAATTCGCAAAAAATAATCAGAACTACGTTAACTTTAATACAGATGTGGTAATGGCAGCGTTGATGAAAGAAGACTTTGTGTTTTCTCCACTTTACACTGACGTATCCCAGATCAGCGATAAAATTCTTACACAAGAAAACTATCACGAAATCCAGGATCATATTGAACACGTTTGTAATGACATTAACAGAACTTTCCTGGTAGCGTCAAACGGTTTATTGTACCTGTTTGAACGTTTTCAGAACATGGCGAAGGTGTCAAACGACAAAGGACAAACATGGCATTACTACAAGGCGTTTAACGACCGCGTAGGAAACCCTGTATCGCGATCTATTGCGTACCAAAGCCGAAACACAACATATGTACTTGGTTACGATCGTATCTTCTACGGGCGCACCTCAACTGATATTCGCTGGTCTGCGGACGATGTGCGATTCTCTGCTGATGACGTTACGTTTGCCAAACTGGGGAACCAGACTGGCCTTGATTTCGACGTAGACTCATACAACACATTTGCTAAACTGCCTGGAAACGTTTCGAAATATGCAGAAGCAATGGCATGTTCCGATGATTGGCTCTATGTGGTTGCGAAAAACGTTGTTCGTCGTATCGCGCTAAAACAGACACCGATCGACACCGATCCGAGTTCTCCAACGTTTGGGGAAAAGATTTTCGATACAGCAAGCTATACAATTGTCCCTGGAAATGATAAGATCGTTGTCAAGAAAATGGATGTGATGGACGGTATTCTTTATGCACTCGTTACGGGTGAAGTAAAAACCGCTCTGCAAGATCCTACAAAACCTGCTAACGTGGTTCCGTCTGCTGATGTTGGTGTGTATCAATGGCAAGAAGACACGAAAACCTTTGTGCGCCTGTATGGGAACACCGAGGAAGAACGTTTTTATATCCAGCATGAATACACCAATATGTCAACGAACGGTACAGAGATTTTCATTTCTGTTGCGAACTACAAATATCCTGGCACACTTCCCGATCCTGAATTGTTGATCGAGAACCCTGCACTGGTTGGTGCTGTAAAATATGATTTGCGTCCTGGCTATACTGCCAGCCTTGCGATTAACTTTGCGACGATTCGCGCTCATATCGACGACCCGACTGTTTGGAAATTTGGTGCGCAGGAATACTACAACGAGGCGAATTATAGCTGGTTCTTCCGCGACTCTGTGCGCACATGGATCACTAATGATAACCGTCCTCTGGTGGTATATCCGAAAATCACTTACAGCCTTGTAACCGATAGTGCTGGCCCTTCGTCATCGCTTCGTGTGAACAAAGAAGTATGGGATCGCGGACATGTTACGATTTACATCAATAACATTAAGTTTACCGGATTCACGAAGTATACGAACGGTATGTTGTTGTATAAGAGTTCAGGCGAAATCATTGGGTTCTTTGAATTGAGTTATCGCGCCCGTGACAGCTTAACTATTTTCTGGAAACCAGATAACACGTTGCTGATTGCCGATCTGATTCAGCAGGAACGCGAAAAACCGTATACACCGGATCTGTCACCTGGTTTGATTGACCCAGATTTAAGCCATATGATTACGCGCTTTGCGCCTCAAAGCTATCTGGATCAGCAATATTTTGAGAAGTTCGGTGAATATTATTTGCAGTTCGTTTCGCTGGGTGAAAACACCTACTATAACAAGCTGCTGAACCTAATCAGGAACAAATATCCGCGTGAGAAGAACAGCGTAGAATATCTGTGGTCGGAAGTAAACCGCCGTAATATCTACCTGGATAAAACGAAGCGCGATCAAGTGGTACGTTTCTTTGAATCTCGTTGCAGTGATTTTTACTCAACGAAAGGCATCGAAGCAAGCTATAAATTCCTGTTCAAATTGCTGTATAACGAAGATGTAACCGTAGAAATCGAAAGTTCGAACACTCTGGAATATGATATTCTGGTTCACTCAACCAATATCAACCAGGACATCGTAGGCCGGACGATTTACACACCAACTGCAAGAGCAAACGTGACGTATATCGAACGCCAGTATGATGACGGTCAATTACGCTGGTCAATGACTCTGCATAACGTGATCGGGAACTTCCTTGAAGGGCAGGTTGTCAAGTCTGAAAAGACTAACTTCACGGGAACTATTCTGCGCGGTGTGCGTGGTAAGCAAATGGCGAACAACTCGATCGACTATTTCAACCGTGGGCGTTCGTACTATGTGATGAAAATTCGTTCGAATCTGCCAGCGTCACGATATAAGGATGACGTTTTACGATTCGTGCATCCGGTAGGCTTTGGTTTTATCGGGATCACCATGTTAACGGTGTTCATTAACTCCGGTTTGTCTATGACACATAGCGAAACGATCATTGATATTCTTCGAAACTATCGCTTCGATAGCGGTTATCCGAAGTATTGGCCTGATCGTGTAGCCCGTCTGGACGGTAACGGAAACCAGACATTTGACCTCGTAACAGGCGAAGCATTATACGAACCACACCCTAAAGCGGGGCAACCGTTCGATGTTCCACCAGAATATGACGTTGAAGAACAACCGCTGAATGGTGTATTACCTTCCGCGCGTCGATTTGATCAAAGTCCTCTGTTCGATAGTTCTGCGGTTAAATACTCTCAGTTCCGTAACTTAGTGGAAAAACGATTGAAAGACGACGCGGGTAATCCTCGCGATCCGAATCCACCGACTCAGAGAAAGGTAGCATAATGGCTCAACAAAACATCTACCGTGCGGTTGTAACTGGTAAGTTCCGCACGGAAAACATGATGAACTTTCGCGAAATGATCGGGGATGACCCCGATCATAACTCGATCTATATGTCGATCGGGCGTACTGAACAATGGGCGGATAACGAATCCGATCCTGAATTCGCGCCCCCTTATCCTAACGATGATACAGATGGTATCGTTGATATGTGGACGCATATGATCGGGATGACGAAAGTACCAGGCGAAATGATTGATGCAATCGTTCCGCGTAAAGACTGGGGCGATACTCGATATCCTAACCCAAAAATCTTTTACATTAATGACATCGTGGTAGTAAACTCCGCTCCTTATAACCGTACTGATTACGGTAAAGGATGGATGGTGTATCGCGTTGTGGACGTTCCTGATATTGGTTCTTGCTCAATCTCCAGTATCACGGGTAAAGTTGAATGTGTGCGCATTGGTGGCATTTGGACACCGACCCACGAATCGGTCGAACCTCCACGCGGAGAAGCGAACGGTATCGACATGGGTGACGGCTATATCTGGGAATATCTCTACACGATCCCGCCTGATGTGGTTATTAACCGATGCACGAACGAACATATCGTTGTTCCGTTCCCGAATGAACTCGAAGAAGATCCGGTTCGCTGGGGTTATGACAACGTGATCAAGTGGTATCCAGATATGTATGATTTGGTGTTCCGAATGAAGGTTCACTCAATGCGATTCCGTGCGTACATGGATTCCCTGTTCTTCCCGCAAGCATCTTTACCTGGCAACCGTGGATTCCGTCAGGTTAGTGTAATTGTAAACCCGTTACTGAAAAAGGCGCAACCGACCGATCCAGAAGTAAAAGCAACGGGGCAGTATTACACGAAAGAACAGCTTGAACTTGACTCAGGGCAAATGATCTACATGGAAAACCGTCAACCGATTATTCGTTCTCCTGATCAGACCGAAGAAGTCAGTATTATTTTCGAATTCTAAGGAAAACCATAATGGCATATCAAACTGGTAAAAAATTAATTGACGTGGGGCAGATCGGCAACCCGTCAACTGGTGACCCGCTGTATGACGGCGGTGTTAAACTTAACGAAATCATCACCAACATGTACAACGCGTTTGGTGATGTGCGTTTGTTGACTGCGAATGATGGTGTGGGTACAATGCTGCTCCACGCGACCGGATATTTCCAGAAACTACCACGAACCTATTATTCAGGCAACCCGATCGAACTGGGTTCATTGCATGATATGGATACCTCAACAGGCCCGATTACGGTCGTGCTTCCATCGGGTAAACCCGGCGAAGGGTTCTATTTCATAAATAGTAACGGTAGCATTTCTGTTGATCGTCCTGTTGTATTCCGTCCGCAAGTTGGCGATGGTATCAAAGGGGTTCAGGATCAGCTTTACATAACCTCTCCATATACTCAGATTAAAATCTGGTGTGTGAAGAAAGAAGGTTCTGTTTCTACATGGGATTATTCTGTTGAATCAATGTTTGGTTCAAAGACAATGCCTGTTGATACTACCAAACTCATTTTGAAAGCATCACCAACGGCTATTCCTATGTTTGGATATAGCGAATTTAGCGGCGCTAAACTTCTCGTATACGCGGAAAACATGACAGGCACAGTCAATAAAACAGCAGAAATTCTGCTTGCCGTCGATCGTGTGGCTAAGGGCGTTTATTCAACCGAATACGCAGTTCTTAAAAATACAGAAGATGAAATGTATACGCTTAATTTTACTGTTGGCGCTGGTGATGTTGTTTACGCAAACGTGCAATCGAAAACCGAAGATCGTATTAAATTCTCGATCAAAGCGGTTGACACCATCAAATCAGGGATCGCAGCATGAAACAAGAAATTATTATCGGTAACGTGGTTGACGATGGCGCAGGTGATTATCTGCGCCGTGGTGGTCAGAAGACTAACGCCAACTTTACCGAATTGTATGATAAGCTGGGTGATGGGAGTATCCCGCATCCAGCGGGTGCGTGGAAAACGCATACCGCGCCTACGCTATCCCCTATCTTTGGTGATTCATGGGCGCTGAACACAAGCAACAACCGTATTACGGTAAACCTTCCTAAAGGCAGCGTAAGCGATTATAACAAGGTTATTCGTTTACGTGACGTATGGGGTAAGTGGGCGGCAAACAACGTCCGTATCGTCCCTGCAAGCGGAGATACCATCAAAGGTTCACCGAACTACAAAGAACTGTACAAAGATTTGATGGATGTCGAACTGGTTTATTGTTCTCCTGGTCGTTGGGAATATGTTGAAAACAAACAGGTTGACAAAATCACAACTTCGGATCTGGCTACTGTAGCGAAAGAAACCTATATCGCGACTCAGGGACAAACTGACTTCCTGAATGTGTTTGGCCCTGGTAACTCTTACAACGTCCGCGCACTGGAAGTTTACTATCGTGGTAACTTGCTGTACATCGACGACAAGAACGGGTTTAATGCATCAAACAGCGATTACGGTTCACCTGGTGCGAGCGCCGGACAACTGATCGAACTGGATGGTGTAAACATACGTCTTAAAAACCCGTGTAACGCTGGTGATACGCTTCAATTCGTTACCTATCTGGATGGTATTGCCGCATGGCGAGCGACGTATGAAGCGCATACCATGCGCGTATATAACACGGGTGACACCGAACAGGTAAGTATCCCTGGTGAAATTTGGGTTGGCGATCTGCCGAATAAACTCACATTCACCACTGCTGAATTTGGTATCAGTCCGCGAATTCTGGTTAACCCGAACTCGTTCGAACTGCTGCTGAACGGTCGACAGCTTGTTAAAGCAGGTGATGCGGATCTCCCGACATTTATTTGTGAGGGCGCAGAAGGTTATGACGAAGATAGCTGTATTGCAAACTCCGGTTTGTGGGTTCCTTCTGGTCAGGATTACAGTCTGATTTTTGTTGATTCCGAGGTTACTGGTATTAAGTTTGCTCAACCTCTGGAAACTCGCGATGTGGTAACTATTCGCTGGTTCAACAATGATATCGGCACTGTAATGGAATGGGACGGTGTAGGCGGTATTAAAGAACACACCGATAAGATTTATCTGAATAACGAAGAAGAAGTAACGCTGGTTAATCAGATTGAATACACCGATTATAACAACCCGACTCAGAAAACCGCGCGAAAAGTCGCAGAACCGTTTAGTGGTCGTCTTCTGGATTTGCAAGCGTTCTTTGACGTTATTCACCCAATCGGGACAATCTACGAAAACGCGCACAACGATGCTAACCCAGGCGATTATATGGGCTTTGGTATCTGGACACGTTATGCGGAAGGAATGTTCCTTGCTGGATGGACTACCGACGAAGCAGATAGTGATTTCGGTTTGAACAACAACGATCTGGATGGTTCAGGTCAACCAACTCACACTTCTGGTGGTACTGGTGGCGAACGTGGTTATGAAATTAAACCGATTAACGTTCCTGAAATCCATTCAACCGATAAGGTGCTGATTAAGGATGACAACGGGATCATTATTATCGGTGGTTGTCAGGTTGATCCAGATGCAACAGGGCCAGGTTACACTAAATACCGTGAGGATGTATTAAAAGTAAATCAGGGTAACATTACCCCAGATAAACTAAAAACGCTCCCGCCGTATATTACTGTTCACCGCTGGATAAGGGTAGCATAAATGACACAGTTTATTTCCAAAACAAGGGAGGGGGCGAAAGTCCCTTCCCGCGAAGCAGATTTTTTGCAATATGAAATGGGTTCGAAATTACCGCTGATTGGCGGTAAACGTACCATTGGCGGCGCAAACGTCGATCAACTTCGAAAAGGGGTAGAATACCCCAACGTACAATCAGCAATTGATGACTTATATTCTCTGTCTGAACAAATCCCTATTAATGGGGTAGTAACAATGGCAGAAGATAATTCACCGTCTGCGGTTCAGCAGGTCGAAAGCATTACGTTTGATGGTACTGTTCAGAACCCAGATCCAGATCAGACGAAAGCGACTGTTCATGTTTACGGGTTCCCGTTTGTTTTTGACAACACAACGAACGCATCAACCGTATGCGAAACCGTTTATAACAAATTTACTGAATTTGTGAACGATGAAAAATATTTCGATTTGGTAACTCGAAAGGGTTTAAATGGGGAGATCCTAGAAGTTCGTTTTATTGACGCGGTTCCGCATCCTGTAACGAACACTTACGAAAATGGGATCAGTATGGTAGGCACGATCGACGTACAGGCTAAATCTGGTTATGGTACATGGTCGAAATTAGGCCAAGCAGATCTTCCGGTTACTCCTGCTGTTACGGTTTACTATTTCAAGCGTATTGCATAAGGACAATAAATGAACAACACAATTAACCACGTAAGCGATAAATCCGTTTACGTGACATTTGATCCTGCTGGTACGCAATGGCCTAGCACGTACACGAATGTTCAGCAAGCGCTTGCATCTATCGGATCATGGGCGCGTACTGATGTTGGTTTGCCTAATTCCGCGCCTGGTGTGCGTGGTATTGCTGCTATTGCTACACAGGAAATGATTGATGCAGGTACAGACACACAGACGATCGTAACTCCGGCTCTGCTGGAATACCGTCTGCAAAACCCTCATGCATCACAAACCGTATGGGGTTACACCCGTTACGCAACTGATGCAGAATCAATAACCGTAACGAACGATCTGGTTTCATTAACACCGCGTTCATTGAACTATGTGTTTAACACCCGTCAGTCAAAAGAAAACGCCTGGGGTTCTGCAAAACTGTCAACCACTGCACAGGCAACGTCTGGTACTGATGACACGACCGCAATGACTCCGCTTAAAGTGAAGCAAGCAATTGCTGCTATGGTTCCGGTACAGTCAAACGCAACTGAAAGCAATTTCGGTTTGGTACAGTTGGCAACAGTTGCCGAAGTCCGCGCAGGTACTATCCGCGACGGTTTCGCAATTTCACCATACACGTTTATTCGTCTGACTGCAACAGAAACCGATTTAGGCTTACTCCGTATCGCTACACAGGAGGAAGTAAACGCGGGTACTGATAACACAAAAGCAATCACCCCGCAAAAACTTGCTGCTGTGAAGGGTTCTGGCTCTGCATTTGGTTTGGTTAAATTATCAACAGATGTCAATACCGGATTAGCGAATACCGCGTTGTCTGCTGGTGCTAACGTAGTTCCAAGCAACAGAAACAGTGCTATCACTGGCGGTGCGTTGTATCAGGGTTCTATTGTTGCTGACAATAAATACCAGACACAAAGCGACGTTGAAGTAAATATTCCGATCGGTTGTATGATGCTATCTGCATTTAACTCCGACTATGGAAATATTTTTATCTGTAACGGACGCGCAATGAACCGCAACACATATCCTGTTCTGTTTTCCCGCATCGGGTATACATACGGCGGTGCTGGGGATATTTTCAACCTCCCAGATATGCGCGGTGTTGCTGCTCGCGGTTTCGATGCCGGACGTGGATTAGATCCTGGACGTGGTTTCGGTACTTACCAGGATGATATGTTTAAATCCCACGAACACCAGTTACAGATGATCTATCGTAACGGTGGTAATCTTCCGTCATCCGAAGCAATATACGAATTGAAAAATTCAGAAAAGAACGACCAGTTAATTATGCAACTGAATCCAGCATACACTAAAGCTATGGCAACTGGCGGAAACGAAACGCGAATGAAAAACGTTGCAGTCAACTATGTAATTCGAGTACGATAAAGGGGTTAATCCATGATTTCAAAACTTAACCCGTTACCAAAGATCCCGTTTGTTGATGGTGTCCCTACGGACACCACACAAACCCAGATCAATTGGATTGTTAACGGCGAAACTCTCGATGGTGCTAAAACCAAAACCACTAACGAGGGTTCTTTAAACAGATGCGGTGTTCTGGTTCAAAAGAACGCGGTACAATTAGAAGCAAACACAACTACCCAGACATCAAAAATCAACGAAGTTATCGATCAGGTTAACCTCATTACCGAAAACCTCGCGGCAATCTCTGATGAAAGCGTGATCGACAAACTGGATAAAGTTGTCGCTGATGCTGACGTGCTGAAAGTAGATATGTCTTCTGTACAGGCAACTACAGCAAGCCACACTCTGAAAATTCAGGACATCGAAAAGGAAATTGGTGTATGGGATGCAACAACCGATCCTAAACATCGCACGATTCGAAAAGATATCATTTTCCTGAAAGGTGAACTGGGGGCGTATCCAGGCTTCAACGAAGATGGTGATGTTGATCCGTCCTCTACTGGCTCCGGCGTGAAATACAAGGTAATGGCGAACGCTCAGGCGGTATCCATCCACGAAGCACGTATTACTAAGCTGGAAGATGACTGGGTAAACTCAGATGTAGGTCACTTGACCGATGAAGTTACGGATCTGCGTAACGAAATGGGGCCGAAGCATTTAGCAACGTTTGAATCGGTTTATGTTCGATTGAACCATATCGGTGACAATATCACTGGCATCAACACCGAACTGTCAAACATCAACACGTATATCGGGCGCACGGGTACAGGCGGATCAGGTAGTATTGATTCACGCATGAAAGCGGCAGAAACGAACATCGTTACTCTACAAACCCAGATGAATGATCCGGTTGTTGGTGTTCTGCCTCGCGTAATCCTTCTGGAAAGCGCTGTTGGTAACTCGCAGGTTCCGGGTAGTATCCGTTACGATATCAGCACAATGAAACGTAGCATTAGCGATCTGAATATGATCGTTGGTGAAACAAGTGATGATGGTCTGCGCGGTGAAATGGCACAGGTGATGACCGATATTGGTACTGACTCCCAGCCTACCAGCATTAAAGGCCGTCTTTTGAACGTAGAAAACACCCAACGTGACGATCACCAAGTTCTTGTTGATCTTACCTCAATAGTGGGTAATACTTCAAGTGGTTTGGTTGCTGCGAACATCGCAATGGGTAAAGCTGTTTATGGTGACGCAACCAGTTCTGATCCATTCCTCAAAGATGGTATTCAGAAAACGGCTCGCGACAACAAAACAGCAATCGGTGTGAAAACTGCTGGTTCTGAAACAGGTATCTATAAGCTGATCGCTGATCTAACTACTCGCGTTGCTGCTCTCGAAGCTGCTGGCGGTGGTGGTAATGTTGAACAACGTCTGAATGATCTGGAACAGAATAAAGCCTCTCACCAGGATGTTGCTGATTCTCTGGTTCCGTATATTACGGAAGTTGAAGCAGATGCCAAATACGAAGCGAAGAAAATTCCGTTGTCATTTACTCAAAACCTTGTCGGTCGTACCGATTATATCGAGGGTGATGATATTTCTTTATCTGTTGCCGTTACGGGTGGTAAACTGCCTTACGTGTATCAGTGGAAGAAAGGAACTGCAAATATCGGGACTGATTCGCAAAGTGTAATGATTCAGAATATCACCTCAAGTGATTCCGCTGTATATAAAGTTGTCGTAACTGACGCTGAAAATACCGTGATTACTTCTGATGAACTTGACATTACTGTATATCCGGTTCCTAAGTTTGATACAAACTTGAGTGATGTTTCTGTCGTTGAGGGCGAACCTCTGACTCTGGAAGTTGTGTTTAGCGGCGGTAAAACTCCGTACACCTACGTATGGCATAAAGACGGTTCTGTATTAACTGGTCAAACTGGTTCTTCGATCGTCAAGTCTGCTGCAACCAGCGCAGATGCGGGTGATTACTATGTAACCGTAACTGACGCGATGAACAGTACCAACGATTCGGCAACCGCGACTGTAACTGTAACGGTAGCATAATTTTAACAAGGGGCGAAAGCCCCTTTTGAGGATCATATGATTACGAATAATCCAGAACAATTGAAAGATGAAATTCTTCGTCGTCTGGGCGCACCAATCATCAAAATTGAAGTCACTCAAGACCAGATTTATGACTGTATTCAACGCGCTTTAGACTTATACGCGGAATATCATTACAACGGCACGAACAAGAGTTATATTATTCTGACTCTGGGCGACGATAACCCGCGCAACGTGTTCGACTTGAGCAAAGAGCACATCTTCGCGATCACGAAGGTATTGCGCACAAACATGGGTTCATTGACCACAATGGACGGGACAGCGGTTTATCCGTGGTTTACCGATTTCCTAATGGGGCTTACTGGTGGTTCTCTGGGCGGTCGATGTGCATCAAGCGTGTACGGTATGAACGCATACGGTGCGGATATGGGATACTTTACCCAGATGATGTCCTATCAACGCTCAATGCAAGACCTGTTGGCTCCACTGCCTGATTACTGGTTTAACGATGATACTGGTCAGTTCTGCGCATGGGGGCAGGTTAACAAAGGCGATATTCTCGTTCTTGAAGCGATGGTTCGTTCCTTCGTTGATGTTCCTAGCTCCGTAGGAAGCGTCGCAGGATACGCTACAGCGGGTTCTAACGCAGTGGAAGACCAATCCATAGCCGACATCTACGAAAACCCGTATAACGCGGTTGTAGGCGGTGTACGAGCGGGACAGGGTTCAACTGTTACAGGCGGAACGTCTGCATATAACAACCGTTGGGTAAAAGACTACTCTACCGCATTGGTGAAAGAGATCAACGGACAAATTCTGGCTAAATTCCAGGGGATGCAATTGCCTGGCGGTGTTGCTCCTGATGGTACGCGACTGATCCAGGAAGCGGAAACCAAACTGCAAAGTCTGCGCGATGAACTGATTTCGATGTCTGACGCAGTACCGATCATTATGGTGTAGGGGGAATAATGCAAAACTGGGATGAAAGTTTATTCGCTCAGTTGTCTACGGGGGAAGGGGTTGATCGTAACTTAAAGGATCAGGTCACTAACCCGTATGTAAACTGGTACAAATACAACCCGACACAACAGCTACATGATTCATTGACAGCAGAATCAATCCAGATGAAATCGCCTGATATGTATTACGTCCGGCGCGACTTTGTGAATATTGATAAGATTCTTGGAGAAGACCGAGAATCTAAATTTACGAAGTCATGGAAAATTGCTGCGTATATTGAATCGTATGCCAACTATGAAGGGCAACGAGATTTCTTTAGTAAATTTGGTTTGAACTCAAACGATGAAATGACGCTGGTAATAAATCCTCGTTTGTTCGCACATCAAACTGATGGTGGTATTCCTGTTCTGGGGGATTTGATTTATTTCCCTATGGATAATAGCCTTTTTGAAGTTACATGGGTAGAAGCCGATCCGTTCTATCAGTTCGGTGATCGTCCTCAACGTAAAATCAACCTGGCGAAATTCATCTACACTGGTGAAGAACTGGCTCCTGAATTGCAGCGAAATGAAGGAATCCATATCGAACCTGATGCAGAACTGGATCTCGAACCGATTCGAAATCTTGACGGTCTGGCTGATATCAACATTGAACAGTACGAAGAAGACAAAGAATTTGAAAGAGAAGGTGATGAATTCATCGAATCTTTTGATGTTGTCAACGGACGCGGTTCACCGTTTGCAAGTCTGCCATAAATACGTTATATGGGTATAGGCGGAAGTCTATACCCAACAACCCATACAGGAAAATAAAATGTTTGGTTATTGGTATAATAGTTCGCTGCGTAATTATATCGTCCTGATGGGGGCGCTTTTTAATCACGTTCAGGTTAAAAGAGTACGCGGCGATCAAGAAAAATACATCAAGGTTCCGATCACCTATGCATCGAAAGAGAAGTTTCTCGCTTCCATGAACAAACTTAACTACACGTTGAGTCAGGAAAACGTTGCTAAAACGGAAACAATTTTACCGCGCATGAACTTATCACTGGTGGATCTGCAATATAACGCAATCCGTAAAACCAGTATCGCGGTCAACCAAAAAATGACACAGTTAGCAACCCCAAGAAAAACGATCACACAGTTTAACCCTGTGCCGTATCGTCTTATTTTCGAACTGGGTGTGTATACGCGATATGAAGATGATATGTTCCAGATCGCAGAACAGATTTTGCCATATTTTCAACCACACTTCAACTGTAAGATTACCGAACTGCATAAGAACGATATCACAGTTGACCGAGACATCAAAATCAGTCTCCAATCGGTTGCGCCGGATACCACATTCGAGGGCGATGCAAATCAACGCCGTCATGTTGAGTGGTCATTTATGTTTGAATTACAGGGTTATCTGTACCCGCCTGTAACTGATGTTAAAGGCGAAATCAGAACCGTTTACACGGATTTCTTCGCTAACATGAACCCGTTAGATAAAGATAACTTTGAATCCGTGGATAGTCAAGCCGATCCGGTAGATTTGCCTATGCAGGACTACACGGGCGAAGAATATATTCAGACGTACTCGCACGATAAGCCGATCCCGTCTGGTGATGAACCTCCTAAGCCGAGGGAATGAGAATGGATGAAAAATTAGATTTGCAGCAATTGCTGAATATTGATTCCCTCCCTGGCGGCGTTGAGTCTGGGGAGGATGTGGTTGTTTACGAAAAACTTGAACTGGTTGACGTTCAATCACATCCAGCAGACCGGAAACCGGATCTGGAAGAGGATTATACGCTCGCGCGTAAGACTGCGCACCATATGAATCAGATGATCATGGATATGGCGCAGATTGCATTACACAACGCGAAGAACTCCGAATCACCTCGCCACGTCGAGGTATTCACAAGCCTGATGAATCAGTTAAACGTTTCAAACATTGGCCTGATGAAGATTCACAAAGAAATGCGTGAGATTACGGAAGAGACTACAAAACCAGGCGCTGAAAAAGGCGGTGGTGATGGTTTGAATATCGAGAATGCAACCGTATTTGTTGGTTCCCCTACGGAACTAATGCAGAAATACGGCAGTGCATATGAACCCAAAGAGGGCTTCATTAATGGTGAAGCTGTAGAGGTAAACCCTGATGGAAATGGAACCGACGATCGATCCGAGTAAGGAATCAGATCACCCTATCGGATTAATGCATCCCAAATATCTGAAAAAGAAAATTGATGAATTGGGGATGGAGTGGACACAAAGCGAACACGATAAAAAATGGTATCCGACAACGTTCAGTGACTACCTGAAAATTAACGGCATTCAAAAGGTCGATATTCAGTCTAAGGACAGTTCGAACTTTGCCACGTACAAAAATAAAGGCAACAAGAAAACCCGATATAACGGCAACCCAAACCTGAAACGTGCGTATATCCAGACTAAATGGACGCAACAAATGTTGATGGAGTGGGTGAAATGTCGTGATGATATCGTTTATTTTGCTGAAACATATTGTGCGATCACCCACATTGACTATGGTACAATCAAGGTTCAGTTGCGTGACTATCAGCGCGAAATGCTGATCGAAATGCACAAAAACCGTATGGTTGCCTGTAACCTGTCGCGTCAGTTGGGTAAAACAACCGTTGTTGCAATCTTCCTGGCTCACTTCGTGTGTTTCAACGAAGATAAATATGTTGGTGTGCTGGCTCACAAAGCCTCAATGTCTGCGGAAGTTCTGGATCGTACCAAACAGGCGATCGAACTACTGCCTGACTTCTTGCAGCCTGGTATTGTTGAATGGAACAAAGGTTCTATTGAACTTGACAACAAATGTAAAATTGGTGCGTTTGCATCTTCTCCCGATGCGGTGCGTGGTAACTCCTTCGCGATGATCTACATCGACGAATGCGCGTTTATCCCGAACTTTGTTGATGCGTGGTTAGCGATTCAACCAGTAATCTCTTCTGGTCGTAAATCGAAAATCCTTATCACAACGACACCTAACGGGCTTAACCACTTCTATGATATCTGGAACGCTGCTATAGAAGGAAAATCCGGCTTCGTGCCTTACACGGCGATCTGGACATCGGTTAAAGAGCGATTGTATACAGACGGCGACAACGGTACATTTGATGACGGTTATTCGTGGTCTGCGAAGATGATCGCTGGCTCCAGCAAAGAGGCATTCTTGCAGGAACACTGCGCGGAATTCATGGGAACCAGTGGAACTCTGATCGCTGGCTGGAAGTTGTCAAAACTCACATGGATCGATATTGATGAAACGGAAACGAACTTTTATCAGTATAAACGTCCAGTAGAGGGGCATAAATATGTTGCGGTGCTTGATCCAGCGGAAGGTCGCGGACAGGATTACCATGCAATGCACATCATCGACATTACGACGATGCCATTTGAACAGGTTGCGGTGTATCACTCAAACAAAACGTCGCATCTTATTTTGCCGGACATCCTGTTACGTTATCTGAATATGTATAACGAGGCATGGATTTACATTGAGCTAAATAGCACAGGGCATTCAGTTGCCAAATCTCTGTTTTCCGAACTGGAATATGAGAATGTTATTTGTGACAGTTACAACGATCTGGGTATGAAACAGACTAAGCGATCAAAAGCTATGGGATGTTCGACGCTGAAAGACCTGGTCGAGAAAGATAAATTGATCATAAATAACAAAAAGACAATACTCGAATTTCGTACTTTCTCAGAAAAAGGCGTTTCGTGGGCTGCGGAAGAAGGATATCACGACGACCTCGTTATGTCGCTTGCTTGTTTCGGTTGGCTTACAACTCAAATGAAATTTGCCGAATTCTGCGAGAAAGACGATTTAAGACTAGCCAATGAAGTTTTTGCACGGGAACGCGAACAGCTATACGAAGACGCATTATGTCCGGTTATCGTTACAAGCGGTGATGAAACGATTTCGGTTGGTTCTCACGGTATTTCGTTTATATAAATTAGAGGAAATTCTATAATGGCTTTACAATCTCCAGGTATTGAAACCAAAGAAACATCGGTACAATCTACCGTTGTTCGAAATTCAACTGGTCGCGCTGCCATTGTCGGTAAATTTTCATGGGGGCCAGCTTATCAGATCCGTCAGATTTCTAACGAAGTCGAACTGGTAAACTATTTTGGTTCCCCAGACAACTTGACCGCTGACTATTTCATGAGTGCTGTTAACTTCTTGCAGTACGGTAATGATCTCCGTGTGGTTCGCGTTGTCGATAAAGATGCCGCTAAAAACGCAAGCGCAATTTTTAACCAGATCAAAACAACTATCGCATCACAGGGTTCTAACTACACTGTGAACGATACTATTAAAGTAAAATACAACAGCGTTGTTGTAGAAGAAAAAGGTAAAGTGTCCAAAGTTGACAGTAACGGCAAGATCCTCTCGGTAATCATTCCAAGCGAAAAAATCGTTGCCCGTGCTAAACAGATTGGTACTTACCCAGATATTTCTACTGGCTGGACTACCGAAATTGTTTCTCAGTCTTCCGGTGTTTCTGCGTCGATTACGATTGACGGCATCGAAAGCGATTCTGGGATCACTCTGTTGAACCTGGATATTGCAAAAGAAACAATTCAGGGAACCGCTTTCCAGACTCTTACCCAGAAATATCAGTTGCCGTCTGTTGTGGCTCTGTATCCTGGTGAACTGGGTTCAACTGTTCAGGTGGAGATTATCTCCAAAGCTGCTTACGATTCTGGCGCTATGATTTCCGGCTACCCTTCTGGGGTTTCCGTTAAGAACAGCGGTCGTTCTGTAATGACCTACGGGCCACAGACCGATAACCAGTACGCTTTTGTTGTGCGTCGTGGTGGTATTGTACAGGAATCCTTCATCGTGTCAACCGAGAAGACCGATAAAGATATCTATGGTGTCAACATCTTCATGGATGACTTTTTCGCGAACGGTGGCTCTCAGTACGTTTACGGTACTTCCCTGAACTGGCCTAAAGGCTTCTCCGGTATCCTGGAGTTCGGCGGTGGTTTGTCCTCAAACGATACTGTAGGTGCTGATGAACTGATGAATGGTTGGGATATGTTCGCTGATCGCGAAGCTCTGCATGTGCCTCTGTTGATTGCTGGTGCGTGTGCTGGCGAAACCGTAGAGATTATGTCTACCGTTCAGAAACATGTTATTTCAATCGGTGATGAACGTCAGGATTGTACCGTGTTTGTGTCGCCTCCGCGCTCACTTCTGGTGAATATCCCGCTGGCAACTGCGGTTGATAACATGATTGAATGGCGTACTGGCTATAAACTCAGTGGTGGTGCTGCTGTTGATAACAATCTGAACGTAAGTTCAAGCTATGGCTTCCTGGATGGTAACTATAAATATCAGTATGATAAATACAATGACGTGAACCGTTGGGTTCCGCTGGCAGGTGATATCGCTGGCCTGTGTGTTTACACTGATAGCGTTTCTCAACCGTGGATGTCTCCAGCAGGTTACAACCGTGGTCAGATCCGCAACTGTATCAAACTGGCTATCGAACCGCGCACAGCACATCGTGACGCAATGTATCAGGTTCAGATTAACCCGGTAACTGGTTTCGCGGGTGGTTCCGGCTTCGTTCTGTTCGGTGATAAAACACTGACTAACGTACCGAGTCCATTTGACCGTATCAACGTTCGTCGCTTGTTCAACATGATCAAGAAAGACATCGGTGATAACGCGAAATACAAACTGTTTGAAAACAACGACGATTTCACCCGTTCTTCGTTCCGTATGGATACAGGTCAGTACATGACTAATATTCGTGCGCTGGGTGGTTGCTACGATTACCGTGTAATCTGTGACACCACGAACAACACGCCGGACGTAATCGACCGTAACGAGTTTGTAGCAACGGTCTACGTGAAACCGCCTCGTTCTATCAACTACATCACTCTGAACTTCGTAGCAACGTCTACAGGCGCAGATTTCGATGAACTGGTAGGACCGCAAGCCGTATAAAGTCAAGGGGGCTGAAAAGCCCCCATAAATAATCCGAGGTTAAAAATGCTTACTGACATTTTACGCGCCTTTGAATCCGGTGATTTCGCACGTCCGAACCTGTTCGAAGTAGAGATCCCGTATCTGGGCAAAAACTTTAAATTCAAGTGTAAAGCGGCAACCATGCCAGCGGCTACAGTTGAAAAAGTTCCGGTAGGATACCAAAACCGCAAAATCAACGTTGCTGGTGACCGTACCTATGATGACTGGACAATCACGATCTATAACGATGACGCACATAATACGCGTGACGCTCTGGTAGCATGGTCAAACATGATGCACGGAATGGGCGATCAGATTAGTGGTGATATTCCAGCGAACTACAAAAAAACCGCTACGGTGAAACAGAAAAACCGTAACGATGAAATTACCGCCGATCACACCATCCACGGGCTGTTCCCTACTAACGTAGGCGAAGTTACCCTGGACTGGGACAGCAACAACGAAGTGTCAACCTTTGAGGTTACGTTCGCGCTGGACTGGTGGGAATAAAGGTTATAAATACAGGGGTAGCAATACCCCTATCATTATTTTTCGGAGTTACTATGAACTTTTTGGGCTTTGGCAATGTACTTAGCTTTTTCAAGAATTTCGCCCGTGAGGACGAATTAGATCTTGAACAGCAATTAAAAAATGATACAGGTTCGGTCGCGCCTCCTAAAAATAATGATGGTGCTTATGAAATCGAAACTGATCTGACTAATCAGAAATACGCAAGCGTATTCCAGCAGTTTTATTCTGGACAAGATCCGGCGATTCAGAACAAAGAACAATTAATTAATACATATCGCGGCATCATGTCTTACCCAGAAGTTGAGAACGCTGTTTCTGAAATTATTGACGATGCGATCGTGAATGAACAGGGCAAAGATATCATTACTTTGGATCTTGCCAAAACAGATTTTAGTAAGGCGATTCAAGACAAAATCGTAGAAGAATTTGATAACGTTCTAAATATCTATGACTTTGATAACATGGGTGCGCGTCTGTTCCGTGATTGGTATGTGGATTCCCGTATCTACTTCCATAAAATCATGCATAAAGACGAAAGCAAAGGTATCCGTGAACTGCGTCAACTCGATCCGCGTTCGATGGAACTGATCCGTGAATCTATCACTGAAACCCTTGACGGTGGCGTGAAAGTATTCCGTGGTTATCGCGAATTTTTCGTGTATAGCGCTCCTAAATCTGGCTATACATACAACGGGCAAATCTATCAGCATAACCAGAAGGTTAAAATCCCGCGCTCCGCTATCGTGTATGCGCATTCTGGTCTGGAAGATTGTAGTAACAACATTATCGGATATCTTCACCGCGCAGTCAAGCCAGCAAACCAATTACGTTTACTGGAAGATGCGATGGTCATCTACCGTATCACCCGCGCACCTGAACGCCGTGTGTTCTACATCGACGTAGGTCAGATGGGTGGCACCAAAGCGACACAGTACGTAAATAACATTGCACAGGGGCTTAAAAACCGCGTTGTGTACGATGCTAAAACGGGTACTGTTAAGAACCAGCAAAACAACCTGTCAATGACAGAAGATTACTGGTTGATGCGTCGTGACGGTAAAGCTATCACCGAAGTAGACACGCTTCCAGGCGGTGCTAACTTCTCTGATATGGATGATATCAAATGGTTTAACCGTAAGCTCTATGAATCACTGCGTGTGCCATTAAGCCGTATGCCTCGTGATGATGGGGGTATGCAAATTGGTGGTGGTGGCGAAATCACCCGTGATGAACTGAAATTTAGTAAGTTTATCCGCACACTGCAAATTCAGTTCAGCCCTGTGCTTTCCGATCCGTTAAAAACTAACCTGATCGCGAAAAAAATCATCACAGAGGAAGAATGGGAAGAGAACGTTAGCAAAATCTCCTTCATTTTCCAGCAAGATTCATATTACGCAGAAGTGAAAGATATTGAGATCATGGAACGTCGCCTAACGTTAATGTCACAGGTTGAAGGTGTAGTAGGGAAATATGTATCCCATAAATACATCATGAAAGAGATTCTTCGAATGTCTGATGAAGACATTGACGAACAAGCGAAGCTGATCAAAGAAGAATCCAAAGAAGAACGGTTCAAAAATCCCGAAGAGGAAGAGGAAAACTTTTGATGAAAGAATTTATCGAAGCAATCAAAAGCGGTGATCTGGTGGAAGCGAAGAAGCAATTCTATTCCATCATGGAAGACCGTACCGAAGCCCTTCGCCAAGAAATGCGCGTTGAACTCGCGGAAGCTGTACGCATCGAAGGTGAAACCGACGATGACGACAACGATGACGATGACGACGACAAAGGCGGCGATGATAAAGGCGACGACAAAGACAAAAAGCCGTCTGATAAAAAAGACGACGATAAAGACGAATAAGAGGTGTAAATAATGCAACTCGAACTCGAAGAAATCAGCGTCGAAGATCTCGAACCCCATTTAACCGAAGCGAAAGCCCGTGTTGATGTTCTGGGGATCGATGACGGCACTGTGAAGATCATCGAAAATTTGGCGGACAATGAACCTCATTTAGCCCTGGCTATGATGTCCATTGTCGAGGGTTTGAGTTTAGATGAAGTCATTGTTAAACACGTAGATTCGCGCGGTAATGTGGAACGTAAAAAAGACCGCAAAACTCGTGAACGTAATGCGTATCAAACAACTGGTTTAACTAAATCTCAACGTCGCCAAATTGCGCGTCGTGCGCTAAAAACAAAACGTGCAAACCCTTCTATTACAACCCGCGCACAGCGTAAGCGTAAAAAAGCGCTCCGTAAACGCGCCGCATTAGGGCTATAAATATGAATGAATCCCAACTCAATGAAAACGGCGATATGCTGCTAATCGAGGAATGGGGTTTACCTTGTGCGGATATTTCCGATTCAATTTTAGAATCGGTCGGTGAGTCGAAAAAAGACGGTAAACTTCGGATTGAAGGTATTTTCCTACAAGCCGAAAAAGTCAACCGCAATAAGCGACTGTATCCGAAAAAAGTATTAGAAGAAGCAGTAAACGATTATATCAGAACTCAGGTTAATACCCGTCAAGCTCTGGGTGAAATGAATCACCCGCCGCGACCGAATGTCGATCCGCGTAATGCTTGCATCCTAATTGAAAAATTGTGGTGGAAAGGTAATGACGTTTGGGGTCGCGCTGTTGTTGTCGAAGGTGATAACGGTGATGGGGATAAACTCGCGGCGTTAATTCGCGCAGGTTGGGTTCCAGGTGTTTCTTCTCGCGGACTGGGTAAACTTTCCGATTCTGGAAAAGGTTACGGTATCGTACAAGAAGGGTTTAAATTGGCAGTAGGCGTTGATGTTGTTTGGGGGCCAAGCGCTCCAGATGCTTACGTTAAGCCGATTACCGAATCTCAGTCAAGCAAACCGCTTGTTGAGAATAATAGTGCTGATGATGACGCTTTCAGAAAACTCTCTGAACGTTTGAAAAGTCTATATAAATAATATCATATCAAACAGGAAACTTAGAAATGCTTAAAGAACAACTGTTGGCAGAAGCCCAGAACCTGGATACCCCAGTTGAGTTAGACAGCATTTTCGAATCAGTTGAACTTTCTGATGATGCGAAAGCAAACTTCACCACTGTATTCGAACAAGCTGTAAAAGCAGGTGCTGCGAAACTCGCTGAAACCCACATCGCCCAGATCGCGGAACTCTCCGATGAACTGGTTGAAGCCCAGGTTGCCGAAAAAGCTGGCGAAATCGAAAATAAACTGTACGAAGATGCGAATAAATACTTCGACCACATCGCGCAGGAATGGCTCTCTGAAAACAAAGAAGCTGTGTCCCGTGATATCAAGGCCGATCTGTTCGAATCTCTGGTAATGGGAATGAAAGAACTGTTCGTTGAACACAACGTAGTTATCCCAGAAGCGCAGGTTGATGTTGTTGCAGAACTCGAAGATGAACTGACCGAGAATCAGCAGGAAGTTAAACGCCTGTTCGAAGCTAATCAGGCTCAGGCTAAAGAGATCGCCAACATGAAACGCGATACCATCGTTTCAGAAAAAACAAAAGATCTGACTGAATCGCAAATTGAAAAGGTTCAGAACCTGATCGAAGGTTTGGAATATTCCGACAAGTTCGAATCCAAACTGACCGCAATCGTTGAAATGGTAGCGACTAAAGCGGAAAAACAGGTTGAAGAGAGTACCACTACTCAGACAACCACTAAAGATGACTTTGTTCCGGTGAATGAAAATACACCTCCAGCAGAGAAATCGAAGATCAATAAATATGTACAAGCGGCTAAAGCCCTTTCCTAATCTTATAAGGTAAGAAACAATGTCTAAGAAAAACGAATTGATGGAAAAATGGAACGATCTTCTGGAATCTCAGGAAGGTTTACCGGATATCGCTACCAAATCCAAAAAACAACTGGTTGCAGCAATTCTGGAAACTCAGGAAAAGGATGCTGATACTGATCCAGTATATCGCGACGAAAAAATCGTTGAATCCTTCGGCGGTTTCCTGGCGGAAGCAGAGATCGCGGGTGATCACGGTTACGACGCAACCAACATTGCCTCTGGTAAATCCAGCGGTGCAATCACCAACATTGGCCCTGCTGTAATCGGTATGGTTCGCCGTGCGATTCCTAACCTGATTGCATTCGACATTTGCGGTGTTCAGCCTATGACTGGCCCTACTGGTCAGGTGTTCGCACTCCGTGCTGTATACGGTAAAGATCCTCTGGCTGGCGGTACTCCTGCAAACGTTCGTGAAGCATTCCATCCGATGTTCGCTCCAGACACCATGTATTCTGGTGAAGGTGCAAACACCGCGTTTGCTGCTATCGCTTCCGGTACTGCTATCGCTTCCGGCGCTATCGTTAAGCACGTATTCCAGGAAACTGGTGTCGCGTACTTCCAGAACGTAACCTCCGGCAACGTAACCGTAACTGGTGCTGATGCTGCTGCTCTGGATGCTGCTGTAATCGCAGAAAACGAGAAAGGCACTCTGGCTGAAATTTCCGAAGGTATGGCTACCAGCGTAGCAGAACTCCAGGAAAACTTCAACGGTTCCAGCGCTAACCCGTGGAACGAAATGGCTTTCCGTATCGACAAACAGGTTATCGAAGCTCGTAGCCGTCAACTGAAAGCACAGTATTCCGTTGAACTGGCGCAGGATCTTCGCGCTGTACACGGTATGGACGCTGACGCCGAACTGTCTGCAATCCTGGCAACTGAAATCATGCTGGAAATCAACCGCGAAATCGTTGACCTGATCAACTACACCGCGCAGATTGGTAAAACTGGTTTCACCCAGACCGTAGGCTCTAAAGCTGGTGCGTTTGACTTCCAAGATCCAGTAGATATTCGCGGCGCTCGTTGGGCTGGTGAAAGCTATAAAGCTCTGCTGATTCAGATCGACAAAGAAGCGAACGAAATCGCGCGTCAAACTGGTCGTGGTGCTGGTAACTTCATCATCGCTTCCCGTAACGTGGTTTCCGCTCTGGCTCGTATCGACAGCGGCATCACTCCGGCAGGTCAGGGTCTCCAGAAAACTCTGAACGTAGACACCACTAAAGCGGTATTCGCTGGTGTACTGGGTGGCACTTACAAAGTGTACATCGACCAGTACGCTCGCCAGGATTACTTCACCGTGGGCTACAAGGGTGATAACGAAATGGATGCTGGTATCTACTACGCTCCATACGTTGCGCTGACTCCGCTGCGTGGTTCTGATCCTAAGAACTTCCAGCCAGTAATGGGCTTCAAAACTCGTTACGGTATCGGCATCAACCCGTTTGCGAACTCTCGCTCTCAGGCTCCGGCAGATCGTATCACCTCTGGTATGATCAGCAAAGAAATGTGCGGTAAAAACGCATACTTCCGCCGCGTGTGGGTTAAGGGCTTATAAGTTGTTGAAAAACAACGACTTTTTAAAGGGAACCCTCGGGTTCCCTTTTTGTTTATATAAATAATGAAAACTATTGAGGCTATATTATGAAACATATAATTTATAAAATAACAAACAAGATAAACGATAGAATCTATATCGGCGCACATTCGACAGATGATATTAACGATTCATACATGGGTTCTGGTAAAGCAATCAAAGCGGCTCAACGGAAATATGGAATTGAGAACTTCGTAAAAGAGATCTTGTTCGTGTTTGATACAAGCGAAGAGATGTATGAAAAGGAAAGGGAGATTGTAAACCTAGATTTCGTCAATCGTCCAGATGTGTACAATATGGGAGTGGGTGGTTCTGGTGGCCCTATGCTGGGAATGTTTCATTCAGAAGAAAAGAAACATGAAATCTCCAAAAGAACTCGTGAAAGAATGACACCAGAAGTAAAAGAACGCCTTTCAAAAATAAAAACAGGGAAGAAGCAATCAGAAGAATCCAACAGGAAGCGTTCAGAGACTATCAAAGCTATGTATAAGGGTTCTGCATTCGATAGAACCGGATCTAAGCTCACAGACGCACACAAGGCCAAAATAAGCCGTTCTGTATCGATAGATGGAGTTGTTTACGCAAGCGGTTCCGATGCTGCTAAAGCGTTGGGACTTTCTCGATCTGGCCTTGATTACCGTTTAAAGAGTGACAAATTTCCTGAATGGAAATTCGTTGCATAAATAAACAATATACTCCCTCTAATTCAGGAACCAAAGAAATGAGTGATAAACACTACACAATTCACAAGTTGATGCGTCAGTCTTCGCTTCCGTCTGGTAAACGAGAAAAAGTTATCAACGAAGCAACAGGCACGACCGACATCAACGTACAGAACACGCGCCCAGAACTGGTTTCTTTGACTCGCGCGGTTAACAACCTGATCTATCATGAACTGGTTGCTGTACAAGAAACAGAACTCCCTGTTGCAACACTGTTCGGTGTTCGCTATCGCAACCCTAATGGTGATATGACTTTCTCCAGTGCTGCAACCTATTCAGGCCGAATCTCTGGACGTACAGACATCGACGAAATCGATCTGACTAAAGCCTACGTTAAAGGTGATTTGTTCAAGCATGACGGCACTGACGTTGTTTATGAGGTTATCGCACCGATTACCCTGAACACTCTGGATACTGACAAAGACACCGCGATCATGAAAGCTGTGTTCCAAAGCAAAATTCGACTGGTTAGCGAAGCCGCTGATACTTCTAAGTATGAAACCAGTGAAGATATCGCGTCAACCTCCTTCCAGATGGATCGCTGGAATATTCCGGTACGCTCGCGTAAGTTTAAAACCGAAATGACGGTTGAACTGATGCAGGATTTGGAAGCGAACCAGTTCGAAGCTGATGGGGTGATCGAAGACATTCTGGGAACCGTGGCAAGTGAAGAAGTCAACAAAGACATTATTCAAACACTGATCACCGTTTCCAAACGTTACAACGTTGATGGACTCGTTACGGATGGTATTTTTGACGGTACTACCGCATACACCGCGAAGGATGCTCCAGCATTGGGTCGTATCCTGTACCAATTAGCGTGTGAAATGGGGCAGGAAATGAATAGAACGACTTCATTTGATGCTACCTACGTCCTCGCAACAGCGCGTGTTGTAGGCATTCTGGCTGCGTCTGGTTGGATGCACGAAACCGACGAACAACACCCACTGGCAACAGGTAAGCTGAACAACGGTTATTATGTCTATACAGACACAAACAGCCCGTTCGATTATATACTGACTGGCTGCAAATATGATCTGGGTGATATGGATCACGTAGGCTCTCTGTTCTTCGCTCCGTATACCGAAGCTGACGAAGCAGGTTCAATCAAAGTATCCGTAGATCCGGCATCCCTGCAACCAAAAGTTGCTATTCTGATGCGTTACGGTCTTTCCGTGAACCCGTATACTGCTGAAAGTGATTCTGATCGCCTGATCAAAGGTGATGATTGGTCTGCTCTTGCAGGTAAATCTAAGCTGAGTCAGATCGTAGGTATTAAATTACCTAAACTGGGTTAACAAGTTTTGTTTTGAGAAGACCATTATAGTAATAAAGATCTATAAGGTCAAACGAGCGAAGCGAGTTTTCACGAACGAAGTGAGTGATGGGTAAGTACGATGTACTGTTTATAATATTTATATTTTATATATAGAGAAAACAGTACATTTCCGTATACTTTTTAACCAACATTCACTCACTACGTTCGTTCATGTACTCGCTTCGCTCGTAGATTTGACTTCTTGATCTAACTGGTTATAATGTTACTTTGTTTTGAGGTGATACATGGCTGAACTAAAACTTGAAGATCTACAGGCTGAACTTGAAGAGGATATGCGTATTGATCCGTTGAAGTTACAAAGCGAATCAGCAGACATTCCGAAGATTTGGTCAAAATGGCTTCGATACCATTCGAATGCTAAGAAAAAACTTATTCAACTCCAGGCGAAGAAAGAAGCGATTGTAAAAGATCGGTTACTGTTCTACACTGGTAGACACGAAAGCGAAATGACCGATGTCATTTACACTGGTTCGGGTGAAATCAAAATTGCTATCTCCGGTGATCCTAAGACCGTTGAAGTTAACAAGCTGATCCAATACTTCGAACTGATTGCAGAGTTTACCGGAAAAGCGCTGGATATCGTTAAGAACAAAGGCTACTCCATCAAAAACATGTTGGAGATCCGTAAACTTGAGAGTGGTGCATAAAATGGCAGAAGAATTTGATTGCAAATGCGTTGTGTGCAAACAACCGATGAACTCCCGTAATACGGCGTTTGTCAATGAAGCTGGTCCGATCTGCGGTGTCGTATGTTTGCAATATCTCAACGAAAGGAATGATCGCGGTATCAATGAAGCCGACGATCTGAACGAAGTTCAAATGTTGCTGTAGGTGTGAATATGAAAGACTATTCAAAAATCGACTTTAACGAAGTATTTCGTTTGCTGGGATTGATGGAAGAATGTGTGACCAGGGTTCATGCACTTCGAATTTCGTTTGAAAGTGGTTGTATCGAAGACGAACGCCCAGATTTATAGCAGTAAATATAATTGTAGGGCAAGGGCATGTTTACCGATGGATGCATTTTCATAATCGGATAAACCTAATGGCCTATATGGAATGCAACATATATTCGTGATTGGGATTTTTTTCTCAACCTGGAACCTTTATGCTAACAGTGTGCAACGGCACGAACTACGATTGACTACCCCGCAAATATACGATTGCATGTTGCGGCGAATGTGTCACAGTACCCCTTGTGGGGCATGGCTGGCTGATTAATCAGCTTACGCAGTTTAGAATAGCGGTGACGACACCGCGTTAAAAATCAACTATGCTTCAAAATTAAAAAGCCCCCTTCCTTTCGGTTGGGGCTTTCTTTTTAAAACTTCTCTTCTTCTCCGGTTTCAAGTTCGGCTTTCAGTTCTTCTCGCCGTCCCTTGATCGCGTCACGCATTGAAATGTCATCGGATGCTGCAACCTCGACTTCTTTCACGCGGGTGTTGTAATACTTTTCAAGTTCTTTCAAACCTTCTAGTGTCCGGCACGAAGCAACCTTATTCATGAAATCATCAATCGCTGCTTCGTTTACGAATGTAGTAAAACTTTTCATTTTGGCCTCTTAAATTTCTACCTGTTTGATCGCGTAGTCGAATCGTTCTTCATTGTAGATCCGCACACGTTCCATAGCATGTTTCATACCGTAGTTTGTCGCACTGTATTTATTTTTGGCTGTCTTAGACTTTGACAGCGTAGCCAGGTTATCAACGATATCCCATACAGTAGCGAGCGCTTTCGATCCGTGCTTACGAAGTACACGACCGATAGACTGTTTCACCACAACAGCAGATTTGCAAGGGTGCGCAAAAATGATGTGGTGTAGGTTCTTGATTGAGATACCCGTACTCAGTACCCCGATCGAACCGATGACGATTAAACCTTTCGTCGATTCCGCGATTTTCTTCATTTCGTTACGATCGTCAATGTCTGTATCACCATTGACCAACACCACGTTATCGTAAACCTTGCTCAACTGCTCGTACAGCCATTTTCCGTGCTCTTTGTACCGGAACATCACAAAGGCGTTTTCGTTCTTCTCACGGGCTAATTTGAGCGCTAATTTTAGAATCCACGCGTTGCGCCGTGTGTGGCTGGTTACGTACTTGATTTCCGTCTGGTAGTCCGCACCCTTCAATTTTTTGACCTCTTCTTCTTTGTATCGAAGGAAGATCGTGTTAATTTTCAGGTTGGTGACTTGTCCATCATCCATCAAACGACGCGTATCAACTGGTTTAAAGACTTTGCCGAACGCACCGATGTATTGCATCATGTTCGTTTTCCCTTCTTTCAGGGAACCGGATAAGCCCAGTTTGAAGATACATTGATCCATCGTGTCGATAATCTTTTTGATGCTCATGCCTGTTGAGAGGTGGCATTCATCAACCATCAAACACATGAACTGTTGGAACCATTCGGCAGGCATTTTAACCGCTGATTGCCAGGTAGAAACGTAAATCAGTGCATTACTGTTTTTCGCTGTACCGGAACGGATACCCAGCATTGCCGATTTCGGGAACAAACGATAGTTTGCGATGTCCTCGATCATTTGGTCAACAAGTGCGGTAGTCGGAACGATGATCAACACTTTCCCGCTGTAATGTTCCAGACACCAACGAGAGATAAGCCCCTGAATCAGAGATTTACCTGCTGATGTTGGCAGGTTCAGAACACCGCGACGGTTTTTGATACCGTGGAACACTGATTCGCGTTGATACCAGTACGGGTCGATCTGTTTGTCGCCGTCATAAACCGGATGTTCGCTAACCCACTTATCAAAATCTTCTTGCGTGATATCCTCAGTTTCGTGGATCTTTGGATCAACCCAGATTGAATACCCGCGTGATTCTGCGAATTTGGATACCAGATAGGCTAACCCATACGGGAGTTTCCCGTTGTAGTCCATCAAGTAAATGTAACCGTTCCATCCACCATATTTGTATTTGGCCTGATACTGATAGCCTGGGGGCTGGAAGCTGAAATAGTCACGCAGTTCATAGACAATGTTTGGTTCTGCCTGAATCTGTACGTGGCTTGTGTTTAAAAATTTGACTTCAATATCCACTATGATTACCCTATGTACAAAGTATATACGTATTTATGTCATAAATATTGGATAAACACTTGGAGATACCAATGAACATTGATTACGAAAAAGTTGATGGGTTCCGTACCCTCGACGCAAAAGAACAGAAAGGCGCTTTAGCCGATTACGCTATGACTGTGTTTGCGGTTAAGCTGAACAAACAAAAATCCTTCGATAACATGCTGGCGGATCTGGTTGCTGCTTTACCGGAAGATGAAGAAAAGCCGGAACTGCTGATCGATTCACCAGAACCGGAAATCGTCGCATATAAAGGTGAGGTGACTATGGGTGAACCTGTCATCGAAGCCCCGAACGTTCCCGATGTGGTTATTGATGCTTCTGCGGATTTTATGGAGTACGTTAAAGAGGTCGCGCCGGAAGTAGCCGATCAAATCCAATTAGTACCTGATGTCGTAGAAGCTCCTGTAAGCGCTTCTGACGAGTCCAAAGGCGAACTGGTATGGTTGGAAGGGTTTAGCCCGACAATCTTCATGATGGGGCGCTCTGCGAGTTCTAACGGGTATTATACCTGTCCGTGGTGGATCTATGACTGGATTAAACAAACCCCAGACTGGTACAAAGATCCTGATAGCTGTCCACATGCAAGCGCAATCGACACAATCAAATCACTTGCGTTCTATATCGTGCGCGATGGCGAAGTTCGTGTTCGCGAAACCAGAAATAGCCGATTCGAAACATTTAAGTTTTAGCACTTTTTGCTAAAAAACTTGTTGACGCATACCCTCGTTTAAAGTATATTTGTACTCGAAGGCGGGGGAATGGCTCTCGCAGTGAAGAAGGAAAGCAAAATGAAAAACGAAATGATGAAAAATGCTTACTACCCAGTTCTGTTTGTTTGGGCTGATGGTAAAGTGAAGAAAGTAGTCAATTCAAATGCTCCTTACTATACTGTTGAAGAAGCACTGCGCCACGCTTACGAAGCTGATTATCCTGTCCCTGCTGAACCTGGTTATGCTCGTTGGAACGGTTCAAAATGGGTTGCTGATACCTGGGACAACTACGAAGAAGCAAAAATGGAATGCGATCCTGATTATGTTTCTCGCCAAATGGAAGCGCACATGATTGCAGACCGTCGCCTGGATAACGAAGCTCGCGGTTTCTATTAAAATTCAAAGGGGGCTACGCCCCCTTTTTTGTAGGTAAAATATGACTGAATTAAATCACGAATGCCTGAAAGACTTATCAGAAGGTAAAGAGATCGGAAACGTCATCTTCCTTGATATCGACGGCGTTCTAAATAATATGCGGTGCATGAAATTTGGTGAGCATATGGACATTGAATGTGCTCGACACCTGCGCCGGATCGTAAATCATGCTAACTGTGATATTGTCATTTCCTCTACATGGAGGATCGGCAACACAACCCATACTCTACGGGAAATCTTCTACCCGTGGGGATTGTATCGCATCATTGGGAAAACCTGTACGAATCTAACAGACCGACAAGCAGGACGCGGTGATGAAATCAAAGCATGGATCGACACCTTCGGATGCAAGAATTACCTTATCCTTGATGACGATACCGATATGCTACCGGAACAGAGTGAACATTTCATCAATACCGATGGGTTCGTAGGGCTGACAGAAGAACAATCCACTTACGCGATCCGTAATGTGTTCGGTGTAACAAACCCGTTCTGTCCTGAATGCAACGGCTATGGGCGCGTGAACCAATATGATAAATGTCCGTCTTGTGACGGCAAAATTTTACTTCTCTAAATAGAGAAAAACTAAAGAGGTTTTGAAAATGGCTACAGAAAAATGGACTACGGTACACCCGATCCCGTGGCGTAACACCAGCTTTACCTATCTGCCGTGGTGGATCTTTGATATCATCGTGGCTGCGAATGCTGCAAGCGAAGACTGGCGTGATTATGCCGAAGAAAAATACGCGAAAGAATTCGACACACTGAAACAAGCGTATATTGATTACACCGATGTTGATTTCATCGAATCTCGTAACGGTTATCTGTATAAGCTGAGTGATTTTACTCCTGCTGATCCTGTCGTAACAATTACACCAAAAACCGCTCCTGCTGATTTCAAAGTAGGTGATGCGGATCTGGCTGCAACTGATCTGTTTACCATCGATCCTTCTGGTACAGAAATGACTCTGAGTGTTGACTCTTCCGGTCATGGTTCTATCGTTGGTGGTAAACTTCATGCGGTTAGTGAAGGTGATGTTGTTGTAACAGCAACCTCTGGATCTGTTACTGCAACTCTGACGGTAAACGTTAAACCTGCACCATAATAACAACTAAGAAGGTAAAAATGCTACTATTTGAATTCAATGATGTATTCGCAAAATTCAGCGACGCAATCGAAGCCAAATTTGGCAAACGCCCACAAAACATGACAGATGCAGAATATGAAGCTGCTGTATCGTCCCTGGTTCGTACAGATTTCTATGAAAAACTGGCGATCGAGGTGTTGGGTTGGGATATGATGAAATGGGGCATGACCTATCGCGATCGCGAAGTCGGTTTTATTCTCGTCAACGAAGCAAAAAGCCCGTCCTGGGTGAATAGTCAAAAAATCGCGTACATGGATAAAGTATGCGCACAGATGGGTATTGTACGTTTAGACTTCTGGACTTGTCGGGATCTGAACGAACTGAAAGCCCACGCTTACCGTTGCCCTCTGATCTCCCGCAATGATAAGCATCGTCAAGTATGGGATAGCGCAGGGAAATATCGTAGTGTTTTCCTGAACGACGATATGAACATCACTATTCAGGATGTGAACCGCTCCTTTGCGGATTACACACCGTAAACAAAAAAGGGAACCGCAATGGTTCCCTTTCTTTTTATGCAATTTTTCTGATTTCTTTCAATGCTTCTTCTTTGCTACCAACGAAGAGAATCGCTTTACCTCCGGCTTTTCTGAATGGCAACACAGCTTTTGCCCTGTCATCAATCAGTATACCTTTGTCCGCATATGCTGCTTTCTCTCCGCTGCTTTTGGTGTAGTGGAATTCAGGCAGATAACCGAACACCTTCATCAACGCTTTTCTTTTTTGTTCTGCTACCGCATCGGAATTGTATTTCCCTACGCTGGTTAAGATCGCAACCTGACCTAAAGTTCTCAAATGACAGAACAGGTCGATGCCCTCTTGTAATGGTTCCAGATTTTCGTAGAAGTCAGTTTTTGATATTTCCTGTTTTGCTTTTTTCAATTCTTCTTCCGGCATTCTCGCCGGGTCACCGTACATCGGAATAAAAGAACCTTCCCAGTCAAACAGTACACCATCCATATCAAAGAAAAATTTCATATCAGTTCCTCGGTTTGTGTGTGCATAATATTCATATATGTTCCCATTGTCAACCCCATGTATCAGTTTTCGGTGCGTATGCTGCAACTTTAGCCACTAACTCTTTATCAAGCTGATCAATGGATTTCTGCGGCTTGCCTTTTGCCTTAACTTTTATGTAGTTAGACTTAACAACAAACATACCGCCTTTGTCAGATTTCTTGATTTCGCTGTCAATGCCTACTTTGTTGAAACTGATCCAGATATCGCCGTCCATGTACTGTTTCAGAGAGTCGCCCATATTCAGGATCTTCGCCATAGTGAGCGCTGCCCCTTCGTGGGTATCCATGAGGATTTCTTTAGGCACAACACGATCGCGTTTAAGGTTCTGTTGCATCGCAATATGAACATCGTTCATAACCCAAACGATATGGATGTTTTCTTTCTGATAACCCAGCGCTTCAACATCACGGGCGATACTTGCCAGCTTGCTCATGCTTTTTAGGGTTACGTCAAAGATCAGGTTTGGTTTACGGTCTTCCGGTGCTGCTGCGATACCCGCGTACACACGCGCCTGGTTTTTGTTGGATACGTTGAACACGTCTGCGATCACATGATGCAGTGTTGCTACGTTGTCCGGGTTTTTCAGGTTCATTGTTTTGACATCGTGACCAGTTTTCGCTTTGATCTCTGCTGCCAGTTTGGTACTACCCATGACCAATTTTTTGAGTGCGTCAACGTCCAGGGTGATCCCTTCGATACCTAACAGCTTTTCGAGGGTGAACCCTTTACCAGAACCCGCACCGCCAGCCAGGATGACTACCTGACCAAATTTAGGATATGATTTTCCACCAAAAGTAATCAATGCTTCCTGTAATTGATTATCGGTGTATTCTTTGAATGATTGCATGTTATATCACCTTATGTTAAAATTCTCTATTATTTATATTTAGGGGTATGTGATGAAAAGTTATGGACGCGGTAAGCGCAATATACAAGAAGAAATAGACAACATAGAGATCATGAAAAATCATGTTAGTGTTGACATTGATAAAGGAATCATTTACTGGACTAAACCTTTAAGCAATAGGGCGAAGTCTGGTGATATCGCTGGTTCTCCTACTCCAGCAGGATACCATAAAATAGCATTCAACGGTGTTCAACATTTGCGTCATCGTGTCATATTTTACCTTGCAAAAGGATATCTGCCTCCTATTGTGGATCATGTTCATGGAAAGGAAAACGGCGATGGTATCGACAATCTTCAAGAAATTACGGCGCAATACAACCAATCTAAGAAAATGATGCAGACTAACAACACGTCAGGTTATCGAGGCGTGTCATGGAATAAGAGACTGAATAAATGGGGATGCTCTATAGAGGTATGTCAGAAGAAAATCCATTTAGGTTATTTTTCTGATGTTCGTGAAGCTGCAAAAGCGTACAACGATGCGGCAATTCAACATTTTGGAAAATTTGCTGTATTGAATGAAATCCCTGTTGACTTGTCGGGCGAATAGCGATAAGCTGTAATCTCTGAAAACAAGGAGATAACCATGAATACCATTCACTGCCGCAAAGAGTTCGTTGAGTTCTATCACGGATCATGTACTGCTGCCGGAATCGAAAGCATGTTGTTGCCTCCTTGTGATTCTGATACTCTGTCTGAAAAAGGCAGAAAGAAAAATCTGGATCGTGTTTTCTTCACTGCTGATATCGGGCTGGCTCGTATCTATGCTGGAAGGGCTGCACGTTCAATAGGTGGTGATCCGGTACTGTATCGGGTTGTGTGTCCGGTAGATGTGGTATGCATGAACGATGACAAAGGCGCAAGCGTTTATCATGCTGCATGGGCTTTCTGTGAGGAATTATGAAAGATAAGGTGTTAGCGTATCTCGTTTTCTTGCTGGGATATCGCGTTGAAGTGATGGGTGGCTATTCTTCTTTGTATGGGGATTTAACCGCGATCTGGATGGTTGCGTTGGGGGTTATGTTTACCTTTATGGCGATCTGTATTGCGAATGAGGCTGATCAAAATGCTTGAATTTTATCCTGCTGGTTGCAAGTCAAATCCGCCTGATGCATCGTTCCAATCGTGGATCTATTTCCATCGTGAACTAAACGACATCATCGAAAGTCAGTGGAAAGACCATCCTGAACGAAGTGCCCCCGATTTAGTCGATAGCGTAACAGATGTACGCACCCTGGAAAAAGGGCTGTATGATTGTCTGGTTCAGGGAATGGTGTGTAAATTGATTTTGTGGTATGCTCCGATCGGTTCAGATCTAACTCGCAAAATCGCCCGTGGCTATATCATGACGAAACGTGAGTTTGACCAGATCTGGAACGAACCCGACTGTTTCGAACGCGAAAAATACGAAAATGAGGTTAGTTGTATATGAAACTATTTCATGTTGTATATGGTGGAATGAAAAACATCGACATCGCCGCGTTATCTGCTGGGATGCTGGACGAACTCGAAGCACAGATCGGGAAACGATTCAAAGCCAGTATCACCGAAACGCAAACTTTGTTTGTCGATCACCCTGCGGATATGGAAAACCTTGTCAACACTCTGGATGATCTGTTGATCCCTTGTGCTGATGGTTGGAACGAAGCATCCGGTGTTCATGTAATTGTAACTTTTGTTCTTAAAAATGTTGACAGCAGAAATGCCGAAGTGTTAGAGTTTATTCGTAAAATTGATTCTACTAAAGGAAAGTAACTATGAAAATCGTTCAGCGTAATATCAGCGAAGTTAGCCAGCAGGAAAAAGTACAGATTCATTTCAAATTCAATGATCTGAAACTGGGCTATGCACAGATCGCCCGTGAGCACATGCTCGATAACGGCGATATTTACGTAATTGTTCAGGAAATTGAGCGAATTCGTGCTTTCCGCGCAGAAAATCCAAAAGTGAAACATGCTCTGCGCCGTGTGTACATCAATAAACATCGTGAAGAACAGCGTAAGCCTAAGACAAAAGCTAAACGCGATCCGCGTCCAGATAACAAACGTAAAGCAATCAACGGCGCTATGGCGCTGGCGTTCCAGGAAGCGGGTTTGGTGTAAGGGGTTTATATGTCTTCAATGATGAATCGCTGGTCGGGCGTGATAACTTCGACTATCAAAAAGGATTTGGTGAAGGTTGAGACAAAACCAAAGCCAGTAGAATCGGAAACGGTATCCCCGAAAAAGGTTCAAACTTTGGTATCCCTCGATCCTGCTGAGTTAGAACACCGCCGCCGTGCAAAACAAATTGAATTCGATCTGCGTGTCGCTCGTTCATACAACAGTAAAAACGATGATGCGCGTAACCGCAACCTTCAATTTGCTCTGACGTTAAGCGACTGGGCGAAGTTAATGAGTGAACCCGTATGTTCTTACTCCGGCAGACCGTTTAGCAATAAAGGCGGTTGCTCTGACTCCCGAACAATGGAACGAATCAACGCTTCTCTGGGGTATACGGTTGAAAACACGATCGCAGTAACCAGCGCCGCGAATAGCGAGAAATCAAATCTCGATGCGTTTATGAAGGGTTCTGTGATCCTTCCAGAAGTAAAACTGAAACTGTTACGCAAAGCTGCGTATCAAATTGAAAAACAACTGAAAATCAAAGGTTAAATTATGTTTGTGAAATATTCTTCTCTGACTAACCATTATGAAGGTAAATTCATCAATGGTGTGATCATGAATGGTTTTACTGGTTGTGTGTGGGTTGCGCGTGAAAAGATCCACGGGGCTAATTTTAGCCTGATTACCTCGGACGGTATCAAAGTCATTCCGGCAAAACGTAGCGGTGAAATTCTCCCTGCTGAACAGTTCTACGGTTGTGAACCAGTAGTTGCAAAATACTCCGAACCTGTTCGTAAGCTGTGGGAAATTTTAGCAAATGCCTGTGAATATAAGGAATATGCTGATACTGGTTCTTTGGTTGTTCAGGTATACGGCGAATTTGCGGGGCGTGGTGTCCAGAAAGATGTTGACTACGGCGAAAAAGATTTCTACGTATTCGATATCCGCGTTAATGGTGAATTCCTCCCTGATAACGTTGTAGCCACGTATTCCGTTGCTGTAGGTCTGAAAATGGCTCCACTGCTGGCATACGGTTCTTTTGACGAGATCCGCGCACTTCCTATCACCTTTGATTCGGTGGTTAACCTGGCGAACTCCGGTGCGATCCCTGCAAAGAACGGCGTTGAACCTGAGTTCAAAAACTTCATGACGCTGAAAGATGGTGAAGGTGAGAACATCGCAGAAGGTTTCGTGATGAAGCCTGTTCAACCTGCTTTCATGCCGAACGGTGAACGCGTTGCAATCAAATGCAAAACGACGAAGTTCACAGAGAAGAAGAACAAGCAAGCGAACCGCTTCAATGCTCCTTCTGAACTGTCAGAAACAGACAAAGCGAAGCTGAACGAATTCACTTGCTTCCTGACTGAAAACCGCGTGAAAAACGTCCTGTCCAAAATTGACAGCGCGAATCTCACCGCGAAAGATTTCGGTCGCGTGATGGGGCTGACTGTACAGGATGCGCTGGAAGAAATCGAACGTAACTACGGGCCTTTCCTGGAACAGTTCGAAAACCCAACGCTGGCGAAGAAAACCTTCACTAACGAAGCGTCAAATCTGGTTCGTGAGAACTGGGGCGCAATCCTGAACAATGAATTTTAAAACTGTTCTCGAAAACGCAAAAACGGCTACACTGATCGGTAGCCGTGAACCCCCTGAACGTATCGCGAGTATAGCCATAAAGATTGGACGTGCTTTAAGTGATCGGGGGATCTTCGCTTACTCTGGTGGTGCTCCTGGAATGGATAGCCATTTCATGTTTGACTACTCACCAGAAAGACGGCGTATAATCCTCCCTGAGAACGGTTTTAACGGGTTGTATTCGAATGGCAAGGATATCATCGACTATACAGAATACGACACGTACAAGGCCGCTGACGAAGCGAGAAAGGTAGCTGGACACTTCGACAACCAAAACGAATGGGTACAGCGCCGATATGCTCGCAATTCAATGCAGGTATTAACCGAAAACCTGGACAAACCTACAGATTTTGTTCTATTCTGGGCGGTAGAGAAAGATTTTTGTGTTAAAGGTGGTACTGCGATCGCTGCAAGGCTTGCCAGATTGTATAAGGTTCCAACGTTCAATCTTTGGAATCAAAACGTTCTGGATGAAGTCTGCGATACTTTAGGGATTAACACTAAACCTCCTACTCTGGATTTTCTCTGGTGATAACTCCCGAACAATCACGTAATTACGAACGCCTCTCAGTTGAAGAGGCATTAAAAAAGGCGAAACATAATGGTAGAAATCAATGGAATCGGTGTGAACGCACAGGCGGGAAGCGGGACACAGTGGGTCAAACGCGAAACGCAAGATGATCCCCGCTGTGGACGTAGCCCGACACTGGCGGAACGTGCGCGTAAACTTGTTGATGAAATCAACGCGAAAATGGTCGAAGCATCCCGTAAAGACATTTCCGAGTATGTCCTGAAATATCCGACTAAACAAGCATATACCTTTGATATGAAACGTTTTATCGGTAAGGTTATGGATCAGGAATGTACCGAAAAAGCATATGCGGATCTGGGTGAATGGCTGGCGGAAGAAGGGTTTACTTTCGATACCCAGCGCAACCGACAAGCTGCGTTACTCAATACCTTCGCGGGTTCGCGTCGTATTACCAACTTTAGCGATCCTAAGCGTGACGGATATAGCGATCTGACTTATTACATCACCTGGTGAAAATAATTCGAAAAACTTGTTGACGAGAGTTATGAGTGTGGTAATATAGCTCCCGTAGACAAGACACTAACCTAAAAGGAAAACATCATGGAAATCAAATTAGTACCTACTTGCGCTGGCTACTGCTTGGCACTGAATGGTGTAGCACACAACGGTAAAGGCTTACGGGCTAACGTTGAAGCAATGCTGAACGAACTGGGTGCGGTTTATGAATATGATGACGTTGCAACCAGTGTTAAAATCATAAGCCTTGAAAAAGATGGTGTTAACTGTGCGGGTTGGTGGGATTGCTACATCGACTATAGCGACAACCGGGTCTTCTTACTGACCAGCAACTAAGGATCGACTATGTTTGGAATGAATGAGTGTTCAGAAGCGGACGCGCTCGAAGATTGGGCTGACTTTGATGACCTTGATCTCGATGATGAAGATGGAGAATTCTTCTGTGTTGGGCGCGGGGTTGAAAGAACGAAGCGTGAAATTCGAAGCCGTTTAGCAATGGGACCGACTGTTGGATCTGGAAAGAAACAGCAAGTTAAATATTCCGATGGTTCGATTCGAACTGAAACGGTTGTCAAAGAAGTAAACGGGCGTGTCATTACGTCCGAGCGGCAGAAGGACATCAAACAATTGTACGATGTTGCAAAAGCCGCTAAAGTAGGAACCATGATCACTTGTCCTACGTGCAAACAGTTGCACAAGAAGACGACATATCATAAGGTGTTCTGCTCTAATGGTAAAAAATCCAGGAAAGACTGCAAAAGCAAATACTGGAACACGATCCATCCAGAACGTTTGGATCGTATCTTTTAAATCAAAACGTGGAGTACGTTTAAATGAAAACTTTTAATGAACTGAATAGCCTGATCACCTCAACTGATTCCTACAAAGTGTCCCACTGGTTGCAGTATCCACAAGGCACTGATGCGGCGATGTTCTATATTGAATCTCGCGGTGGTAAGTTTGATGAAGTAGTAACCGCTGGCGTTAACTTCGTTGCGCGGGTTCTTGCCGAACCAATTACCATGAAACAAGTTGAGTTGGCACGGGTACTTTACCGTAAGCACTTTGGGAAAGAGATTTTCAACTACGAAGGGTGGAAGAAGATCGCAGAACTGGGTTATGTCCCTGTTACTTTCCGTGCGATCCCAGAAGGTACGGTTGTTCCGGTTAAAAATGCCGTTGCGACTGTGTACGCCGAACGTGAATTCTCATGGTTGGCTGGGTGGCTGGAGACAATGACGATTCGCGGTATCTGGTATCCGTCATCTGTAGCAACGCTATCGCGTGAGTGTAAAAAGGTTCTGGCTCATTACCTTGATATGACTTCTGACCTGACTGGTGAAGCATATAACATCACACTGGGTACACGTCTGCATGATTTCGGGGCGCGTGGCGCGACCTCTGCTGAATCTGCGGGTATTGGTGGGCTGGCACACCTCTATAACTTCATCGGGACTGATACCGTTGAAGGTATGATTATGGCAATCAGTCTGTTTGTGGACTATCAAACTCTGTTTGATGAAGTTGAAAACGTCGAAGCAATCGGTGTTTCAATTCCGGCTCGCGAACATTCGACTACGATTTCCTACGGTAAAGAGAACGAAGACGAAGCATACAAAAACAGCATCGAAATGTTCGGTACAGGGTTCTACGCTTGTGTGTACGATTCCTGGGACTACAAAGGCGCTGTAGATCGCATCGCTGAATATAAAGAGCAAATCATTGCTGCGGGTGGTACTCTGGTTGTTCGTCCTGATTCCGGTGATATGATTGATAACATCATGTACACCCTGCGTAAACTGGGCGAAATCTTCGGTTACACCGTAAACAGCAAAGGTTACAAAGTTCTGCATAACTCAGTTCGAATCATCCAGGGCGACGAGATCCACGGACCTGAAACAATCAACCGTGTGTTAAGTTGGATGGAAGCGAACAAGTGGGCGAGTGAGAACATCGCGTTCGGTATGGGCGGCGGTTTGCTGCAAGAAGTTACCCGCGACACTCAAAAGTATGCTGAAAAACTGTGCGCTATCCGCGTGAATGGTGTGTGGAAAGGCGTTTACAAATGCCCGAAAGGTTCCGAATGGAAACAGAGTAAGAAAGGTTTGCTGATGACCATCACTAACGGTGTGGAATTCAAAACAATCGACACTCTGGAAACTGAGATTCCTGACGGGTGGCGTGATGCGATGATTACGTATTACGACAACGGTGTATTAAACACCTCCGATACAGTAGGGGTTATCCGTGAGCGAGCAAGGATTTAATATCCGCGCCAACGATAACGGATCGGTAGTCTTCTACAACAATCAGCCCCTTGTCGCTCGCAAGGGGCTTTTTTGTAAGTTGGTGGGCTACGGGTTCAAGTTGGAACAGGTGGACAACGCGACACTAAAAGAGGTTGTTCGAATTGCTTATCTGCTGAAAGATAAAAAAGATGAACATCGTGCTATTGCAATGCTTGAGAAATTAGGCGAAAATCATTGCTTCGTGGTGAATCGTGGGTATAAGTACGAAACGATCGCCTTATTTGAGAAAGGACTGAGTAAACTATGAGTTATTTGGGTGTTATTCCGTATACAGGTAACAAGCAATCGCTATTACCTGAACTATTCAAGCTGTTCCCCGAAAGAAGTTCATACATGCGTTTCATTGATTGTTTTTGTGGTGGCCTTAGTGTGTCGTTAAACGTCCCTAAACCAGTTCTAAGCAACGATTACGATAAGACGCTGATTGATATGTATGAACGTCTTAAAACGCTTCCTGACCTGTCTCCGGTGAGAGAATTGATTGCATCGAAGGGGCTGGGGAAAGACAAGAAAGAAGAGTATCTGAAATTCCGTGATGAATACAACCAGAATAAAGATCCTTTATGGCTCTATGTCCTGATCCTGCATTCATTCAGCAACGTTAACCGGACAAACGACAAAGGCGATTTTAACGCTGCTGTAGGAAAACGAACCCTCAACTTTATGACAGAAAAACGTTTCGAACATTTCAAAAAGAATGTGACAGGGATTGAATTTCGTTCTGGTTCATACTCTGATATTGAAATCAACGATAACGATTTTGTTTATTGCGATCCTCCGTATCTGATCACTGATGCGGTGTATAACAAATTCTGGAACGCAGATCACGAACGCGAGTTATATGCTTTCCTTGACTCCCTGCATGAACGGGGTATTTGGTTTGGTTTGTCCAACGTGACTCACCATGCCGGAAAACAAAATGATATCCTGATTGAATGGATGCAGAAATACCGCGTTCATAATCTGGATAAAAAGTATCTGTTAGGCCAGCATACCGACTCTTACGAGCAAAACAAAACGCAAGAAGTCTACGTGTGCAACTACCAGAAACGCGACGTAAATACATTCCCTTTAACACTGAACGATTTAATGTAGGTTAACATGTTTAAAATTTATGGCTATATCCCTTCTGTGTATAACTGCGCCCCTTGCCTGAACTCAAAGCGCTTGCTGGACGCGAAAAAACATCCGTATGAGTTCGTGTCTGTTGCTGATTCCGTGGAAGACGGTAAACCTGTACTGAACGAAGCGGTGATTGATGAACTCGAATCTCTGGTTGGTACGCGCCGGATGACTATGCCTCAGATTTTCCATGACGGTAAACATGTAGGCGGGTTTGACCAACTTCGTGAGTATGTCCGCACCCTGTAATAAATAATGACACCTTACTGAATGGTGTTATTATGCTGACGAAACGAATTACCAAAAAAGACTACCCCACGATCAAACAAGCTCTCTTTGAAAAACAAGGGGGCTGTTGTGCTCTGTGCAAGCGCCCTTTAGAGGGTGAGATCGAAAAACATCACCTCGACCATGACCATGCTTTAGACGGCGAAAACGCCGGACGTGTGCGCGGCCTACTGTGTAACCTATGTAACGGTACAGAAGGTATTGTGAAGCACAAATTCAACCGATCCGGTCTTGTGTCCCGTGATGTTGACTACATCCACTGGTTAGAAAACCTGCTTGCATATCTGAAACAAGATTATTCCGAAAACCGTATTCATGACAAATTCATACCAGATAAGGTAAAATGGTTTTCAAGACTTACCAAACCTGATATGATTGCCGAAATGGTTTCTATGGGCTTCGAGTACGCCGACAAAGACGAACGCAAAGCCTTAACCGCAAAATATAGAAAGCAATTAATGAAGGCAACGAAATGAAATATCTAAACGCTCGATTATCAACGCAACAGAAGAAAAAGCTGATGATGTTGATATCCTCCACTGACAAAAAGATCATATCTCTACATGATTGGATGCTTGGAAGGGGTGACTCTGATTTGTGTTATGTCAAACCGAAAGACCGAACGATGTTTGATGATCGCGGTCGCACATTGACTAATTTTTCTCCTATCACCGTTATTGATATGTGGGAACTCCTTGAGATTGTAGGACGGGATATACCTGTTGACGGGGTTGAACTGATCAAATATCTTAACGAGATTGGACACAATTTAGATATTATCCATAAGGCAACGAAATGAAAGTAGAAAAACGCGACGGCAAAACCGTCGATTTCGATCAAGAAAAAATTCGCAATGCTGTGTATAAAGCTGGCGGGACTATGACGGATGCTGATGCCGCAATCATGCTGGTTAAGTACAATCAGATCCGCGATGGTAGCGAAATGAAGATCGCCCGTATCCAGGAACTCGTTGAAGAATCCCTGATGAAAACGAACCCAGCGGTCGCCCGTGCATACATCGAATATCGCCACGATCGCGATATTGCCCGTGAACAGAAAAGTAAGCTGTTCAAAGATATCTCCGGTATGGTGAATCTGTCCAACAAAGAGATCACCAACGAGAACGCGAACAAAGACGCAAGGGTATTCCCGACACAGCGCGATCTGCTGGCTGGTATCGTAGCGAAACACTTCGCACGTAACCACATTCTGCCAAAACACATTGTAGAAGCGCATGATTCTGGTGATATCCATTATCATGATCTGGATTACAGCCCGTTCACGCCATACACAAACTGCTGTCTGGTGGATTTGAAAGGTATGCTGGCTAATGGCTTCAAGATGGGTAACGCAGACATCGAACCCCCGAAATCAATCGGTGTTGCGACTGCTCTTATGGCACAGATCACCGCACAGATTGCCTCTCACCAGTACGGCGGGACAACCTTTGCTAACGTTGATAAAGTGCTGGCTCCATATGTTCAAATGACATATGATAAGCACTTTAAAGATGCCAAAAAGTATCAAATCCCTCGTGATGTTCAGTATGCAATAGATAAAACTGAAAAGGATGTTTTCGACGCGTTTCAGTCATATGAATACGAAGTAAACACCCTGCATACTGCGAACGGTCAAACCCCGTTTGTTACAATTACGTTCGGTACTGGTCAATCCCGATGTGAACGCATGATCCAGAAAGCGATTCTGAAAAACCGTATTCGCGGCCTGGGTAAAGAGGGTATCACTCCGGTATTCCCGAAACTGGTTATGTTCATGGAAAAAGGAATCAACCTTGATCCAGAGGATCGCAACTATGACATCAAACAACTTGCCCTGGAATGTGCTTCTAAACGCATGTACCCAGATATCATTAGTTCAGCTAACAACCGTGCTATTACTGGTTCTAGCGTTCCTGTATCTCCTATGGGTTGTCGCAGTTTCCTTAGCGTGTGGCATGATGATAACGGTAATGAAATTCTTGATGGACGTAATAACCTGGGTGTGGTGACAATCAACCTCCCGCGTATTGCTCTTGAAGCACAGGAAGCAGACGACGCACACGAGGCTTTTTGGCGTATTCTTGATGATCGTCTGGGTTTGTGCTTTGAAGCCCTGATGACTCGAATTGATAGTCTACGTGGTGTTAAAGCCAGCGTTGCGCCTATCCTGTACACAGAAGGTGCATTTGGTGTCCGTCTGAATCCTGATGATGAAATTCTGGAACTGTTCAAAAATGGGCGTAGTTCTATCAGTCTGGGTTATATTGGACTGCACGAAACGCTGTTGATGTTTGGCTCAGGCCAGCATCCATTCGATCGTATCGGCTCCCAGAAATTAGGTCGATTGATCATTGAATATCTCCGCGCTGCAACCGAAGCATGGAAGAAGAAAACTGGTTTTGGATTCAGTCTGTATTCAACCCCAGCGGAATCGCTCTGCCATCGCTTCTGTAAGCTGGACTTTGAGAAGTTCGGAAGCGTCAAGGGGATCACGGATAAAGGCTGGTACACAAACAGTTTCCACCTTGACGTTGATCGCAAGGTGACACCGTTCGAGAAAATCGACTATGAAGCCGATTATCATTACATCGCTACTGCTGGTCATATCAGTTACGTTGAATTCCCTGATATGAAAAACAATCTGCAAGCCCTTGAAAAAGTCTGGGATTACGCGATGGAAAAACTGGACTACTTCGGAACTAACCTTCCGGTCGATAAGTGCTTTGTATGTGGCTCTGATGACGAGTTCACGCCTACAGAAGAGGGTTTCCACTGTAAGCACTGCGGTAATCACGACCCGGCTAAAATGAATGTAACTCGTCGTACTTGCGGATATCTGGGCGCTGCTGAACGTCCGATGAACAAAGGTAAACAAAACGAAATCATTCACCGTGTGAAACATAACTAAGAACACCTAGTATTAGCGCCTTCAATAAATAAAGAAAAATTGAGGGCGCTAATATGTTTTACACAATCTACAAAATAACCAACACTATCAATGGGCGTGAATATATCGGCGCTCATAAAACTGATAATCTCGATGATCGATACATGGGTTCTGGAAAGAACATCAAACATGCTATTGATTTCTATGGCATTGAATCTTTCGTAAAGGAAATATTGTATGTTTTTGATACGGAAGAGGAAATGTATCTAAAAGAAGCTGAACTCGTAACAGACGAGTATATTTCGCTTCCTCACACATACAACATCAAACCCGGTGGTAAAGGCGGAACGGCCTACGAACAAAGCGAAGAACATCGACGCAAAAACAGTAATGCGCTAAAAGGAAGAGAAATCACTCCATTACATCGCGATCGGATCTCCCGTGCATTGAAAAATCATGTCCGTAGTGAAGAACATCAACGGAAACTGAGTGAAGCATCAAAGATTGCTGTTAGTACACCCGAACATAAAGAAAAGATGTCTGCTCATTTTACAGAACTGTATAAATCTCGTCCTGAATTGAAACAGCAAATATCATCTTCTGTCAAAGCACATTATGCTAATGAAACAGAAGAAGAGAAAAATCAACGTCGATTGCGTCATACAGGGAAGGTTCGGTCGGAAGAAACCAAACAAAAACTATCCATTGCTCATAAAGGAAAACATACAGGAGAGAAAAATCCTATGTTCGGCAAACCTGCATCGAATCGCCGTATGGTTTCTGGTGATGGTGTTGTGTATGGTTCCGTCAAAGAAGCTGCGGAAACACTGGGGTTGTCGCAAGGAACAATCGTTGCTCGATGCAAATCACAGAAAAATGTAAATTGGTTCTATGTAGGTGTTGACTTGCCGAATCAAATCGATTAGTATTTTCTACATCGAAGCAAATCAATTTGAAATCAAATAAGGTAAAATTATGTTCAAGAAAATCGTAGCATTCGTGACTGGTAAAGTTGAAACTGCAATTGAACAAAACACTTCCCCAGAAGAAGCCTGGCGCAGTGCTGCACGTATCCTGATCAAAGAGATCGACCGTCTGCAACATACTCGCGTTTCTGCTGTTCAGGAAATCGTGAAGTTGAAAAAGAAAGTCAAAGAACACAAAGACCTTCACACTGGTAAAGAGTCGGAGATCAAAAAACTGCTGGCGGCGGGGCAGGAAGTGTCCAACAGTCATTATGTGCTGGCGCTGCAACATCGTAACATCTGGCAGGGCTTGCAGACGAAGATCGAAGAACTGGAAGGGATGAACAAAGAGATTGATCTCTCTGTCGTCGAACTGGATCGCAAACTGGCTGATGTCAAAATCAACCTGGAGATCATCGAACTGAACAAGCAAACCGAAAGTCTGGGTCTGACTGTACCGGAAGACGTGATCGCCGCTGTAGGCCACACCTCCGTAAGCGTCGATACCATCGTGACGAAGATTGATGTCTTGCTGGGTGGCAAAAATGCTGCTTCTGTAACCTCCGCTGACGTTAGCGCTTACATCGACTCCCTGAACGCGAAATAAGAGGAAGGGGCGAAAGCCCCTTTTTTGCTATGTACGATTACACTATTGAACGTGATCGCGGTGAAGAATGGTTGATTTCTCGTGCGAGAAACTTCTATGTTAAACTTCCTAAAAACTTTCATACTTTACCGAATGATGATACTGATCGCTTATTGAGGATTCTTGTGGATGGGAATGTTCCACAGCGCGTTTTTCAGGAAATGGTTGATTATGCGTGTTCTGAATGGGATAAAAAGTATTGCGAAGAACTGACGCATGATAGTATAGTAAACAGCAACCTAAAAGACGCTTACGAACGAAGAAGTGTGTACGACATTTACGAAAAAGAGAGGAAAGAAATGATGTTCGAAGACGGCGGTAGTGCATTCAAACCAGCACGTAAAACGTATCCAGACTGGCGCAAACAGTACGCAGAACAGTTATGGCACATTGACATTCCCGAAGCGCTCATGAAAGCGATTAGCCCTGCTGTTGACTACTATTCAGGCTGGAAAGATGAATATGAGTTAGAAGTCGGTTCGTTTAAGGCGCACGTCATCAAAGCGACCAGAATTCTTGATTTCGTTGAAGCTGTTGCGTCATGTGATATCGTTGAAGATATTCGTATTCCTTCAATCAACGTTTCTCGGTATAGTTCTCCGGGTAACATTCGCGGGGATCGTTATGCGAACCTGGCAAGCACTACGGATAAGCTGAACTTCCATAAAATCAATGAAAAAGGATTTGATGGTTGTGTTCTGATTTCAATGGTAGTCGCCACAACACAAGGCGAATACAAGCTGATCATTGATTGTGACAAAGCGGCTCGTGCAATTCCCACAGTCAAACAATGCTTTGGTGAAGATTTCAAAGTGTTGATGAAAGCCCGCGCAATGGAAAAATTCATCCATTCGTGCAAAAAGAACGTGCTGGAGAAGTATGATCCGGCGCTCACATACACCAAAATTGATAAAGATCTGGTAGGTGATTTATGCTGATTAACAAAGCGCAGTGCAAAGCGATTAACTTTCTGCTGCACGAACTGATTGAAAACGGTATCAGATTTGAATTCGTTGATCCGATTAACGGTGATGATCGTCATCTGCTCCGCTGGGTGTCTGGTAGCAATCCGCTGGATTCAGTCTCCCAGGTTGTAGAGTCTGCGCATAACAATATGCCTTGTCGTGTTCTGTTGGGTAGCGTTAACGCCTCAACATGGAATGGATCTGATGCTTATTATGTCGGATTCAAAAAAGAGTTGACGGAAGACGAATGATGTTATAATATGCCCCTGTAGACAACAAACTATAGGGGCTAAATCATGAAAATC